GGCGTGGAAATGTGAAAAAAAAAAAAGCCCCCGGGAGTTATTAAATGTAGCCCCGAGGGTAAATAAATATTAACAGAAAGGTAAGGTATTTTATTATGTCAAAAGGCATCGCAGCCCAGCTCAAATCTATCGAGAAAGAAATTCAACGCAAATCTGACAAGTATCAAGAACAATTGAACAAAGCTCCTAAAGAAAAATGGTTTACAAAAGAGTTTATGCACAGTGTTCATCTTTCTGAAACAATAAAGCAGTTCTTTGATAAAGCAAATGTTGATATTTCTCATATTGATAACTTGTCTGATGAGGAAAAATCAAAGTTAAAAGCCAAACTTCCTGTTAAATTCAAAACATGGGATGATTTTCTTAAAGAAGCGTTTGCATTTAATGTAAAACAATTCTTATCCAATCTTTAATTGAACAGGGAACACGGGAATTTCACCATTTTCTATTCTAGTTTCCCAATCAAACATATCTGCGCTAAGGACGGTATCTGTTGTAAGAGAGCCGTCCTTAATCTTTTCTTCGATAAATGCTTTTGTTTTATCTATATCTAAAAAAACATTGATATGAAATAAATTATTATCCATTTTATCACCTCTTTTCTATTTTAGTATGTATCTGGTACAATATAATTATACTACAAAATTTTGATTTTGTCAAGATGTTGTATAAAACGCTGTGATTGAATTGCAAGCAACACAATATCTTGCTAATGTAAATACAAAATTTCTTAAATACTGGCAGAAGGGCAGAGAAATCATAAGTCCAAATGCAAAAGAAAGAGGATTACTTTATGGTAGTCCTCTTTTATTATTATAAATAACATTTATAAAATTAATATTGACAATCAGCACGATTTATGTTATAATATGTCATATAAAACATTTGGTTAAATTCGGAGGTATATTATGAGAGCAAACACAAAGTACATCAAACAATGCGTTGCAATGTCCTTAATCCTTTCATCAGTTCTGTTATCTGGCTGTGCAAGCAAGATAGATGAAGTATCACAAAAGATGATGGACGATATCAACGCTATCGGAACGGTAGAAATCTCTGATGAAGAAGCTATTGAAAAGGCTGAAAATTTATATGCCACTCTTACCGATAAGCAAAAGGAGCAGGTCAATAACTATGCTGATTTGCTCAATGCCAGAGATGAATTAGATAAGTTACTTGAAGAAAAGGCTAAAAAAGATGCCGAGGAAGCAGAACGTCTTGCGGAAGAAGAACGTAAAGCCGAAGAAGAAAGATTAGAAAAAGAAAGACAAGAAAAACTTGCGTCTTATACACCCGAAGTGAAATATTGCGCCAGAGCCATTATTACTGTCAAGCGGGCATTAAAGAATCCTGATTCAATGGTTGTCCACAGCTTTTACTATGGTAAAACAGATAATGGGGAATCCGTAAATTTAGATGTTACTTCTGAAAATGGGTTTGGAGGTTCTAATAGAGACACTTTGTTTGTAACCGACAATGTTGATAAATGGGGGTTAGAAATTGTTACAACCGAGACGGGAATGGGAGTAATGAAAGATAATACTATAGTCGATAGTGAAATGACAAGATTATTAGATGAATATGATGATGTAGATAATGCTACCGTTCTCCAACTTGTCGATGAATATGAAGAAACTAAAGACATTTCTCTTATTTATTAATTATTTTCCATAATAATTTTACCCTATTCGTTACGAATAGGGTAATTTCTTTCTTAGTGAGCCATATTTTTCTACAAATCGACCTATAAATCCTACGATGAAACACTCATTTCATGACATCTCTTCAGCTATTTTGTTAGCCATATGATACAAGTAAACACAGCATTACTTAATAGTGATGCTGTGTTATTTTTATGCCTGTTTACTGCTTGCTAAGAAACTCATCAATACTATTCTTGATAATATTCATTCTGGTTAAAATTTCATTCTTTGTTGTAGAATGGTTACTGTTATATTCTTCAGGTATGCTCCAGAAGAAATAATCCAACCAATCGGCAAGTTTTTCGGAATTGTCAAATTCATTTACATAACGAAGATAGCTTGTGAAATTGGTTATGTTGAACATCATCTTTGCAACAGCAGAGCCTTTATCATTGAGGATGTTATATGCTCCGAGCAGTTTGTCATAAATGCCGTTGATTTCTTCCTGCTTATCTTCAGAAATTTCAAGGTTTTCGATTATCTCGTTGATGTGTTTGCCGGAGAATTTCGGCTCGTCCTCATATAGAGCAATATAAGTCTTAGCAATGATTTCATGATACTTTTTCTGGTTGAACTTGTTTGCTGTAAGCATTGCCTTAAAGATTCCATGCTTTGATAATGCTTCAAAATCGTCCATGTCGGAACGTCTTATTCTTGCCACATCAAACGGGGTCATCTGCTCACCAGAATTGATTCTAAGCATGATGAAACGCATTATTTCTTCCGAAGCATTATCTGCTATCAGAACGTTCATGGAAGCCCCTCTGAGCTTCTCTTTAAGTTCCTCAGGTAACTGACTAAACTTGCAACCATTAACGTTGTAGTAATGCCCGTTGCACTCAATCAGAGGATCATTCTTTAATCCACACAAGGGAAACTCGTCATTCAGATAAGAAACAATCGAGCCGAGCATTCTCTGCTTACCATCATACACCTGATAAAGCTTCATCTTCCCCTTGCCGACCTGATTTACTATGAATGCAGGCTGGAACTTATACAGTCCGGCGAGAATGGAATGAATGTATGCCGACTTTCTATCTTTCTTCCATACAACGGCTCTCTGCTGTGGGATTTCAAAATCAAGAAGTTTATTACTATTTGTGTATTTGATATAAATATCTCTGACACTCCATGTGTCACTATTAAGCTTTAAATCATCCGTGGACAGAATATGACTATCCTCGGTAATTTCAACCTCACAATCTTTGATTTTAGCCTTCTTAGAGCCGGCTGGCTTAGTCGAGGATTCTCCTTTTTTAGGTCTGCCTCTGTGGCTCTTAGGCTTTTCTTCGCGGTTATTTCCCACAACAGAATTTTCATCTATTGTTTCAGGCTGATTCCCCGGCTCTGTGTTCTGTGTGGTTTCATCAAATGTTACCTGCTCATCTTCAAATGCCATATTAACCTCCATGCTCCGTTTTGAAATTAAGAAATATATACCATTTACTAATTATTTATTTTATCATAATTTATTCCCTGTGTCAAGTATTTTATTCCGATTTTTATAAAAATAATTCGTGATTTAAGCAAAAATAAAAAATCCACCTTCGGATAGAAGATGGATTTTATTAATGTTTTTGATTTTAGCTTTGGTATCTCTTTCTTGCTTCATCTGCTGAATATTCATCAAGTAGATGCGATATTCCTTTCGGTGGCTTAACACCTGCTACGTCAAAAGCAAGGAGAATGTATCCATTAATGATACTGTTACACATCCCAGAATTAACAACCTTGTCAAAATACTCTGGCGGTTTTCTCCACATTGCGAATGTCTCCTTCATTTCTTCCTGCTCGGCAGGGGAGAGGTCTTCAAAATTCATAGTTCTTCCTCCTTAATCAATAAAAAATCCATTCCAAAAGCCAGTGCAAACTATTTGTTCACGCAATCTCTTAACTTCATTTTCTAGATTTATAAAACATTGCCTCTCTTTTCTTCCATCTCTTTTATGAATATGATGACATCCCTCACAGATATATAAATTATCTTTCGAGATAAACCTGATAATTAAATTAATAAGATGATTTCTCTTAAAATTATTCTTTGGTTTCATAATGAAATTCTCCTTTCATCTTATACAATAAACCATTGTTCAATTAAATTATAATTATAGCCTAGCAAAACATATAGCGTATCGTCATTATCAGAATGAACTTCATCACTATCAACGATTTCTATTTGTAGATGCTCGTCAATATATTCTCTTATGTCGGACAGTTCCTTGTCATTGGGGAAGTCATACAGATGATCTTTATCCCAATTTCCAGTTTGTAGCATATAAACCGATATAATGTAACTAATTACTGACTTTCTGAAATCATCGTCTATCTTGTCAGCATCAAACAAACAATTTTCTACTCTGTCGGCTATATATCTCCCGAGGTATATTAGCTCCTCGTAAAAATCTTTGTCATGCAGTGTTATCATCAGATACTTCATAATTATTTTGCCTTCTTTCCCTTTAAAAATCGAAACAATATCTTCAATTTCTAAGTCTTTCCCATTTAGTTGAGGTTTTTTAGTTTCGGATTCAACAAGGTCAATCCCTAATTCTTGACATAGTTTAATCATTTCTTCTTCGTTAAACATATCATTCCTCCAAATAAGGATTGTCTTTTAACCTTTCGTCACAACCTTTAGCGAGAAGAAATTTTCTCCATTTAAGCTGGTTTTCATACTCATAGTAATCGTTTACTGCAATAGCCGATGGGCTTAAAACTGCTTGTCTAGTAATTTCAAAGTCCTGCTCATCAATGGTAATATTAGTGGTAATGTCTGCTGTGATTTTATTCCAATTTTTATCTCTTTGAATATTCTCAATCTTAGTAGGATTAAAAATATCTGTAAGGATAAATTTGATTTCTTCGTCTGTTAGAGATAAAAATTCTCGATACTTCATTATGTAACCGCCTTTCAAAATTTATCCGATAAAACGGAGTTTTTATTATAGTTTTATGAATTGTTAATTTACCACTTGAATCCAACCAGTTTCAGAAACAGATATCCTAACTTTTCTCCCATTATCAAATTCAAGCAAAATAGCAGTGCCATCAATTAAAAAATCGTTTTCTTGAATATACTTATCTTTGAAATAATCATGCGTTTCATAATAGGAAGTGATATCTGCTAAATCCTCTTGTTCAGCCATAAAGCATCCATATGCGTCTTTAAGAGCTGGGAATATATTTTTCATGTGTTTTGTAATATCTACTCCATACTCATTATACCCGCCACAATCGTCAATTAAAATAACCTTATTCATTGTTAGGTTTCCTCCTTATTCATCTTAGTGCCACATTTTCTTATGTATCTGTTTGAACAATACGCCTTTCAAAGACTTCTTCAATCGGCTTTGCAACAATTTCACAAATTTTCATTACAACATTTAATGGGGCTCTCGTTATTTTTCCACAAAGAAACCTTTTTAATGAGCCATATTCTATAATTTGTCCATTATCATTTACTTGACTGGCAAATTTAGAAAAATTCATGTTATCGTTATTAGCAAAATAATCATAAATACCCTTATAAACTATCTTGCTCATTTTTCCCTTTGAAAGTGTTTTTATTCGTAAATAAACCGCCTGTCTTGATATTCCGCATATATCACCAATTTCTTGATATGTTTTACCTTTTATCCATGCCCGAAGCATTTCTTGACTTGTCATTTTATTCCCTCCATATTCTTTTATCAGAGTAAATGTTGCCCGTGATATTTTCCAAAGCAGTCATTGCGCCGAGTATCTGTTCAATTTCCTTCCTCATTGCTAAATCACGTTCATCTTTTGCTTTCTTTTCTTCCGGCGTAAGGTCAACAAGTTTCTCTTGATATTCCTTTTGTATGAGTTTTTCTTTGTTGCGTTTGACTTTCTTGCTCATGCAGTTCATAATGCTTAATCTCCATCTCCTTCATAATTACCGTTCTTCATACTAAATCCACACCAATGGCAGTAGGGGAATCTGTGTCGGGAAAATTTACGACAATGAGAACACCTATATGCTCTTGAATCATAAGTGATAACTAAATCACCAAATTTATTTCCAATAACCAGTAGCCATTCTGCTGTGTTTTCGGATTGAATAGGTTTATCAGTTTTAAGATTTTTAAGATCTTTAAGGCTTAATTTCTTGATTTCTCCATTCTCGTCTTTATAAAAGAAACCGCCTTCTTTGCCGGGGTTTGGTTTGCGGACAGTAAACCCTACCATTTCTAAAGCTTCTATCATTATTCTATGTGATTCCTCTGAATCTGTAAGGAACTTTGGGCGTTTTTCTTCCATATAAATTATTCCTTTCTTATTATCTTTGAGCATACGCTGCCTCGAGTTCAGATTTTCTTTCCTCTTCAGGCTTTGCTAACCACCAATTCCGATAGTCATAATTAATTGCCATATTATATTGTTCCTTAACATCATCTGCTCCAACAAAGGCAATCCAATCATTCTGTATATCCCACCAAAAATTAAATCTGAGATAAAAATGTCTGCCAAATGATGATGAGATATTAAGCTTGTTATCAAAATGATGTTCAAGCGCAATCCATTCCTGAAGCTGATATTTCTTTTCAAGATATTCCTTGATACAATTTTCAACATCCTCTACCTTATCTTTGCGGACATATATCCATAAAGGGCAATTATTTATGTTAGTAAGGTTTGTTTTATGAAAAACATAATCGGAGAATTGACCCATTATTCGTCTGAATGCACGAGGTATTGCTCCCCATTCAAATTCAGATGAACCCATATAATCAAGGTCAACAAGACCGTCTTTCCCTGTAAGTCCTTTAAAATCGCCTTCTCTTCTTATTCCACGCTGTACCAGCCACATTCTCATAATTTATCCTCCTATATTCTTTAAAAATGAATTTTATCCGTTATCTGGGTATGACTTATAATAAATGCCCTGATAAATGGCTTTGTTAAGCCATTCTTTTGAGCATATTTCCCGATGAAATGTTTATTTTATCGTCTTATGCCATCTACCATTTCTGAACACCCATTCCTCAAGATTTCTTTCTGAATATGCAGGTATACGGTCATAATCCCATTCGTTAATTGATGTATAAACCCCATTAATATTATCTATATAGAATTTTCCATCATCACGGTGGATTCTCTTAGCATCAGTCAATACTTTTGTATAGCACATATCCATAGCATAAGTCTTTGATGTTGTTGCTCTCTGGTGTCTTGCTGTCATAAAACTCATCCTTTCAATAATTCGTGAATGTCGAAGCACCCCATATAATCACTTATGTAAACGCCATTATCATTATAAATAAAGAATATATCGCCGTTATTATCAATATACATAGGGCATGATATAACATTGCCATTTTCTTCTTTAATCATAATTGAATTATCATCAAAGTTTTGTTCTCCTACAATAATACTTGTATCTCCAATCCACCTTTTATTAGTAAAATTGTCGTTCCATTCTAACATATTATTTCTCCTCTCAAGTTATCATAGCAAACATCTACGTCTGCATTTCCAATCATTTTTTCTATCCCGGCAGATACCTAGCAACTCACATTGCTGACAATCCTCTGGCAATTGTCTGATTTTCCATGCTTCGAGTTTCTTTTGCTTATAGGCTTTAATCTGGTGTTTTATCCAACTAATTAGGTTCACGGCTATATTTGCCCTCTGCAATGTCTTTCATACACCACTACATTTCCTTTGTAGGCTTCATAGTTTTAATCCTCCTCGATCAATCTTCAGAATATCCATTATATAATCTGGTTCTAAGCCTAAATTATCCATGATGATATCTGCACCATCACTACATGGTCTATTCATCAGCTCTTCCTTTGTTTTTCTTACGAGGTCTATTGCTCCCTGCTCGGTCATGTTGTCACGTTCCATCAGTATTTTTACTACTGGATTCATTATGTATGCTCCTCCGTTTCTGCCCAATAACACCTAACGCCAAATTTTCCGTCTTTAAGCTTGTGAGATTTAGCCCATGTTATAGCTTCTTCAGTTGTATCAAAATGCTTTGCATAGTTTTCAAAATCTACGCACAAAGTGAAACTTCCATCTTCAGAAACCGCCTCAATGTAATCGCCGTATTCAAAAAGCACAAGAAAGCAGATATATCTTCCTGACATTATGTATTTCTCACTTCTCATCAAGATTTATTCCGTAAATATCTTTTATCCAATCACGGATGATTCTACCATAGCCGATAAGCCCTTCCCATTCGCAAACACAGTTAAGAATTTCTGACTGACTCATAGCATTGATATCATCGTCTTTGATTGTGTCTGTTGGTTCAAGGTCAAGGTTCTGGCGCACTATGCGGAGTATATTTTCGGGATATGTCATTAATTCATTCCTCGCTTTCTATCCATCTCTTTGTACATTCCTGCATTATAAGCTGTGGGACAGCCGAAGCACCATACATATCGCCCATAGGGTAATTGTCTATTAATCCTCTTAATGGCTGATCTGTACATATGCCTGTATTAGCCAATTTTAAAGATTGCTTTGCAACAAGCTTTAATTCCACATCGGAAAGATTTATTATGTGTTCAACGAATTCTCTAATATCCATAATTTATTCCTCACTTTCAGTATAATGCTTTCTTCATACGGTATGCAAAACCCGTAAAGCATTTATGTATTTCTTCCTTGATTGTGGCTGCGGTCAGAAACCTGTAATCATTCCGTGTGGTGATTATTCGGTAAACCTCGTCCTCGGATATCTCGCAGGCATCCTCGCCTGTGTCATCGTCATGATATTCATTCTCTGACATAATGTTGTCTATGTCTTTGTAAAGGTTTGATATACGTTTCATGTGTACGCTCCTCCTATATTCCTGTTGTTTTAAGTAACACATTATTTAGCTCTATAGCCTGTTTGTACGCTTCTCTAAGAGAAACATTGTCTATCACGGTTTCGATATGTTTTCTCCGATCGTCATAAACGCAAATTGAGTATTTGTAGCTCATCTGCTGAGCATTACCTAAATGCTCATGCACCACAAGGCAATAATTTTTGTCTTTTCGGCTTATTATAGCCAAAATGTCTTTTACTCGTTTCCGTGATACTCGTTCAAAGACATTACATTCTTTGCCTTGTATTGTTATTTTTCCCACAAGAGCCTCCTCATACTTCGATTACCTTATACCAGAAATTTTCATCTCTTGTATTTATAGCTGCCGAGTCAGCTTTTAGATTACTTCCTCTATCTGCTCCCAGTATTCTTCGGGAACGTCCTCACCGAGGATATCATAGAGTAAAGCAACTTCTGTTTGAAGTTTAGCAGTAAGATTTGCTGTTTCCCAAACCGTTTTAGTGGTAAACTCTTTTTTGTTCAAGTCTTGAAGTTCGGCCAGCTTCGCAAAAAGTATCTGCAAAAGCTCCTGTTTAGTTTTCATGTAATTCCTCATAGATTATTGATTTTGTTCTGCTTTTGTTTTAGGTTTGATGTTAAGCAGAGTCATTGTTCCGTGCACACAGTTTACAAGATCTTCTGCTTTCTTCGTGGCTTCTCTTAATGTTTTTGCTTCAATTATCCGTGTGGTATTATACCCACCATTCCGCGACTGCGGATTCCCTTTAAAATATGTTGCTATGTAAAAATATGTTGCTATATATGTCATGATTTATTGTCCTCCCATGCATGATTCCTCATGCTTATTATACCATATATTTGGCATTTAGTCAACGTGTTTTTGTGCTATTTTCAGCACAGTTAATTCAGAAGTGTCGGCTGATTTCTTCCTCTGAATAACCGAGCTTTAATAGTTTCCGTATGTGCTTTTCTCTGCACATCTCACTGCTGATGTATGATACTGTTGCTATGTTTCCATAACGGATATACCAACATCTTCCGCAACCGGAATAGTTACCATATCTGGGCTTTATCATTTCAGTTTGTTCTCCCACTTGATTCTAGGATCGTTCCAACTTGTCCATGACTCCTGACCTTTCATGCACTTGTTGAGATGATCGTACCAGATTTTATCATTGTCTGCTACGAATTTTCCGTAACGCTTCTCTACTGGTGGCATTCCCTTACCGATGTACATGTCCTTGAAATCACAAAAGACTGCAAATAGTAAGCAAAGTATTCCAAACATCAGGATATCACCTTCTTTCGCAGGTCAGCTCTCGGCAGCTTCCGTAACTCTACTTTGTAGCAGGGTAGTGGCTTCTTTGTAAGATTTACTGTTTTTCTTAATGATACCATGATTTAATCCTCCTTAATGTAATTCTTTTCGTTGTATTTCTTCCATTCTCTTGCTACTGAATAAGGGATATTTACTTCAACCTCAACGGCATTCCTTGCTATGGGCTTGACTTTACCCCAGATTTCCATTGTAGCAAAAGATGTACCACATAATCCGTTTGTCAGCGGGATTGTGCATTCTTTCTCATCATCAGTTACTTTAACGAAAATTTCCGTGTCCTGTTCTACTATATTTCTCAATTCAAGAATAGTCATGTTAAATCCTCCTTAACAATAGCAGTCAAATTCTGATAATCCGATTCTGCCTTCTGCTTCTATGTAGTTGGCTACGCCCTCAATGGTTATTCCGTGTTCATCACACATATCAGGCTCATCTTCTGCAAAACATTCAGCATACGCAAGGCACATTTCACAGATATTTGTCACTGTCGTTTCAACCTTGTAATTGTATTCCTTAATTTTTCGCAGAATGATCTGTGCTATTCTGTCCATAAAACACATTTTATCCTTTGGATAATTTGTGTAGTCTGTTTCAGCTATCCAAGCGCCTGTTTTGGTTATCATTGCAAAACCTCCTCATAGAATTGTTATTTCATTGCTTCCATACCATCCGTTGTGTTAGGCTCGGTATGAAGTATTGTCGGAGCTTTTCGGCTTGATTTATGACGTTTTGTGTAGGGATTTTCCGTCATCAGGAATATGCGGTCATTGTCTGTTTTTGTCCACATTAAAGGACTATGTATTATCTTCATTACTGTTACCTTCCTCAATAGAAATCACTCCGCAGGGCACATCTCCGTATGCACAGCTTTTCCCGCTAAAATGCCTCATGCAATCGTTTAATATACAAGCCTTTTGAAAACCGTTTAAGCTATCAAGACTAATCTTTTTTCCGTCAAAGTCTGTCAGCGTATAACGATCAGGGAATTTTTCATCGCCATACAATGTGTAGATTGCTTTGAAGTCACGGAGATATGCAAGAATGGCTTCAACCTCTTCCGCTGTTATATTAGGCTTCTGGCGGTGTAAATCCGCTTCAAAATATTTCTTATCATCTATTGTATAAGTTACTTTGCGCATGATTCAATCCCTCCTCAACATCTAGCCATGATATCATTCATCATGGCTGCGTATTCTTCCATTGTCAACGGCTTTAGCGTGCCGTTATTACGCTCTAGACAAGAGAATATATAATCCTCAAAGCTATTGTTATACTCCTGTCGTTCCTCGGCGGTTAGCTCGTCAAAAATTTTCCGCAAATATTCACGGTTGATTATATAGCCGTGTTCAGTGTCAAGATAATGTGTTGTCATGGTTTATTGTCCTCCTTAATGATAGACTACAGTTGCATTGTTTATCCGCTGGTTATTCTTTTTGTCTCTGAGAAATTCCGTGATCTGTTCCTCAGTTTTGAAATCAGGCACTTTACAACGAAAATATAATTGCTTCCGCTCAATCTCTTTTTCGTTCTCATCAAAGCGTGAGAAAATAACCATTATATAGCGTGTGTTACCGTTCCATATTTCGCCTTCATTGTCGATATTGTAGCTTCCTATATACTTAACCATATAATTATTACCCTCCTATTTAGTTATTCCGTTAGTGTTTGGTGATCCGTCAAGAGTTCATGCACTCAATCTGGATATATTGCCGGGAGCGTTGCCCGGCTCGGTAGTGGTGATTAGTACTCAAGTGAGAAATAAGCGTTACCAAATGTATCTTTCATTCCGTCAAGAAAATAGCGCAGCTTCTCGGGATTCTGCTGGAGTTCGGCGAAAATACTATTCAGTTCTTCCGCGCTAATCTGCTTGCAAATATCCTTTGCGCGTGAAATTGCTATAGACTGCCCGATTCCGTAAATATCATTGATGTTAAGCTTCATAGTGTAAATTCCTTTCTGTTTCTGTTTTTATTGGTACTCCTTTTATCCTCATGCGGATGATCGGGAGATATGCAGCGGAGACGGTTTTATTTCTCCGCTGATAGGTGATATGATTGAATTACCAGTTGTAGACTTTACCGCCCTTTTTGGCTTCATCAAATATATCACAATGTTTTCTGGCTAGTCCGTGATCTGCTCGATATCGTTTCAGGGCTTCGCGCTTACTGTAGCCTAAGTATAATTGATTATTGATTTTCAGTCCACCAACAGTATAATAAATGTGTATATGCATTGTAAATCCTCCTATCAAATGTGGATTTTATTGTAAATTAATCCCAGTTAAATACAAGCTGCGGGAATGCCTTTTCAAGTTCTGCTGAGTCTATGCAAGTATAGTCACCTATTATGCGCCCTTGCTTGTATATGTTGCCTCTGTACCGTGCATCAAGATCATTAAAAGTAATGTCGATTTTGTCCGCTTCTGTTGGATTATCTCCATACCACATATCAATTTTAATCATCCCTTTACACCTCCGTCAATTAATTTCGCCTATTTCACAAAGATAATTTAAAGCATCTTTGATTATCTCAGGGAAATTATCATAAATTTTCCCGTCCTCGTCATAATCTATGCCTTCATTATATCGGCGGTTCATCTTTTTTGCATGGTATTTTCTTGCCTTATATAGCGCATTTTCCCATGTAATTTTCCCGTAAGTGTCCATAACTTTTATAACCTCCTATTAAATCTTTTAGCTATTCCCGTTCTGTAATGGTTTTGAGTGACTTATTCAGTCCGACAAAAGCGACTTTTCAGCCGTTTTTGTTTCGTCTTAATTCTCAAAGACTCATCAGGGACTTTAATTAATATTAAACGTAATTATGCCTTTGCAGTCCTCAAACACATTATCAATGCTTGTGACATCTGCTTGTAATAATTCATCTGGAACATCTGATATAAAACCAGTATATATAACTTTTTCCTTTTCGTTACTCCAGATTGAAAACACCTGCATTTCAGGATCAACAAACATTTCAATAATTTCTTCTACTGTAAACATCTTGTTTACCTCCTCAATCAATAATTTTCCGTGAGTGCAGCGCCGATTATTTCAAGGGCGTTTCTGTTGGCGAAAATCTCCGCTTCCTTGCTATTTGGCAAATAGGCGCAAAATACAGCGTCCCTATTGTCTTTGAATGTGTAATACATGGTTAAATCCTCCTTACTTTTCTGTTTAGTTCTGTTTGTGTTGTGTTGATGACGACTTTAAGCGTTTCAAGCTCTCAGCCGATATATAAACGGTTTATTTTTCGCCTACTCCGTAAAAGGGCGGTGCAGTGCAATAATTAAAGATAATTCGACTTGAAAATTTTTCCGATATCTTCATAGTTGGTGAAAATAGGGCATTTTTTTGAAATGTATTCTTCAAGTCCAGCATTTAAGCAGCAGAATATTGTATCAACGTTGTATTTCGTTTTTACACGATCATTATTGCTTATCTGCTTTACAATGAAAGCGACTGCTTCGCGGATTATGTCCGTTTGTTGAAAGTGACAATTACAAGCGCTGTATCTCCGTTTGAATAAGTCACCATTAGAAAAAGCATAATTGTAAGCTATTACCGCTTCAGCGGTGCAGATATCCAACGGTGTATTCTTGATTTTATGGTATTTCAATTTCATTTTGTCCATTCCTCCGTCTGTTCGTTGATATGGTGTATTGAGTTTAACGCCCTCCGGCGTGGAGATCGTTTTATTTTACGTTGCAACGATTAAACAACGATTGATGTATTATCAGGATTCAAGCCGGATTTGTTCAAGTGCAAAATTCCAGATCGTTGCACTGTCTTCTTGATTTAGTCCGTGCGTGTTCATATAGCGGAATGAAAAGCCGTTCAGAATACAATTACAAGCACTAATAAAAGCACGTTCCGCAGCGTGTTCACGGTTGAAGGGCTTGCAAGGCTTACGGCGGTTAAATAGTCGTTTCATGCGATTAATCCTTTTTCAAATGTGAGATAGTCAAGGCGACTATGTTCATCTTCGGAAAGTGTCTTCAAGGTAGTATCAAATATATACCCACTTCCGCAGATAGATAAATAGCCTTCTTCAACAGCTATCCCGATCTTCCACATAGGAATATTAAAACGATCTGCAATATCTTTTATAGTCTCACGGCTGATTATTGATATATTATCAACATCATAAAGACTATTGATTAATTCAGCAGCGTAAAGGCTATTTCTTAACGTTCCAACTGCTGATATTAAGTCAGCTTTTACAAGTAACTTAATATCGGCGGTGTTGATGTCTCCTGATTTAATCAGGGCTTTTAATTTAGCTATTTCAGCAGCTGTAAAAAAATCTGTTGATTTCATGGCTTCAATCTCCATCCTGTTTTGTTTTTGTTAAGTGTTTACGGCTATCGCCGTTAGTGGTGGTTTTGTTTTTCGCCTAAATAACCACTAAAAACGGCGGAGAATTCAGTTGTAAAAGAATGTAAATATTACATCATTGCTTCCGGGCTTGTCTGTTATTGTGGGCAGATATCCATAAAATACAAGTGTTAAGCCGTATTCCTCGAAATCTGCTTTCAGGCGATTAATTGCTTTTTGCGTTTTATTATCCAGATCCTGAGTGTAAACGGTGTTTGCTGTCGCTTCTGTATTCTCGAGAATTAAAAGTCGATTGAGTGCTCCGCAAATGCGGTAAAATCTATTCATAAGATTTTCAGATGTTGTGCTATCGTAAGTATAGTTGGCGGTGAGTCTTTCAAGCTCCATTCTGCGGGCTTCTGCTATTGTTCTTTTCATGGTGTATCCTCCTTGTATGCCTGTTTGTGTTTTTCTTGATTTTGGTGCAGGCTTTAAAGTTCATGCACTTTATTGCCTGATGTGCCCCGGCTGATTGAGTCCGCCGGGCGACTGGTAATTATTTCTTGTCAAGATGCTGTGTGTCTTCTGCAAGTTTCTGTAAATTATTATCAAGACATCTTGCTTCTGTACGGCGTATTGTTTCATATTTTTTTGTAGCCCGATTGAAAACAACTGCAGCGCCGGAACGGATATCGATATAAAGCACCTTGCAGATGTTTGTTGCTTCAGGGGTATTGCTGTCAGCTTTTCCGATATATACGGGAATATCATATTTACACACGGTGTTTTGTTCCTTTCTGTACTTGACTTTTGGTTGATTTTGTGGTATTATTTAATAGGGTTGTGGGCGGCGGCTACCGCCCATTTATCACCCCATTTCGTTTCAAGCGATATGTAATTATTTACCGCTTGTCGTGCTTGTCGTTGTCGTCCTTGCCTTTAATCTGCTTGATAATTTCAAGGACGGCAACACTTCCGACGCTTGCAAGCGTCATTAGATAGATAAGCATTTCAACCATTTTGTTCACCCCCCCCTGCAAGGGATTTATTTTGTTTTGCTGTTCCCTTGCCATGGTCTTATTATATCACCTTTAGGTGATATTTTCTAGTGGTATTATACACAAATATATCGCCTTTATACTATATGATTTTGTGCAAATTGACTAATACATATAAATCATACAATATATAGGTGATAATAAAGATAATAAATACAATATATTGTACATGGAGGGCTAGAATTGAGATCTGAAGCGCAAAAAAAAGCAGATAAAAAATATAAATCTGCTAATTATGGAACTCTTGCAAGTTATAATAGAATACAATATGTAGATTTTTGTAAAGAATATGCTACTAAATGTGGTATATCTATATCTAAAATGATTACAAACTGTATAAATTACTGCATAAACAATAATATAGATATTTCAGGAAGTATAAAGCTAAATCAATCTGGAGCGGATACTATATCAGATATACAAGATGATATAAGCGATAAATAATAGATATCGCTTGTATGGTGCTTAAAATGCGTTGTACGGCGTTTTTGTGCGCTGGTAGTATAGTTATACCCTTTTGAAATGTATGCGTGTTGTAGGGCTTGCTAAAGGGCTATTTTGACGTGTTGGAGATTAAGCAGTAAATCGGGACTGCTTGCAAGTGATATCTGCTATGATCTATTATATAGAGGATTGCCCGGAGCTGTCGCAGATATTCGGTTGATATGTGCATTTTGATATAAACAATATGCAAAATAAACATAAATAGATTTATCTGCTTGCAGTCTGAATAAATAGGAATATTAATTATTAAGTAGATAAATGATTTTATGCATAAAGGGATATTGATTAAGTGGTTAAAATGTACATAGCTTGAATTTATGTGTACATTCTGGAACGTAATTCTACAATAGATTGGACTGCAACGTCAATGGCTGAATTGCACGAAAATATTTAACTATTATATAGATAAATTGTGCAATTTGATTAGTGATTTTAGACTGCTGAAGATATCGCAAATAAGGGTGCTAGGAGGCGTTATAAGCGATGTTTTTAAAAGGGGTATAAGTATATAGGTAGAGCGTTAAATTGCGATTTTAGGCGGTACAATTTGTAGCATGATTTAGTAGTACAAATTAAATTTAGGTACAATATGTTGTGGTGATTAGTGAAGAATAATTTGGTGAGTAAAGCAATATAGAGTGAAATTGTGCACAAATGGAACGGTGAATTTTTGTTGAAATTAACGGGAAAAGGGGTTGCTGAAGATGAAGGACTGAGGTTTTTATTAGTCTTATTAAGTGAATAATAAGTAGAAATTAAGTAAAGGAATAGATTGTATTAAGTAAATAATTAATGATTTTTAAGCAAAACATGTGATTTATTAGGCTATTATTATAGAGTAAATTAAGATGTGAATAAAAGGAAATTAAGTAAATCAATTTGATATCAAAATGATATCAATTATCAAATTAACGAACTGCATTATATCACATATATTTCAATATATCTTGTATAATCTCTTGTATTCTCTTTTTATCTCTTATATTCTCATTTTTATATTGTTTCTAATTTTATATTGGGACGTTCTCAGCAGTCTATTTTAATTCGTCTGATTTTGGGCTATTTTTGACTATTTCGGGACTGCTTACAGATTATTTTCTATGTTGCTTTTTGGAGAAAAACAACATAGAAAATAATATCTATAATACTTATGGGCGGGGTAGGTTTACATTTGGAAGCAACTTCCAGAACCGCGCCCGGCAGGTAGTAGTTTCACTCCACTCACACAAGGTAAAACCGAAACCGACACCCATTCTCCTAACCTTAAATCCAATTTTAATTTCAATCTTATCAAAATTTCTATGTTCGATTCCTCACTTCGAGACAAATCCACCTTATTAAATTCAAACTCAAAATTATTATTCTAAATTTATATTATATCAAAATCATACAAAATCATACAAAATCCATGCTAAAATAAATTATTATTACTTATCAGAATTCAATCCCTTAAACCTAATCAATAGCCAACTTAATCAATATCAATTTCAATATTATATTCTATTTTTGCCTTTTGATTTATTTTCAATTAGCTCCAATTCAATCATTCCCCAGCCATATCTAAGTCCCTAATAATCTAGCCTTAATCTCGAACCTACACAAAATCAATCAAATCTAATACAAAATTACAATGTCTTATTTCAAACTATCTCTTATTAGACACAATCATCTGTCCTCACTTTGGCTAAGACAAACAGGACAAAATCATATTCAATAAAATTTTTATAACCGAAGAACAATAAAATTTCAATATTTTTAATATTTCTCAAATAAAAAATCTAATTTCAAAAAATAATAAATAAAAACTTTTGCAATAATATAATTCAAATTTTATAGATATAATATATTCAGTTGAAATTACTGTTGCAATAGGTAAACCTTTTTATAATCCTAAACTAATCACTCACAGTGGTATTTTACATTAAAAATCAAAATATTCATACATAACTCTAATCATCAGAATAATGACTTGACAAAAGAAAATTAATATGTTATAATCAATATAGTAAATTCTTTAGACAATATTAAAAATGGTAGGAAGTGATGATATTTAGGAATTGAGATAAGATAATCTAAAGATAAATATTCTATTAAAAATCTACTTTTTCTTTTTTGATGACAAACTCGTAACCCTAACCAAATTTGCTGTCACTACGTTCCGCAAATTTGGAGGGTTACGACTTATCGCCAAAAAAGAAAAAGTAGCAAAAAGAAAAAAGCGATAAGATGTATAAATTTTGATAAGTATTAAAAATATCATTTTTAATTAGATAAATAAGGAGATGATATATTTGATTGAAGTAAAATAAAATTTGAATGATATTGAAGTAATAAATAATAATACTCTATTCTTCTTTAAAATCATTCAAATTTTTATACTAAGTTTTATATTATGATTTAAGTTATTCTTGGTTACAATCTCACGGGTTTATTCAAATTTGAAAAGGAGAAATTTTTTATTATGGAGAAAATTAAATACAAAAATTATAATGAAAACAATTTGGATATTAGCAAACTTCAAGCATATATTGAAGATAATAATCATGAAAGAGGAGAGTATTTTAACGTAGTAAAAAATTATAAAGTTATGTGCGATTTGTTGGATGAAGAGATTTCAGCAGGTGACTCTAAAAAAGCTCAGATAAATCGTTGGAAGAGATATTTTGATTTTCATAGAGATGGTCAACATTATGTAATTGATGAGATATATGATGAGCCTTTTACTACTGATGATGCTCGTAAGCGTAGAGAGGGGTTGTATGTAAAGTATATAGAGCTTCTTTTGCTAGAGTTCTTGTCCAGACAGCAAGATTATAAAGTAACTGTTGGGAATAAGGAAATGTATCGTATCCTCGGTATGACTAATGATAGGTATGATATAAGAAATAAATTAGGAACAAAAAGAGGAAATGAGGTAATCAGACAAACAATAATGAACAATGAAGATGAATTTGTTTTCTCTGACTTCCCTATGGTGTCTAGTTTTGATGTGAATAATTTTTATTTTCGGGCAGAGCAGAAATTGAACAAGATATTATATTCTGCTCTTAGAAGTATGAAGAATCGATGTCTTATAGACTATAAGAAAGTAAATATTATTGCTAGACCTGACCCAGATACAAATAATCTTGAATTTAGAGAGTCTAATGCTTATGAGGATAAGTTGATACTTGAAGCTAAGAGCCACATTATTAAAGAGATGGGCTTCAATAATACAATGGAAGTGACGTTATGCTATAAGAGTGATGAGTTCTTTGAAAAGTTTAATGATTATATAAAGAACGAATATGGTTGGGATAGATGTTATCCACAGCTTAGAGTGGTGTATATTGATAATATTGCTAAACAGATACCCCTGAAGGCAGAAGAAATACGACAGCTATCTACTGAGGATAGAAAAACACAATTGAATGCAGAAATAATAAAATGTCTTAATATTCAAGCTGAAAAGAAATATGAAGATAATTGGAATAAATTCTTAGAAAGCGAGGGTGATAGACTAGACAGAGAACAGGCAATGGAAGCAGAGCAGATGAATGATACTGATAAATTTTTAATAGAGGTTGATGAAGAAAAGCCTTTCTTGTATAGGTCTAATTATGTGGAGATACAGAGAGCGTTAGCTGATTATCTACTAAATATTCACTTTAAGCCATTAGAGGTAAATCCTAAGAAGAGAAAGGATGACAATAAAGAATTAGATAAAGAGTTTGATGAAGTATTAGATAATTTATGATTATTATTGAATTATACTGTTGAGGATTTATTATAAAAGGACTAAAGCAAAAATGAGTATGAATAATTTGAAGCTTATTACTACCGAGAATTTTGAAGATGTAGCACCGTGTGATTTTTGGGTTGATATCAATGATGAGTATTTCCTGACTAGGGAACAAATTGGTAGAGCGTTAGGGTATAACAATCCAAGTGAAGCTATCAAGAAGATGCATCAAAGGCATCGAGAGAGGTTAGACAAATTTAGTTGTTTGATAAAGAGTGAAATAAGTCGAGAATCAAATTTTGAAATTAAAGATAGAGGGAATATTCAAAAAAGAATATTTTATAGTTTACAAGGGGTATTACTTATAATTCAATATTCACACGCACCAAAGGAATTAAAAGAAAAATTATTAGAAACAATCAATAACAAAATAGGCGACAAGGAGTTTGTTGTAATTACAGAAAGAAAAGAACTTTCTTTTGTGAATGATTTGGAAGAATTTTTGTCGGTATTTAATTTAAAAGGCATAGCACAATATAAAGTAGATGATAAATATAGAATAGATTATTATATCCCTGATTTGAAAATTGCTATAGAATATGATGAAAATGGTCATAAAAATTATGATAGAGAAAAAGAAAGAATGCGAGAAGAATATATAAAAAATAAATTAGGGTGTAAATTCATTCGAGTGCCAGATGACAATTCTGATATAAAAAACATTGGGATTATTGCAAAAGAATTGTACAATTATGTTCAATAAAATACATAAGATTTTTATATCACGAAAGGATAAACAAACATGAAAACAATTATAACACTTGTAAAACTTACTCCGGAAGAGCGTGAGGTTCTTATCAACATTTCTGCTGATGAGAATGGTAAACTTTGGGCAGAAGTAGATACAACTATCCAGAAATATGCTAACAAGTGTATTAAGCAAGGGTGGGAACAGACTTCGGAGACAAGGCATACTGACGGTAGTTGGCAGGGTGCTACATTCCGTGCGCCTGCAACAGCTATAAGTATTCGCAATCCTAATGCAAAAAGAACTATGTCTGATGAGCAGAAGCAAGCTATGGCTGAAAGAATGAAATTGATGAGAGAAAAGAAAGGCAATAATGAGGTGACAGATGATGAAAACAATGGCTAATAATGAAAATGATATTAAGGAATTGCAAGAAAAAGAAAGAATAGAAGAATACAGAAGTTTTCTTTATATGGAGCTTCTTGCACTGAAAATGCCATACAAAGAAATATTATCATTAGTATCAGATGAATTGATTATTAATTCTATAAGAAATCATAGAAATGTTGAAGATGTTGCATGGGCATTAATACAATAAAATATAATAATCAAAAATTGAATGAATTTTGAAAGCCCAATAAAGAAAATTTCAATATAACTGCCAGAGATAGTATAAGTTCATTACTTTGATGATTGGTATAAATTTTCATTGAATTGAATATAGAAAATTTCATCAAATTTTTGATTTTAGAAAAGAGGTGAGTATATACATAATGGATATTGGAGATGTTGAAAACTTTTGGGATTTTGGTGTTTTTGCAAAGAATAATGATATTTCTGTTGGTAGAGAACATTTTTATTTGGATAGTCAGATAGCTTGGTATCGAGGCGATTATACAACTGACAATTATTGTGACAAGGATATGTACAAGAGTGAATTGAATAGATATTTGCAAGAAAATGTTTATGAGAATATTTAAGTAGAGGAGGGGTATATTGATACCTCAATATACTAAAGAGGAGATAATAGATGCCTTGTATGAAAATAATATAAGGTGTGAACATTGCGAATTTTGTGATTTCCCAATTGGTAAAACACCCGAAGGATTTATTTCAAAATGTAAACGTATAGATCATAATATAATTAGATTTGCACCAAGTATTTTTTCCGGGCATCACACTGATTATAATCAGCATATTTGTAAAGAGTTTGTGCCTAACAAGAAATATAAATTGCTATATGAAAACTGGACGAATTATAATGATTATTATGATTATCATTTGAAAGTGACAGGAGAAAAGCCGTATGGTAATTATGTTTTGATAATTAATGAAGATAATATTGTTCATTATTATATGAGGGGTGATGATTTCATAAATGGAAATATTTTTAGGAATGATGGTAAGTTAAATGTATATAGAAAAATGTATGCAACAAAACAAAAAGTACCGGACGGGGTAGGATATTGTATGCTTCAGAAATTGATATATGAAGATATTGATGGATTGGACATTAAAAGTTTATTAAAATGAGGTAAATATGACCAAAGAACAATTTATTAAACTAATGACGGTTATCAAGAAGAAATATCGAGAAATAGAAAGGTTTTGGGATGGGTTTTATGATTTGTTTGGCTCTTGTAGTGATAAATTAGTAGAAATAACCTCCCTTGGTGAGATTATCGGCGTAATTGCTGATATTGTTGATGATAAAGAAGAATGGATTTATTGGTATGTATATGAGAATGATTGGGTAGAAAATGGGCTGGAATATGTGAATAAGAATGGTGGTGCTTTTACTTTAGGGAGTTTAGAAGATTTGTGGGATTTGATTAAAAATGAGGATTAAAGGAGAAATATAATATGCTAACAGCCAAAATAGGTAATAATATTATTAATTGCTTTGATAATAAATACTCTAAAGAAGAATTGAAGATGTGGGCGAAGAAAAATATTATATATTGTCCGGTTTGTGGTAAGGCATACGAGTATTGCCATGGACTAATAAATACCCCTTACTTTAGACATAAGGATAAATCTGAATGCGAGTATTTATATTCAGAGCTTGAGACAGATCATCAAAAATTCGTGAAGGAATAATAAGAAATTATAATGTAAGAGGTGACAAACACAATGGCTAAACAGCAGACTTATCAAAAATATATTTATAAAATACATAGTCGTAAGATCCTTCAAAATAAAAAGAATTTAGTTTTATCACTTTCTGAAATGAGAAGAGCAAAAGAATTAGTGTCTTTGGCTGATAGTCAAGTTTTACGTTTTATTGATGAAATCAATGGAGTAAATATTGATGAAATAAACAAAAAAATAACAGAGATAAGAAATAATATAAAAAAGCTACGATTAGAAGTAAAAAATGCAGATATATCTAAAATTAAGCAAATCAAAAATGAAATAAAAAATCATTATGATGAATTAGATATGTTTCAAAATAAGCCCGATTATTTAGCTGTAATCATGGACAATCCTAATGATATTGATAAATTAGATAATGGGTTTATAATCAATGGATTGACTTATAAAAGATTAGTCGGAACGTCTAATGGGGTAAAAAAGTCTACGGTAATATACGTTTCTGAATATTCTAGCCAAGGGGAACCTATATATCAAGAATTATGTAAGAGATTAGAGAATGGCAGAAACCCCAATGTGAAGCTCGTTCCAGCAAAATATGAAGCATATAAATCGTTGGCTTGCAGTGCGTCTATCCCAGTAAGTAATCCTAATGGCATTCTTGTTGTAGATGATTTAGTATTACGTTTTAATGCTGATATTCTTGAAATTAATGATGAGAATGCGGATGAGGATAAAGGTATCGAGCCAGTGATGGAGCATAAAATTGCCGAAGTTGAGTTAGATAATAGTGATGGTTATGGATTAATCACACCAAAATTAGCACAGAAATGGAGCGATGATTTAAAGTTAGACTATACTCTTGGTGGCTGTTGTGTGAGAAATGCTTTTCTCAAGGGTATGCTCTTTCCGTTTGATTTTCAAGAATTTGCAGAAAAAATAGCACAAAAGAATATTGTAGTTGATGCTTGGGGACAGGAAAGAAATATTCATGATATAGAAATGATATTAACTACCTCAATGCTAAAACTTTGGGATTGCTATAACAGTTTAGAAGATTATCTTGATAACTGTAATAAAAATGGGTATTCTTTTTCTGTTACAAAGACTTGCCCTAATGTATTGGACGAGGAAAGAACTTTGAATTATCAGTTTATTCAAAGTTATGATTTATCCAATGAAGATATAGATGAACTTATTTCTCCGTCTGTTAATGAAATAAAAGATGTTCTGGGTGGGGATATTAATAAAGCAATTCTTTTTTTACGAGGATTATCTGTCACAGATGATACGGCTGAAATTGCAGAGGATGATTGTATAAAAGCTTTAATGATAGATGAAAGAATGTATCAAGATCCTTATATAATCAATAGAATTAACAATATGATAAAACGTAGAATACAAGACTCCAAGATTGGCGTCATTAAGGTTAAGGGAAATTATGCTGTTATAAGTGGAGACCCTTATGCATTATGTCAACATATATTTAAAACAAATATTGATGATAAAGGAAATGATATTGAATCAGAAATGGGTTTGCTCCATGCAGGAGAGATGTATTCAAATTTTTGGGTAAATAAACAAATAAATGAGGTTGTATGTTTTCGTGCGCCTATGAGTTGTCATAATAACATAAAAAAAGTTACTATTAAGAGCAATGATAATACAAATTATTGGTATCAATATATGCCAACTGTAAATATAGTTAATTGTCATGATGCTATGGCACATTCAATGAATGGTTTTGACGAAGATGGTGATTTGATGTTCACGACCAACAACAGAGTATTGATAGATAATTGGGTGAATACGCCATCAATTATTTGTATGCAACGTAAGGCTGATAAAAAAATTATTTCTGATGATTTATTGAGAACAGCTAACAAATCTGGGTTTGGCGATGAAATTGGTACAACTACTAATCATATTACAGCAATGTTTGATGTATTATCAAAATTCCCAAAAGATTCGGACGAATATAAAACTTTAATATATCGTATCCAGTGTGGTCAACTTTATCAGCAAAATTGTATAGACCGTGTTAAGGGTATTATTGCAAAGCCTATGCCTCGATCATGGTATAAACGAATAAATATTAACAATTTGATTAAGAATGGGGCTGACAGTGAAGAAATAAATAATGCTAATTTTTCTAATAGCATTTGTGCTGATAAGAAACCTTATTTTATGAATTATATATATCCACAACAAAAAGCGATGCATGATAGATATATTAAAAGAACAAATAAAAAGTGCATTGAAGAATTTGAGATGGATATACACACACTTTTTCAAAAAGAAAACAAGACTGAGAAAGAGCGCAATTTTATTAAGCTATATTATGAATTTCTTCCATCTTCGGATAATGATTGCACTATGAATAGACTTTGCCATTTGGTGGAGAGCAATTTTGATAATTATATCTCTGAAATAAGAAATAATTCAAATTTTGATTATTCTATTTTGAAGTCAGATGTTGGGTATAGTAAAAGTAATTATAATCAAGTTAAGGTTATTTATCGTCAATATAATGATGAATTGTTCAATACTGTAAAAATGTTCAAAGAAAATCATATTGATGATAATGAAAAGGCAACTACATTGCAATGCTTAAATTCCTTCTATAGCCGTAAATGTGTACAGGTTTGTCCTGACCCGGATGAATTATGTAATATTGTCCTTGACCTTTGTTATACAAATGAAAAAACCAAACAGTTTGCTTGGAATATTTGTGGTAGGCAAATCATAAAAAATCTTTTGAACAAGAATGATAATATGATTTCTTATTTGGTAGCCGATGAATGGGGCGATATTGATTATTGTGGGCGAATATTCAGTAAAAAACAGAAACAGATTGGAGATAATATATGAATTTAATAATGAATGAGAAAAATGAAGCTGAAAGAATTATAAATAGTGGGGATATAAATACCGATACAGGAGCAAAACTTTCGTTGTTGGCGAGATATTATGCTTATGTTGGCAAAAAGCCTAAAGAAATTAAAAAATTGTTGGATGATGTAATGGCTAAAAGTTATCATAATTATCACGCTGATGATTGGGAATTATCTCTGCAAAAATATGTGAATAAATCAAAAAAATATCCAATTATTGAAATTGATGAAATTCCAATTACAAAGAATGAGTTACAAACAATAATACGAATAAATAATAAAAAATTAGAAAAACTTGCTTTTGTTTTGCTTGTTTTAGCCAAGTTCTGTAATATGAGAAATGACAAAAACAATAATTGGGTTTTAGTCGATGAGTATAATGTTTTTGCCAGAGCAAGAATAACAGGTGATATAATGGCACAGTACTCTTGCTTTTACAAATTAGTGAAGATGGACTTAATCACTTATAGTAAGAAAGTTGATAATATAAATGTTAGAGTAGGATTTATTGATAATGACAGTGAGGTTGTATTAAAAATAACGGATTTGCGGGAATTAGGTTATCAATATCTTATGTATAAAGGTGAAAAGTTTATTAAGTGTGCTGAGTGTGGAGTTATTACTAAGGCAACAATACATAATAAAAAATATTGTAAAAATTGTGCCGGGTATCAGCCAATAATGTTAAAGACTATAAAATGTTGTGATTGCGGAACAGAATTTGAAGTTAATAGCACAGTAAAAAACAAAAAAAGATGTAATACCTGTCAGCGAGAATATATCAAAAGATATGATAGGTTAAGAAAGAGTAAGTAATTCCGTTTTTTTATTAAAAGCAAAATGATGAATAGACACCTCACAAACCCTGATAAATAAAGGGTTTGTGAGGTGTCTTATTTTTTATTGCAATTTTACTATAATGATATATAGAGATTAACCTACAATATACCATTATACACTATATCATGAATATGGATATTTGTCAATGGTTATTGCTCTGTTATTTATCTAATTATGATTTAGTAAATCTAAATTAGGAATTGTATTCAAAATCAAGAAAGGACATCAAAAAGAATGATTTGTGTTTCAAAGGAAGAAGCAAGGGAACTGCGTAGACTTATACCGGGTGTGTTAATACGCCGTACAGTTAAGCAGAAATCTAAGCGTGGCAAGATGTATGTTACCGAGAGCGATCGAGTTCTTAATGCTATTAAAAAACTCAGAGGTGAGTAACCTCGTAAAAGAGATAACACAAACAACAAATATCCTATGTTACTTGCATAGGGCAGTCTGGCGACTGTAACAAAATTAAAGGAAATTTTATTATTTATGAAAATAAATAAAGATTACGAAATTAATCTTGATGAAATTCTTTCATCACCTACCGAATTAACTCCTGCTACATATCAATATTATAAGAATTTAAAAAATCGCACAATTATCATTAATGACCAGATTGATTCTGATATTGTAGAACATGCAATGTTACCACTTATTGAAATGGATAATGATGGTACAGATGAGCCTATTACTATTAGATTGTCTACTGTAGGTGGATCACTTTTCGATGGTATTACACTTTGTGATATAATTGATGGTCTTAAAACCAAGACCACTATTATTGTGCAGACTTATGCTTATTCTATGGGGGGGATTATCCTTATGGCAGGATATAATAACCCTAATGTTAAAAAAGTTTGTTATAAGCATAGCACAGCACTTTTACATGCTGGTAGCACTTATTTGGAAGGCAATTCGTCATCAGTAAAAGACCAATTTCATTTTAATCAGAAATTTGAACAGAAACTTAAAGACTATACTCTTTCTCATTCTAATATTACGGAAGAAGAATATAACGCTATGGAACGTTATGAGTGGTATATGGATTCCGATACAATGCTTGAAAAAGGTTTAGTTGACGAAATTCTGTGAGGTGGCTATGAGTAAGAAATTCTTAGACACAAATGCAATTCTTGAAAATAATGCAGACCTTACAAATGTAGTTATTAGTTCCAAGACGATTGAAGAACTCGAATCAATCAAAAGCAATCGTAATAAATCTGATGAAATTCAATATAAGGCTCGACAGGCTGTTAAAGCAATAATGCGAGACAAACCAGAAGTAGTGATAGTTACAGAAGATGATTATAATATGCTTTCGAAAATGAAGTTAGAGTGTAATAATGATAATCTGATTATCGCTACTGCAAAAAGAGCAAATCTTGAAAATGAAAATTCTGTGGTATTCGTTACGAATGACTATCTTTGTGGATTGATTGCTGGAAATTATTTTGGGCTGACAGTTGAGAAAAACGGGGAAGTATCACAGGAAGGATTATATAAGGGATACAAGATTGTGACTTCTACTGATGAAGAACTTTCGCAAATTTATTCTAAAGATAATTGTGAAAATATATTTGGTTGCCTTATAAATGAGTACGTTATTGTAAATGATTCTGAGGGCAATTTTGCAGATGTACTGAAATGGACTGGAATGAATTATGCCCCGGTATATAACAAAAATTTCAAATCAAGGCAACTTGGTGTTTGCAAGCCTTTAGATACAATTCAGAGAATGGCTTTTGATAGCCTTGTAAATAATGATATTACAGTTTTATATGGGCGCTCTGGTAGTGGTAAAACAACTATCCCTTTGTCTTATATAATGCAATGTTTGGAAAGTGGTAAATATAAGAAATGTGTTATTATTTATGATTTTGAAACTTTAAAGGGTGCAAAAACACTTGGATTTACCCCCGGATTACTTAATGAGAAAATTTTGACACAGGGCGCAATAGGCAATATTTTGAGTAGTAAGTTTGGAGATATATCTGAGGTTGAGAGATTGCTTGCTTCTGGCATAATTGAGATTATTCCGACAGCTAATATAAGAGGCTATGAAATATCTCAAGATGAAATCTGTTTTTGCACAGAAGCTCAAAATCTTGATATCTACACGCTAAAGACAATTATTCAGCGTTGCAAGGCTGGCTCTAAGATAATCTTTGAGGGCGATATTATAGAACAACACGATAGTAGTAGAGAAATTGGTTTGTTTAAGATGATTGATGTCTTCAAGGACTACAAGTGCTTTGGTTGTGTAAAGCTAAAAAATAATTATAGAAGTGAAATCGGTGAGTTAGCCGATTTACTTTGATATAATTCATAAAAAGAACAAGAGAAGGTGATTTCTATATAAAGACAAAGTGTATATTCACGCCCTATGTAGCAAGACGATTGCTAAAAATGGGGAACGTGATAGTAGATATAAAACCTCGTAAAGAAGATAAAGATAAAACAATTTTTGTCTTTGAAGATACTGAGAAATTACAAACTGATTTAGCAATAGCTATTCAGCATTATCATGAAGAAAGTACATAGAAAGGACAAATTATTATGGCTAAGACAGTTAAAAAGGTAAGTTTTTCAAAGGGTCTTATTTCTCGTGAGGGAAGTGAACTTATGATTACTGAAATCGGTAAGGACGATACTAAGACTTATAATCTCAATAAGGTTATTGACGAGTTTGTGGGTCAGGAAGGCGTTAGTCTTACTATCAGTATTGATGATGATATTCCTGCCGAGGAAGACGATTAAAGGTCGGTGTTCATGACAAAGTACAAGAGATTGGATAATGAAACTGATGAGGAACTTATTTATAGAATATGCTTAAATAAAGACACGATTGGAACGTGGAATGATGTTAAGGATATTCTTAATGAATTGCTTAATGTTGATTATGGAGAAAGCACATACCGTAAGAAATTTCAGGTATTTGAAAAGATGTTTTCTGCTAATCAGAACAGATTTCTAAATTCTGACGAGAGACTTATTGAATTAAATAATAAACTCAATGATATTCGCAAGGAGAGAGTCAAGCTTCAAACTGCAAATATTGAAAGAAGTCGTATTGATAGGTCAGAGTCAAGGCAAGAGATGTATTATGAATATGTTGGCAAGATGGTAGAAACTTTGCCACTTCCTCAATTTAATACACTTTATCCTGACATCAGACATAAAAAAGAATATTTAGTTACATTGGCAGATATTCACTATGGAGCAAAATTCAAGAGCGAGAATAATGAATATTCACCTGATATAGCTAAAGGTCGGCTTCAATATCTCACATCAAAAATTATATCATTTGTGAAAAGTCATAAACTTAATACAATTAAGATTGTATCACTTGGAGATATACTTCAGGGTATTCTTCGATTAAATGATTTAAAGATTAATGATTCAAGTGTAGTTAAGGCTACAGTTGAAATCAGCAGACTTATTGCATTGTTTTTGAATGAAATATCTGCTTATGCACAGGTAGAGTATTATCATACACCTACTGCAAATCATACACAAATTCGTCCTTTGGGAAGCAAAGCTAATGAAATTGCCGATGAGGATTTAGAATATGTGATTGGGCATTATATTAAGGATTTATGTTCACATAATGAAAGAATTAATGTACATTTGGCTAGTGATGGAAAGCAGTATATAGACATTCCAATCTTTGATTATGATGTAGTAGCTATGCATGGTCATACAATTAAAAATATTGAAACTTCAATAAGAGATTTGAGTATGATAAGACAATCGTTTATCAATTATCTTATTTTGGGTCATTATCATAACGGAAAAGAAATCCCCAGTTTTGAGAGCAATTATAGTGATACGGAGATATTGATTAGCCCGTCATTTGTAGGAAGTGACCCCTATAGTGATTCTCTTATGAGAGGTTCAAAGGCTTCTGTTAAGATATATGGATTTGATTCTTTATATGGGCATACAGAAACTTATAAAATTATATTAAATTAAAAGCTCTAATAAAAACAACAACAAAAGAAAACAAAGAAAGAGGTTAAAATTATGGTAAAGAAGAATTTTATTGATGTTATTCAGACTAAGGTAAACGAAGTAACTGGTGAGGAGTATTCCAAGAGAGTATGTGGTGATATGCTTGATGCTGTAACCTCGGCTATTGCAGAGGTTCTTACTTCTGGTGATACTATCAGGATTGATGGTCTTGGTACATTTAGTACTCGTTTTCAGGCAGGTCGTGAAGGTGTTTCTGCTTTCAACGGTGAGAAGTGGAAGACTACAGACACACTTGTTCCGGCATTTAAGTTTAGTGGCTCTCTGAAGGATTCCGTTGCTGAGACTTATGACCCCAAGAAGCATAAGCCTGCCAAGTAATCTGAGTATAAGAATTTTATATATAAGAACATAAAACAAAATTAAAAAAAGAAACAAGATGAAGTACATAAGGAGAATTTTATGCTCGTAGAAAAGATGACTGAATATGATGTGTTTACCGAGGCATTGAGTAACAGTAAGAATGATACTTCGATTATTGTACCTTGCACAAAGGTAATAGATTTTTTGAAGATATGTGTTACTAATTGTATAGGTGACAAGTATAAGTTTATCGAAATTGATATAGACGATGAGGATTGGTGTGATTATGTAATATCGTTTGTAGATATTGATGGTGTTACTGATGTTTTCATTGAACCTATGGTGAACAGAGATAAGAAAGTTTATTTTGATACTGAATGTGATATCTCTTATGTTGATGTTGAATGCGATAATGATATTTTTGCACATTTGACTACATTTAAGGAAATGCACATTTTTGATACTAGGTGTTAAAGAAAAATAGATTAGGGTAAAATCTATAAAATTAAGAATATCTCTTGTCTAAACAGATAATTGATAGATGTGAGGTCAGGCAGCGCAATAGTGCTGTCTGACTATATGGGCGACCTTGCAGTAGACCGTTAGGTGATGGTGCAAATCCATCGTTGCCCACTGATAATGGGTATGGTTTCCGATGTTGTAGCCCCAATAAAAACAACTCGGCACACGTTTGTGCTGGACGTGTGGTTTGCATGATTTTTGCATAAAACTCCTTTCACATCCTCCGTAACAGATGAGTGCCGTTCTATGGGTATAGGACGGTGCTTGTTTGTTATTTGGATTATACCTTATCGGGTATGATTTTTAAGAAATTAAGACTATTTATACCTTAAAGGGTATAAATCAATAAAAATAATATTGCAGAGTAGAGAAGTAGTTATCTCGCTTGTCTCATAAACAAGAAATCGTGGGCGCACATCCCACCCCTGCTACCAAGTCCTTTATAGGATTACTTGCTAGTCGAGGTCAGACTTGTTCTGATAGCTCATCTACCATGTGTAGAAAGAGGGTCTGGTATTCTTGATTAGAGTATCTGTTCAAAAACATATTGCAAATGTTCAGCATGGATAATTTACGGATTATCTGTGTTGTTTTGTATGCAATGACTTATGTATGGTGGGATATGTTCCCGCCGGTCTAATTCTGCTTTAGATTGGTTTTCTATTTGCAGATTAGGATAAATTGTATTTTATCCTCTTTAATAATGAGGTGTAGCGAAATGTTACACCTCAAAATATTATTTTACTATTTATTTTTTTATTAAGGAGAATGAAATTATGACAGAATTAATTAAAGTAAATTACGATGCAAACAACGACAAGCCTACCGTCAGCGGGCGGGAGCTTCACGAGGCACTTGGCATTAACACGCCTTATACACAGTGGTTTGGGCGCATGGCAGAGTACGGCTTCACCGAAAACGAGGACTTTTGGACGGATCACAAAAATGTTATCCGTTCTGACGGAACAGAAATGCCACAGGTTCAGCTTGAACATTTTCTTACAATCCCCATGGCAAAAGAAATCTGTATGCTCCAGCGCAATGACAAGGGCAAGAAATTTCGGAAGTATTTTATTAGTATTGAGGAACAATGGAATAGCCCAGAGGCAATAATGGCAAGAGCATTAAAGATTGCCAATAGAACAATAGAAAGCCAGAAATATTTAATTGAAACTCTTGATAATGAAAATAAGATATTGGCTTCTGAAACATTATATTGGGCTGATAGAAAGCTCATCAATGCAATCGTTAGAAGATATGCCGGATATGCTTGCGATGGGAACTTTGGAATTGCTTGGACTAATTTCAAGAAAGAGTTGTTGTATAAGTATAGTATTAATCTTAATTCTCGCATTACAAAGTATTTGAATGAAACAGGTAAAAAGACTAAACCTCAAACTTTGGAAATGCTTGATGATAGCGAAGTATCTGATGCTCTTAGAACGATTGTTTCTTTGTGTAGGGAAAGTAATGTAGATATATCTGATTTACTTAATAATCATAAAGATAAGATAGACAACGCTGACAAGTGATTAAAAGCTACAAACCCGTTATACATAAATGAATATAATGGCTCACAGCTTAATTTGCTGTATAAAAATTCAAATAAAGGAAGTGATATAGTGGCAAGAACAACTGTCTACAATCATATAACAACTGAGGAGAAGATAGCAGAAATTAACGAAAATAATACTTGGCTTATAAATGAATTTCTAGAGTATCTTGCCTCTATTGACCGTGCGCCTCAAACTTTAAGGTCATACAAGAGTGATTTGCATATATTTTTTGTATGGAATATTGACTTTAACAATAACAAAGATTTTGTAAAATTAACAAAACGAGAAATAGCCAAATTTCAGAATTATGCTATAAATGAATGGCACTGGTCTCCTCGCCGAGTGAGGAGAGTCAAATCAACTCTTAGTTCAATGAGTTTATTTATTGAGAATATTCTTGATGACGAAGAAGGATATGAAAATTTTAGACCTATAATAAAAAAGATTGAATCCCCTGTGAATGAAGCAATTAGAGAAAAGACTATCTTTTCTGATGAACAAGTTGAACTTTTGATGAATACTCTTGTTGAACGTAAGGAATATGAAAAAGCTTGTGCGGTTGCAATAGCAGCATATTCGGGCATGAGAAAAGCCGAAATTCTGCAAATGAAGATGGAATATTTTAATGACGACCATTTAGTATTTGATTGTTTGTATAAAACTGATAAAATTAGAGCAAAGGGCAGAGGACAACTAGGCAAGCAAATTAACAAATATGTTATGAAAAAGGTTGATAAATATTTAGACCTTTGGAAAGCAGAACGAGAAAGACTAGGCATTAATTCTGAATGGGTGTTTGTCAGAAGATGTAATGGGAATTTCGTTAGAAGGGAAACCCTTGACAATTGGACTGATGAATTTTCAGAAATTGTTGGAGAAGATTTTTATTTTCACTCTTTACGACATTATGTATGTTCAATGCTTTCTGCAAATAATCTACCAACAGAAGTAATTCGAGAATTTTTTCAGTGGGAGTCGGTGGAAATGGTGAAAATCTACAACGATAATTCAGCAATTGACGATTTTAATAAATATTTTTCTGTTGATGGCGTTAATAAGCAAGAGGATAGTAAAGGTTTCTCGGATATAAAATAATTCATATAAAACAAGCAAAAGAAAGGACACCAAAATGAACAATAACGATAATAAATTTACAGACTCCGAGGCTCGTCTCATAGACCGTCTTGGTTGTGCAGGAATTATATTTATATTTATTCTTAGCATAGTAGTGATAATTTTCTCTCCTGTAATAGCTTTTGGTATATCATATTTTATAGGTTGGATAATGTCGCTTTGTATAGGTGATGTTGTAGCAAATGGACTGAATATGATATTTGCAACTGATAGATTTACACCAGAGGTTATTCCGTTATTCTATGGAACTATGGGGCTGATTGGTAGTTTCTTTAGAAAGAGCAATGGAACAATTACAAATGAGATTAATGAAACAAAGAAAAAGCTCAATAGCAAAGTTAGCGAAGATTAAAAATACAATAAAAAATAATCAAATAAAATTAAGCCTTACTGTAATGGTAGGGCTTTATATATGTCTTGATTGGCTGCATGAGGTTGATTGAGAGATGATACAAAGACTTACAGAGTTGCAAACTGTAAGAAAAGCAATGATAGGATCTTCTCCCCTGTCATTGCTTTTCTTTGTGTTTAAATAAAAGATTTAGGAGAAGGTGTAGAATGGAGAAGAAAATATGGGCAGAAAAGTAACACAAGAAGAATTTGTAGAAAAATTAAAAAAGAAAAATCCTAATTTAATTGTAATTGGGCAATATATAAACATGAAGAATAGTATAAGGGTTAAATGCTTAAAATGTGCTTATGAAATGGATATTAATGCTGGCAATTTATTAAGTAAATATCAAACCAAATTATGTCCTAATTGTTCTAATGGAAGAAGAAAAATAAAAACAAAAGAAGAGTATATTGATGTTTTAAATTCAATTACAAATTTTACAATAAAAATAATTGGTGATTTTAATGGATTAAATATTAAATCTAGACATAAATGTAATGTTTGTGGATATGAGTGGGAAACATTGCCTAGACATTTGATTGAAAAGAAAAAACATTCTGGGTGCCCCGTTTGTTCTAATAATATACAGAAAACAACTTTGCAATATAAGAAAGACCTACAAAAAATTAATTCTAATATTATAGTTGTAGGGGAATACATAAATAACAAAACTAAAATTGAACATAAGTGTAAGATTTGTAAAAATGTTTGGTTTTCAACACCGCATAATATTTTGAATGGTAAAACTGGTTGCCCATTTTGTAATTTTTCACATGGTGAACAAATAATTAATAATTATTTAAAAAACAATAAAATACCTTTTATTCCACAATATAAGTTTGAAAATTGCAAAAATATAAAACCTTTACCTTTTGATTTCTACTTGCCAGATTATAATATTTGTATAGAATTTGACGGGATTGGGCATTTTGAAAAAGTTTCATGGAATGGATGTGATGATAAACAAGCTAATATAGTATTTCAAAATACAGTAAAAAACGATGCAATAAAAACAAATTATTGTAAACAGAACGGTATTAAACTTATTCGTATTCCTTATTGGAATTTGAATAACATTGAAAGTATTTTAGATAAAGAATTGGAGGTGAATTGATTATGCCAAGAAAAATTAATGAAAAAGGAAGCAGACCTATTAAAAATAAATCTGGTATTGTTACACATCAGGAAGAAACCGTATTAAAAACAATAAAACCTGTTGAACCAGTTGCTGAAGATTATTATAAATGCTGCACTTGTGGTAAAAAATACACCAAACAGTCGGGTAATTTTTCTTATAGTCAATCACCTTTATATAAAGGGAACAATTCATTTCTGCCAATTTGCAATCATTGTCTTGAAAATTTAGTAGAACAATATACAGAAATACTTGGTAGCCAGAATGAGGCAATTAAACGTATTTGTTTACATTGGGATATGTATTTCAATGAGACAATTCTTAATTCTACAAAAAAAATTGATGCAAATAGAAGTAGAATTAAGAATTATGTGAGAAATTGTAATCTTAATCAAAACAATGGGAAAACATATGATACATACCTGCAAGAAATGAACAAGGGCATCATTCAAAATGTAGACCAGATAGATGAAATGAAAGCCGAAGGTCAAACAAATATTACAAAGGTAATGTTTGAACGTTGGGGACAAGTATCAAGTGAGGATATTGTTGCTCTCGAAGAACATTATAAAATGCTTAAAAAACAAAACCCCAATTGTGATAATAATCAAGAAATATTTATCAAAGATTTATGTTACACTAAATTACTTCAGCTTAAAGCATTTAAAGATGGCAATAGTACTGATTTTGAAAAATATACAAAACTTTATCGTGATACATTTAAACAGGCAGGATTAAAAACTGTGCAAGAAACAGATGCAAGTGGTGATGAAACCCTTGGTGTAACTCTTGCTGTAATTTCTCAATATACACCAGAAGAATATTATAAAGACAAGAAATTATATAAAGATTTTGATGGTATAGGAGAATATTTCCAAAGATTTGTATTGAGACCTTTAAAAAATTTAGTCTTGGGCACAACTGAACGTGATAAAGAATATTGTGTCAAGGACGGTGATAATGATGGCGAGTAAATATGCTGACGATAATCAAAAAGTTTTATATAAAAAATTTCCGAGTACTCATTATTTAAGTAATCCTAAAAATGTTGACAATTTATATTTATGGTCAACATTCTTTAGAAGAAATTTGCATAGAGTGGCTATTGATTATTTAGGATTAAAATTGCATTTATACCAAGTAATAATTTTGTATTTTATGGGTATAAGTCAATTTATTGCCATAATAGCCAGTCGTTCTGCTGCTAAATCATTTATTATAGCAGTTTATGCTTGTTGCACTTGTATTGTTAAACCTTATTCAAAAATAGTATTGGCTTCAGGAACAAAAGGACAAGCCAAACTTATAGTTACTGAGAAAATTAAAAATGAACTAATGAATATGTCCCCTACATTACGGAGAGAAATAGCAACGATTAAAGATAATCAAAATGAAGTAATTATTGTTTTTCGTAATGGTAGTACAATAACTGTTGTTTGCGCCGGGGAAAGTGGTCGCGGGCATAGATCAACAAGTTTGCTCAGAGAAGAATATAGGCAAATTGAAAAAGAAGTTGATGATAGTATCTTATCGCCTTTTCAGATTATTAGACCTGCACCTTATGCCATAATTGAACCCTATAAAGATATGAAAGATGTCCAAGATGAGCCAGTAGATATTTATATTTCTTCTAGCTGGTTTGATAATGGGCATTGGATGTGGGATATTGCAGATACAGCTTTAAATAATATGCTTAATGAGCAAGGTGGTTGCTTATTTGCTTTTGATGAAAGCATTACCTTAAAACATAATATTAAAACTATAAAACAGCTTAAACGTGAAAAAGCTAAGCAGGACAGTTTGACATGGAGAATAGAGTTTTTAAATGAAAGAGTAAAAGAAAACACTTCTGCTTTTTTTACATATTCAATGTTTAAAGATAATATGAGATGTAAAAAACCGTTTTATCCAAGAGTGATGTCCGATGTATTGTCACATAAGAAAAATCCTTATAGCATTCCTAAACAAACGGGAGAAATCCGAATCATAGCTTGTGATATGGCTTTCGTAACAAATAAAAAGAATGATAATTCTATTTTTTCATGTATTAGACTATTACCTGAAAGTATGACTTATCAAACAGGAGATAACGGAGAAAAAGAATTAAAGCGGGGTTATCGGAAAGTTGTTTGCTATCTTGAATCTATTCAAGGGGGGGATGGTAATAAGCAAGCCCTTAGAATTAAACAATTATTTGAAGATTTTGAAGCAGACTATTGTGTTCTTGACACAAGAAATGGTGGTATTCTTGTATATGATTTATTAGCTCGTGTTATGTATGATGAAGAGCGAGACAAAGAATATCAAGCTTGGAAATGTATGAATGATGATAATATAGCAAATAGAGTTAAAGTAGATGGTGCGTTACCAATATTATATGCTGTTGTTGCTTCTCAAAAATTAAACAGTGATATTGCTATGGAATTTAAAAATACGTTAGAAAATAAAATGATTGATATTTTAGTTCCTTTGCAAGAAGCCCAAGAAGGTATGTTAAATGCAATATCTGATTATACAACTGCCATATCAGCAGACACACAACTATTCTATGAACGACCATATTTGGAAACTCAGCAATTAGTTAAAGAATGTATTGAGCTTGTATATGAAAAGAGAGACCAAACAGGTATAATTGTAATAAGTGAGCAAGGCAATAACCGAAAAGATAGATACACAAGTGTATCATACGGTGTGCATTTTGCTTGCTTGCTTGAACAGGATTTATTATCAGATAGCTCTGATTATGATTATGGCACATTTATTAATTAAATAAAATTATAAGTAGAAAGGGGCGAAATTATGAATGACACAGAGAAGAAGGAGCAATCTTATGAATTTAATTCTCAATGGAGCAATATAGTATATGCCAATATAAATTTTGATTTGTTTTCTAATTATACACCAGAGCAAATTAAATCAATATTATCTAACCCGATAGTTAAAAACAAACAAATTCGAGACTTAAGCAGAAAAGTATATAATACTAATCCCATTGTATCAAACGCCGTTGACTATATAGTTTCTTTGCCTAGCCTTTCTCATATTCTTACATCAACTGGCAAGAGCAAGAAAAAGGTTAAGGATAATAAACAAAAAGTTGAAAATGTCCTTGACTATATTAATGATAAGGGAATAATACGAGATTTTTTATTTAGAGATTGTTTAGATGGTGCTTGTTATTATTATTTTGATATTCAGAGACAAGGGGTAGATAATACAAAATTTGTCTCTGACTATGAAATGACGGGGCTTATGGAACTGAATAATTTAGATGTTTCTGTGGCAATGATACCACTACCTGTTGATTATGTAAAAATAAGAGGTTACAAAAACAATCGACCTGTAATTGCGTTTGACCTTGATTATTTTAATCAATTTACAGAAGAAAAGAAAATAAATAAACTTAAATGTTATCCTTATGACATTCGTAACGGATATGAAAAGTGGAAGAACAATGAAACATCGGGCAGTTGGCTTGTGTTAGATAATAACAAAACAGTTGTTCATAAGATAAAAAGTGATAGACGTGAACCCTATGGCAGACCAATTACAATTTCTGCTCTTATAGATATTTTTTATAACGATTATTTAATCACTACAAAAAGAAGTGTATTAGGTGAAGTAAATAATAAAATAATTTATCAAACTTTGCCTGAAGGCGAAAAAGGAAGATGCAGTTTAACCAGAACGCAACAAGAAGAACAGCATAAGACGGTAAAAAGTGCGGTTATGACAAAAAATAATCGTGGAGGAACATCGTTCTTTACTGTTGCTGCGGGGACAAAGATTGATTCTATTGATACAAGCGTAGATATCCTAAACGAAGAAATTGAGCCTAAACTTAATTCAAATATTGCTATGGGACTAGGTTTTGCGTTGGGCCTTCTTGACGGTGAAAGTGGTAACTATTCATCTCAACAACTTAGTCTTGAACTATTATTTAGTAAGGTTTATACTTGGGTTACAGAAATTGCAGCCGAATTATCCTATGTGATAAACAAAAATGTTGTAAGAGATAAAAATAACGAAATACAGATTTATTATCTTCCGACAAGTCTTGTTAATAGAGATAAATTTGTTGCTCTGAATAAAGAACTCTATATGTCTGGTAGTGGTAGTAAATCTACATGGATCACTTCTGTTGGTTGGGATTTGGACGCATATTTATCTCTTATGGATATGGAAAAATCAGAAAAATGGGACGATAAATACACACCCCATCCGACGTCTTATAATTCTTCGGGTGATGATAATTTAAGCGAAGAAGATAAGGGTGGTAGACCTAGCGTAGAAAATGCAACAAATGATAGTACATTAGCCACTCAGGGGAATAACACCAATAATCAGCCAAAGCCGAGTACAAGTTGATATGGAAAGGTGGTGATATAGGTGAAATTATTTGAAATTAATAATAAGCAAGATAAAAAAACAGGATATAAAAGATTTAAACTTATTCTTGCTGAGATTTATGACAAATCTTGTATTGTTAATGAAACAGGCACAGAATACAACGACAATGGTATTACTTGGATAGATGAGTATGTTAAAAAAGTAAAAGATACTCTTATTGGTTCAAGTGTAACCGTTGAATTTGTAGACGATAGTAAAACGGATATTCTTGGTCATGGTGAGACAGGTCAGTATAAAGATGGTGTTCCATTGTTAAGCAATGCTACCACAATAGGTCATTTTGACAAAGCGTACATTGATGAAATTGCTAATGAAAATAATGAAACAAAAAAGGTCTTTGTGGGTGAAGGAACATTAGATTATATGAGATATTCTGATTGTATTGACCTTTTATCTGAAAAGCTATCTAACAATGAAACAATTTATGGTAGTGTTGAAATAGTAAGAACCGAGCATAACCCAGCAATAGCTTATTTATACGGATATAAAGATTTCGGAAGAATACCTATTGAATTTGAATTTTCTGGATATGCTCTTCTTGGCTGTGGTGTTCAGCCATCTGACCACACAGCTTCACTACTTGAATTGAATAATAAAAAAAATGATATTAAGGAGGAATCTATAACAATGGATGAAAAGACACTTGGTATGATTACAGATTCCATTAAGGCTACTATTTCCGAGTGTAATAGTAAGACTGAGGAATTTGAATCAAAAATTACTGAGCTTAATTCTGCTCTTGAAGAAAAGATTGAGGAGATTAACTCTTTGACAGAGAAGGTTTCTGCGCTTGAAACTGCACTTGAAACAGCCAAGGCAGACACCGAGAGTGTTTCTGCTGAGAAGAATACCCTTATTGAGGAACTTAATTCTGTTAAGTCTGAACAGAAAAAGGCTGAATTGAACACTGCTCTTGCAGAATTTACAGACGAGCAGAAAAATTATGCAAAGGCTGAGATTGAAGCATTTAATGCTGACCCTATTAAGTCTGAAATCAATTCTGTCACTTCTAAGATTTATGAGGGTATTGGTAAAGCTACTATTGCTTCTGAGGCTGAAAAGGCAAAGGTTCTTGCAGAACAGAACTCTAAGAAGATTGATATTTTTGCTGATGTAGATGATACTTCTATAAATAGCAATGATGATGGTTCTATTTATTAATTTAGAAAGGTGGATTTTGTAAATGATTAAGGTATATGAAATTTCTCAGATTGAGAAGACTGGTGTCGGTGATGGTACAGTTAAGGCTGCTGCTGGTGGTACAAAGAATTTCTTCCTCGGTACTGTTACTGATGGCGTAGTGGTTTCTGCTCCTACTACTGGTCTTGGTATTAAGCTTATTGCAAACTATGGCAGAGGCGATGATATTTATAAGAATTTTGTAACTCCCGCTGGCGAACTTGTTACAGCTTGGGATGTATCTGCTTGGAAGGGTAAGTGCCTTCAGGTTTCTCCTGATAGTATTACATACGGTTCTTCCGAGACTTATTCTTCTATTACTGCTGGCACAACTCTTATGGATGCTGGTGCTGACGGCAATCTTCATATTATGACTTCTGACTCAGGTATTTCTGATGGTGGAGTATATTTTAAAGTTGTAAAGAAGATCGATTTTGACGGCAATGGTGTTCTGGTTGAAGTTATTGTGAAGTAAATTAACAAGAAAGGACGAAAAATAATTATGGATATGACTTTTGAAATGAATAATGTAAGACGAGATTCTGATATTGCTCTTACAAATGAAATTAAGCATTCTTCCCCTATCGTAGAGATTTTCTCTGCACTTACTGATGGTAAGGATACGTCTAAGTACGGTAAGAAGACAGATGCAGTTGTAAATAAAATTAAGGAACTGGGCGAGGGTATTGCTAATGGCGATGCGAAGTCTCTTGCTGAGCTTAATACTATCAGAAAGTATTCTGTTGAACCTTTCCTTACTGCCGAGATACAGAACCTGAGTATTTTTGGCGACTTTGAATCTCTGGGCTATGATGAGTCTATCGAGATAGATTCTTGGAAGCTTATTGGCGATAAGTCTCGTGAACAGGCTCTTAATGCTGATGTAATTTTCCCTGCTATTAAGGCTGAGAAGTACACCATTGGTACAAAGACCATTTCTGGCGGTTGGGCTACTGATTATCGTAGACTTATGCTTGGTGATATGTCTAAGGAGAATGAAGGTAAGAATCAGGTTAGAATTGACATTATCAATAAGATGAAGAAGGAAATTGTAACTAACGCTTATAATGCTGTTAAGAATGCAACTCCTGTAAAGTATTTCTTTGAGGGTGCGGGTCTTACTAAGATTGGTGTCGACGATGTTCTCAAGAAGGTAAGAAGACTTGGCACTGGCGCAACTGTTATTGGTGATTATGCGCTTCTTCAGCAGTTTACTCCTTGGGCTGGTTTTAATTCTGAGGTTGCCTATAATGGTAGCAGATACGGCTATATTCAGGGCATTTCTGCTGATGACCTTAGAGACATTCGCACAAAGGGTATTCTTGGCGTTTATAACGGTGCAATTCTTGCAGAGATGACTAATCCTTATGATTATTCTAACCTCAATGCTACTGGTGACAACTTTAGCACCATGCTTGATGCAGGTCTTGCTATTGTTGTTCCTACTGGTGGGCAGTTTGGCTCTCCCATTAAGTCTTGGACAAGAGGTGGTTTGACTACATTTAGCGGTAATGATGTTACCACTGGTCATGTTCTGTCTAGATTTGATGTAGAGTTTGCTACTACGGTAGTTCGTGGCAGAGAATTCCAGCTCGGTATGCTTTCTGACACAAATCTTTAATTTTAATTAAGTGGTAATGATTATGGGTTACTGATTTAGTAACCCATAATTAAAGCACATGAAAGGATATATTGACAATATGGCTAAAAGAGAGAACACAATAAAGATTATTGAAAATACAATTCCTGAAGATGATACAGTTATTGAAACTACAAACGATGCTATTACAGATGAAAATGTATCTGATGTTCAAGAAGAAATCAAACCATTAAACATGGAAGAAAAGATAACACTTAAAAATCTTGCTAACTGGATGGTTGGGTTTAATAAACTTGAAACCAATGGAGAGGTAAATATCAAAGCGGGTGGTTCGATAAGATTATCTCGTGCAGAAGTAATTTCACAGTTTGAAAATGGAAATAAACTTCTTCGTGGTAATGGAAACGGCGACCATGCAACTATTTTTATAGATGATAAACTCACAAGGGATTATCTTGATATTACATCTGAACTTATTGATAAGAATAAGGTTGAAAAGATTTTTGCGATTAAAGAACTTGACGACTTTAAGAAGGAAGTTACTAGAACTTTTACTACACAGGCAGAAAAGGTTCTTCTGATTAAACTCATTAGAGAATGTGGTTTTAATGACTTTAATAAAATCAGAGAATGTGAAGCCGTTTGTGGTATGACTGTATAAAAGAAAGGATGTGGTGAGAATAGCAAACACTACATATATAGATGTGGTTAATGTTTTTGAAGCCACATTTCAAGAAAAATCTCAACTTAATTCAGACCTTGTATTTCAATGGTTTAGTATGGCAGTAGAAGAATTTTCAAGGGAAATAGAACCTCTTGTATTTGATAAAGATACTGATTCATTTTTGTATTATGATAAAAATGAAAATCTTATTCCGCTTCCTTATTTATACATACAAATACTTGGTTATACAATAAAGCGTTATTATTGTGAACGTCAGTATGACCGGATCATAAAACGGACTAATATTATTGGCAAGGATTTAACTCTCAATAATACAAGTGCTGATAAGGCACACGCAAAAGAAGAATTGGATTATGTTGATACAAAAATAGCAGAATTTTATGATAAATTACTACCTACAGCCTATAATTGAGGTGAGTTTATGAGTACAGAATGGTATTTAATTAATTCGCCACATTATACCGAGGGAACAGAAAAAAATGATTTCCGATTTAACGCTGATTTAGGTATAGATGATTTTTTGATAGATTCGCCCTTATCAAATAAAATTCTTCTTTGTAAAGGGAAGTTTGATAAAGGAACAAATTCGTTTGAAGAAGAATTTGAAATCGATGGTATTATACAAGGCAATTCTCCTGAAACTCAAACGAAAGGTTGGCAACGCCAATTATTAACTCGTTTAAAAACAATTTCGGATTACAAATATGTTAAAGTATATGACAAAGATTATGATAGATGGAATATTTGGCTCATAATGACTATGCCTACTAATAACAAGATGTATGAAAAAGTAGTTTTGTATTTATGTAATTATATTGCTAAATGGCAAGATGATGATGGTAATATAATTTATCAGCCATTCCACGTTGAAAATGCTTCGCAATATAATACCGGAGAAGAGGGAAATAAAATTCTTACATTGGGCTATAATCAGCTTTTGGTATATACATCTTTAGATAATGAGACAATTTATCTTGACCGTACCAAACGAATGTTTATTGATTATAATAACGTAAATCCGATACCGTATAGAATTACAAGAATTGATACTGTTAGTGAATCTTATGCTGAAAGTCGAGTATTATGTTTGATATTTAGCGAGGATGTTTATAATCCCGATACAGATAATATTGAAGAATGGCTTTGTGATTATATTGAACCTGTTTCACCAAATAATATTGAAATTACTTATGTAGGTAATCCCAGTATCAGAGTGGGTGGTTCTTATAAAACATTTACTGCAAATACACTAACACCTGTTACATGGAATATTGTTGCTACACCTGATGTACAGAGTTGTATTACTTTAACTCTGGTAACTAGTGACAATAAATGCAAGATAAAATGTTCTCAAAATGAGAATGCTATTGGTAAAAGTTTTGTTCTTAAATGTGATGATGGGGCGGGAAACACAGGCGAAATAACAGTTAATATTGTAGGAGGTGTATGATGGGAAAGAATGATAATTTAATAGAGGATTATCGAAATCTTGTAACGAATACTTTGCTTACTAATCCTACTATTGTAGAAGTCCTTAGTGATGGCAAATATAGTTTGGAAGAAGCAGATGAGTTAATGTGGACACATATTTTCCCTAATCAGTATATACCTGATACAATAACTGAAACAGGGTCGTTTATTTTGTATGATTTATCTGATGCTGTTATATCGCGAGTTAATAAAACTTATATAGAGGTAACTTTATATTTTTGGGTATTAACTCATTATAAAATGCCAAAATACAATAATAAATTACGAAACGATATTCTTGTAAGAGAATTGAGAAAAGATTTCGGTGAAAAAGATTGTTTTGGTATCGCCAAGGCTCATTATGTTTCTAACAGTATATTTAATTCGGGGACTAATAAATATACTGGCAGGCTGATTACGTTTCGTGTAACGGATTGGTCGGATAGAATAAGATATAAGGATTAAATAATGGCGAAATTTAATCTTCTTAATAAAAAACAGTATAAATTCAATGATTTGATAACTGTAAATATTCCAATGGTTGGCGATGTTTGGGGTGAAGACAGAGATATTGCTATTGAAAAAGGATATCTTCAAACGGCTTCGTTATTTATTCAAACACCTACTGATTTAATGTTGGAATTAAAAGAGATTGGAATTTACTGGACAGATGTTACAGAATATGAAGTATTTGTGATGTTTTTGCTATCGTTATTGTCTGAAATACAGCAAGGTAAAGAAAGTGGTAAAATTATTCACCGTTGGAAATTAGTATTTCCCACACTTGATTGTTCTGACATATGGGCAAAAAGCAATGATGATAATAAGAATGTAATATTTGTAAATAGTAAAGACCAAATAATTTTTAATAAAGCTATTTATGAACAGTTATCAGATTTATTGTGCTGTATTTTACATGCTGAAAAAAATCGTGAATATAGAAAAGTCCCTGAAAAAGAAACACGAGATTATATTTTGGACAGGGCTAAGAAAAAGCGTGAACGTGAGAAGGCTCGACTCCAAAATAAACAAGATAGTAAATCGTCATCTGCTTTAGATGGCGTTATTTTATTTCTTGTTAATAACTGTAATTTCAAATATAATTTTGAAACGGTTAAAAATATCACTTTATATGATTTATATGCTTCATACAAGCAGATAAATAAAAACGCTGAAATCGACAATATCATGTCCGGATATTATTTCGGTACAGTTGATTTGAAGAAAATAGGCGATAGTAAATTACAAAGAATTATTATATGAAAGGATTGAATAATTATGGCTAATGCTGCGATTGCAATGCTTGAGGGCTGGACGATTACGTCCGTAGAGACTATTGAGAATTATTCTCGTACTGATGATACCTGCCTTAATATTCTTGATGAGATTAAGAATATTACTCTTTCTAACTCCGAGGATAGTGCTGATGTAACTGGTAAGAACGATACTGTGCTGTTTACTATTAAGAAGAATAAGGCTGTTGAGGGTTCTGGTTCTTCCGGTTATATTTCTGGCTCTCTGCTTTCTCTCCAAACTGGTTCTGACCCTGTATCTGGTAAGATTAAGTTCAGAAAGAGAGAGGTTATTTCTTTTGAGGACAACGCTACTGAAGTAGTTACTGCTGAAACCGCTGTTGGTACTGCTGGCTCTGAACTTCTGAATGTACTTATTACTATTGATGGTACGACTACTAAGTATGAGCAGGCTTCTTCTGAGGATGCTTCTCATGTGGCTTATACTTCCGGTACTAAGAAGATTACGCTCCCTACTGGCATTACTAATGCAGGTACTATCGAAGTAGTTTATGAATATGAGAAGGACGGTGCTTCCGTAGGCAACTCTGCTGATACATATGGTAAGACCACTCATACCTTTATTAATTGCCTTGGCAAGAACACCTGTGATGAGACTTACTTCATTCAGATTGAAATTTATCGTTGTGACTGGAATGCTAACTTTGATTTTGATATGGGTGGCGATGGTGTTGAGCATCCTTTCCAGTTCAAGAGCCTTGTTGACAAGTGTGGAGTGGGAAACTCCAAGTTCTGGGACTTCAAGGTTTACAAGACTGCTTAATAAAGGAATAAATAAGTATGGAAATAATCAGGCATTGTTTGGTCTGTGGAAAGGAATTTAAGGCTTGCAATACCTGCCAGCAAAATATACCCGAAACCTTACAATGGCGTAGGGTAGTTTGCTGTCCAGCTCATTTTGCTTATCATATACCTATTATTATGTATCATAATGGCGAGTATAATAAAGATAAAGCCAGAACAGAATTACAGAATGCAATAGATGCTTATGGTAATATTGAATATTGTGATAATGTTAAGGCTATTGTTGATGAGATATTTGCTGATGATATAAAACTTGAATCTGAAACTGATGTAGACAACATTAAAATTTCAGAAACTAATATTGTCAATGATAATGTAAATGAGATTGTTCAAGACAAGCTTAATCCAAAGACCAAAAAGAATAGAACAAAGTTTATAAAAGAATAAAATTATAGGGAGATGACCATTAAGGCAACCGTCAAATGTGGTTGTCTCCCTATTTTTTATAATTTGATAAAGGATAGTTAAATGAAGAAATCAAAATATAATGTTGATTTATCTGAAAAGGGAAAGAAAAAACGTACATATAAAGGTATAACTTTTGATAGTGAAACGGAAATGAAATTCCTTATTGAATGGATTGAGCCTAAAATTGATATAGGCGAAATCGTTTCATATGAAATGCAAGTTCCTTATATTTTGCAAGAAGGGTTTGTGAATTTTGAAGGTAAAAAGATATTACCTATAAAATATGTAGCTGATTATGTTATTTCTTTCGCAGATAATAGACAGATTGTTGTAGATGTCAAGGGATTACCCGATACAACTGCAAAATTGAAGAGAAAATTATTTGAATATAAGTTTAGAGATATCCCATTTTATTGGTATTGTCGCAGTATTAAATATGGCAATGGAAATGGTGATAATTGGATTACATACGATGAACTTGAAAAGAGACGTAAGTCAGATAAGAAACAAAATAAAGTTTGAAAGGAAAAAGAATATGAGAGATACTATTGAACTGATTGAGATGAGTAAGTTAGTAAATACCGTTGTTGGCAGTGTGTTTTTTACTAATGAAAATACGAATGAGATAGAATATAAACCTGAATATACTCCTGTAGTTTCGGCTTTTTATAAGATAAAGTATTACTGTCCTGATGAACTTCCTAATGATGATATTCAGAATTTTTATGTTGATTGGATTAATGGATATTATACAGATTCTCTTAATAAAATCAACCCTCGTCAGAATGTTATGATTGATAATGCTGTTTCTGAAAAGATTGAATATGTCAAGAAACAGGTCGGTAATCCTTTTAATAATGCTCTTGCAAGTCTCGTCAATATTGTTCAGGATGCCATTGACAGATTTTCTACATCTTTTGGCGAGTTTAATGCAGATGATATGAAGAAAGTTATGGTACAGGCTACGGATTTTGCAAAGAATATGGATAAGAACTCAAAGAGTATCGTCAAGGCGGTGACTGAAAATGTTGTCGAAAAGACTGAAAACGATGATAACGGAACCAAGGTTAAGACTGTATCAACTAAGAAGAAGTCTAATAAGACAAATACATCGAATAAGAGCAAAGCTGTTGCAATGTTTGCAAATAATGATATTGGGGGAGATAGTGCCGATGGAAAGCAGTAAGTTTACTATGATACTCCCTATGCCTTTATCCGGTAGGGTGGTTAATAAAATCGTATCAGAAACAAATGCACTCAAAAGTATGGTTTATCTTGATTTAGGTAATCGTACAGTAGATATGAAATCTATTCTTGGAATATTAAGTGCAGATTGCAAGATGGGAATGGAAATCACTGTAATTTGTCTTGCTCATGATAAGAGTGTTGCAGAAAATGATTGTAAAGTAATGGAGAGATTATTAAAGTTGGGTGAATAAAATGAGTATTGCTTCACAGCTTGCAAAAATGGATTTCAATAAGTTGAAAATGGGAAATGGGAAAACGTTATCTAAAATTCTTTATGAAGAAGCGCAGAGACTTCGAGATTGTATTCAAAAAAGAATAGATGATTATAGAGAGAGTTATGCCCCTAAAATATATAACCGTACAGATATGTTACCGAAGTCATTATCAGTAGATGATATAGCACATATTTATGTTGAGGGTAATAAAATATGTATAAATCTTTTCTTTGAAAATGATAAAGTTATCCGTGAATCGGGCTTTGGTATTTGGAAAAATGAAAGTCAAGCTGATGAAGTGAATGTGGCATACCTTTTGAACTATGGATATGAGGTAAAAAAAGACGTATGGTTCAAAAATATTGAAAACTTCGGATATAGGGAAGGATACAATTTCGTTGAAAATGGCATTGACGACTTTTTGCAAACAACCAAATTATCTATTATTGTGGGTAAAAAATTCCCTAAGATGTAATATTTAATTTATAAAATGACGAGGTGAAAAATATGGCGAATGACGATATGTTTTTATTATCTGCCAAATTAGATATATCTAAAAGTGTTCAAAAAATAAATGAGGATATTAAAAATATCCAAAAACAATTAAACTCTGTTGAATTATTGGGTAAGTTATCAGATGGTGTTGTAAATAACATACAAAATCAGTTAAAAGAAATAACACAGAAACAGTACGATATAAATATTGGAGTTAGTAATGCGGGGACACAGTCACAGTTAAATCAAGTCAATCAGATTGTTACTACCCAGATTAATGAAATTAATAAAAAAGCAGTAGTTGCTCCAAAAATAGATATTTCTCCTGTTCAGCAATTGGAAAATGCCATTGAACAAGCTAAGAAAAAATATTTAGAATTTTCTGGCAAGGATAACATTGGGCGTATTTTAGCTCATGACTTTGATTTAGTAAAAGAAAAATTATTTGGGTTGCCAGAATATATTACCATATTTCAAAATGCAATTAATGGAGTGTCTACTGAACAAGGAATACAAGGGTTAGTAAAATATTTCAGGAATGTTAAAACTGAAGGATTGCAGGTTTCTGATGTTGTTAATAATATAACTAATATATTAAGAAATCAAGAAACTTCTGTGTCAGCCTTGATTCAAAAAAATAAAGTTTTAAGCGATGAAGAAAAACAAGTTGTTCAATGGTTACAAGAATATGCTAAATATAGCGAAAGTTTCGGATTTTCTAAAGACTCTTACATTGGTACTCAAATAATACAAATAAAAGCTTGGTTACAAGATAATATTGTTCACACTGACAAATGGACAGTTTCTATGCAAAATGCATACGAGCAATTAGAACAGATAATTACTGGCATGAATATGCTTTATGGGAATAATCAAATAAATGGTCAAGCGTGGTTGTCATATAGCAGTACTCTTGGTTTAGATAAACTTGATTATTCTCCTAAAGCATTAAAACAAATAATCAAAGATTCTAATGAAGCAGAACAAACTATTAATAAACTTAGTGGTGTTATTAGAAGAGTTCTTGGAGATGAGGCTTATAGCCAATATAATAATGGAACATTTAGAGCGACTTATGAAGATTTACAGAAAATTATTACTTATAGTCCTGAATTAACAAATATGCTTCAACCATATATAGACCAATTAAGTAATTCAAAAGGCAAAATGGAAGAACTAAAAACTTCTATTGAACAAACAATTTCTACGCTCACTAAACCTGTTGACTCTCAATCTATCATTTCGTCTGAGGTTGATAAAACTACTCAATCTATAAAAAATGAGTCTGTTGCTATTCAAGAAACTGCTACCCAGATGAGTAATTTGGGAAATACTTCTGAAAATGCTATGTCTAAGGTATCTTCTTCAAGTCAAAATGCTGAACAAGCGGTAGCTAAAGTAACTTCTGTAACCAAGCAAGCTACTTCTGATTTAAAAGATATTTCTCAGATTGATTTGGAAAATCTTAAAGCAATGTCAAATGCTTTTATGAAGGCGTTTGACATAAAGTCATTAACGTCTGAAACTAAAACTGAGCTTCAATCTTTGATGAGAGAATTCCAAGTTGCAACTCAAAAACAAGATTTTTCTGCGATAGCTAAGGCTCAACAAGCGTTACAACAATTTGCTCAAGATTATGGGAAACAATTTAAAAATCAAGAAACGATAACAGCGTTTAATAATTTTAAAGCATTATATCATGATATTGCTAATGCAATTGGTGAATGCGATGTAGCTACTAGGCAATATTTAGGAACAAATAAACAATTCAAGCAAATATTTGGGGATACTTGGAATAATTTAAGAAATAAAGATGTTGTTGGTGTCCCTGATGATAGTGCATTATGGAAATTAGGTAGTACTCTTGATGATATACTTATAAATTATAGGCAACAGATTTTAAATTTTCTGTCCGAAATTAATAAATCTTTTACTACCATTTCTCAACTTGACCAACTTGATATTAACAAATTATTTTCTAGCATAGCTAATATTTCTGGTTCATCTGGCTTAGTAAATACGGCGCAGCAAATTCAGAATATTATTTCGGGATTTACAAATTTAGATGGTAAACTCCAAATAACGCAAGACTTATTTAACCAATTTACTGCCAACGGAGCTAATACAAGTTCTTTGGATAGTACGCTTGAAAAAATTGGTTCAAGTTATACAGTCGTTGATAACAACGCCCAAAATGCTATCGGTACAATGGCACAATTTAGTAGTGTCTATAATGAGGTTGCCAATGTTCAAAAGGCATATGCTGAAAATATAAAGCAATCTATTGATGTTGAAAATCAGAATACAACTGTCACTAAAAATTCTACTGAATTAGCTCAAAAGAAGTTAAGAGCCATTGAAGAAGTCACCAAGGCACAAGAAAAACAAAATAAGGTTTTAAAATCTTCAAGTAATTTTAGAGATTATATTGATTCATCTTTGATGACATTCAGCGGGAGTGAAAATGGTATTAATGAAGCAATTCAAGCTTTTAAGAAGTTTGGAGAAGTATCATCTTCATCAATAAAATACCCGACTATGAATGCAAGAGGTGGGTCTTCTGATCTTATAAAGTATTTTACTATTGAGGTTAAGTCTGCAACTGGTGAATTACAGAAGTTTGCATATACTTGGAAAAATATTGGCGATGAAGATAATCCTAATTTTGTATATATGCTTTCCAATGTTAGGGAAGCCGATGCGGGCATCCAAAAATTAATCGCTTCTCAGCAAAAATATAATGATAAAATCAAAGCTCTGCAAACATCGTTCACATCTGATTTACAAAAAATACGTTCTTCTTGGGAGGATGTAAATGGTGGCAAATCTGTAAAGTCTGATGAAAATATTAATAATCTTAATCAGCAGTATATAAAAGTAGAGCAATCAATAGAGGCGTTAAAAAATGCTGATGAAGTCACAATGGCTTCAATGAAAGCAAATGTAGTAACTCAAATTGATAAACTTAATCAGATGGTTACTCAGTACCATAATGCTGAAAAGGTTGCTACTCAACTCCGAGCAAAAGGTTTTGAAACTGTTAAGATTGATACGGGAAATAATATTGATAAATTTATAAATAGTATCAATAATTCTAAAGTCCCGGTTCAAGCAATGAAAACAGAGATTGATAATCTTACTTCTTCTTTTTCTAATCTTAATAATATTGAAGACCAAGCAGGTAAATCTTCGGCTTTAACTAGTATTCTTAATATATTGGATAATGCTAAGACTAAATTTCAAGCATTGCAAGAATTATTCAAAGGTTCTGGAAATTCAAATTGGCTTACTATAAATTCTGACCAGATAAACAAGATTGATGATATGGCAACTAAAACTGCTATATATAAGAATTATCTTAGTAATATTGCAAATGAATGGAAAGGGCAACAATTATTAGTTGGTAATGTTGCTAAAGAAATGGCATCGTTACAACGTGGTATTACAAGTATTAAAAATCCTGCTGTCTTAGATAAATATGTGGCAAGGATACAAGAACTTGTGACGAATTATCAAAGGCTTAAAATCAATCTTGATAGTCAGGTTGAAAGCCAGAATAAGATTTATCAGATACAAACTCAGATTTCTAAACTTAGTTCTACTGATGTAAGCAATAAAACTTATTTAGAGCAAAAGTTACATGATGAAGAAAAAACTTTGCAAAATTTGCAAATGCAAAGTGGGACTTTAAAAAATATTGTTTCTCTTGAAGAGCAAGAAGCCTATGTTACACAACAGGTGAAAAAAGCAAGAGAAGATGCTACTATTGCTCAAAATCATCAAACCGATGCCCAAATGGCTAAAAACATTAAACAAGTTAGTGATTATGCTACAGCCATTGAAAAATCAATTGTCAATCTGAACAGATTGAAAAACAGTAAGATTTTTGCTGATAATTCTAATAAATCTAGTGTGCAAGCTCAGATTGCACAATTAGATCAGTTTATTACTAAACTTACTCAAATGCGAGAAACTGTTGGTACAATGGTTACTGTTGGTAATACAACTGGCAAGGTTGACACTACTGCTTTTGCTACCTTGGTCAATGATATGACTAATCTTAATAACCAGATTAAAACGGTTGAAACTTCTGCCAAGGATTTACAAACTCAATTAAAACAGACTAATGGCGTTGATGTTCAGAAAGGTAAGATAAAAGTTCTTGTTGCTCAACTTGAAGCTTTTGCTATGGCTAATGGTAAAGCAATGAAATCTAATAAGACTCTTACATCTGGCATGACTGTTTCACAAGAATGGAATGCTATGATGAGTAAGTTAAAATCTGGGGCTGATAATGGCGATATTCAGAAGATAACTTCTCAATTCAAGGCTATGAGGTCTGAAGTTAAGGCGTTAGGGCTTGAGGGTGGAACGGTATTTCAGAAGCTTTGGGCAGATGCTCAGAAGTTCGCTAGATGGATGGGTTTGACAATGGTAACAGCCTCTATTGCAAGAGAAATCAGAGGCATGTTTAAAACTGTTGCTGAACTTGACACTGAGTTGATTGATTTAAGAAAGACTTTCAAGGGTACTAGTGAAGATTTAGAGGATTTTTATTATTCTGCTAATGATGTTGCTAAACAGTTAGGTGTTACTACTAAGGAAGTAATTTCTCAGGCGTCCAGTTGGTCTAGATTGGGTTTCTCGACAAAAGAAGCTGCAACAGAAATGTCTAAACTTTCATCAATGTTTGCAAGCATTTCTCCGGGCATGGACGTTGATACGGCGACAACTGGACTTGTAAGTGTTATGAAGGCATTTAAAATTGATGTTGATGACGTTAAAGAAGGAATAATGTCACCAATTAATGAGATAGGCAACCGTTTTGCAACGGACAATAATGATATCATATCTGGCTTGTCTCGTTCTTCGGCGGCAATGGCAGCAATGAACTCAACTCTATCTGAAACTATTGCGTTGTTTACAGCAGGTCAGGAAGTTTTACAAGATAGTGAAAAAATGGGTAACGCTTTAAAGAGCGTTGCTATGAGGGTAAGAGGGTATGACGAAAGCACCGAAGAATTATCTGATGATCTTGTAGACATTACAGGTAAAGTAATTGATTTGACTAAGGCTGCAAGCAATGATTATAAAGGTGTATCGTTATTTACAGATGAAACACAGGAACATTATAAATCAATTTATGACTACCTTGTTCAGATTGCTGACGTATATGATGAGTTAAGCGAAAAAAATCAGCAAGAACTTCTTGAAAAACTTTTTGGCAAATATCAAGCTCAGGCTGGTGCAGCAATACTTAGCAACATTCAAGCAGCGAAAGATGTTATGAATGTTATCGAAAATGAATCTGCTGGTTCTGCTGACCGTGAGATGGGAGTAATCAAAGATTCCGTTGATTACGCTAAAAATGAATTGACAGAAACCCTTACTGGTATAGCACAGTCTTCTATCACTCGTGATTTTGAGAAAACTATTCTTCAAAGTTTAACTAGAGTTTTAGATGTTTTGGGCGACGCTTCATCACCGTTGAATGGAGTATTAACAACTGTATCTAGTATTTTTGAAGTAGTATCTAAACTTGTTGAGAAAATAGGATTAATACCTACTATTATAGCAGGAATATCAGCAAAAAAACTTTTCCAAAATATTGGGGCATTTAGTATAAAGAGTTGGGTAACTGATTTAAAACAAGCTACAATGGCGGCTGAGTCTTTTAAAACTATTACAATGTCATTTAAGGGAACTGGTATAAGTGCGGTACTTGATGATGTTACTATTGCAAAATATGCAGCATCAATTAATGGGCTGACCTTAGAACAGGCAAAATTAGCGTTATCCACAACTCAACTTTCTGCTTCGGAGAAAGAACTTATTCTTACAAAAGCGGGGCTTATTACTTCGTCAGAAGCATTGACAGCGCAAGAAACTGTTTCTTTGGTTCAGCAGGAATTATGCAATAAAGCAGATGCAAAATCAATTCTTTTATCAGCAGGACTAGTTACCCAAAAACAACTTGAAGAAAACGCAACGATAAGACTTACCGCAGAACAAATTAATGAAGCTATGTCAAAAGGCTTTTTATCTGCCGAAAACGCCAAGTTGATATCAACCGCATTAGGTGTGCAGGGTGCTAATTATGGTGAAGCCGTATCGTTCCAAGTATTAACCAAAGCAATTGGCGGTACAGTCAAAGCTATTGGAAAATTTTTAATTAGTAATCCTGTTGGATGGTTCATTTTATTAGCAGGAGCAATTGCCACCACTGTAGCAATTACAGATGCTTTAACTGTTTCATTTGAAGAGTCAAAAGAAGAACTTGAAAATATTAAGTCTGAATGTAAAAAAACGGAAGATGAATTAAAATCATTAAATGATGAATTGCAGACGACTGTTGAGAAGATAAATGAATTAAAAGGGAAGGATTCTCTTACTTTTACTGAAAAAGAAGAATATGATAATCTTGTAAACACTAATAATGAATTACAAAGAAAGATTGATTTACTTGAACTTGAACAAAGAATTAATAATCAAAAGAAAAATAAAACTTTTGTTCAAACTATGGTAAAAGATACCGAAGATCCTTTTGAACATGAAGTTAATCCTGACGGCAAAAAGCCTGTAAGCCAATATTCAATTAGTGATGAATATTTAACTAATGAAACTGGGTATATAAAAGCACAGTTTGAAATTAGGAAAAATCTTCTTGATGATTTATCAAGTGCCGAAACAGACGAAGAAAGAGAACGTATTCAAAAGCGTTTAGACGACATTGAGGAGTACTTAACATCTAAGAATGATGAGTGGTCTGAAATAGCAAATGATATTTCTTATATAAGAGAGCCTACAACTGAAGATGATAAAGCTGTAAATGAATGGCTTGATTATATAAATGATTTTCAGGATAAATATGCAATTGCATTAGGTGGTACTAATGCCAAAGCAAACGCTTTTAATCGTGTCGTTGATAATTGGCAATTTAATGATGTTGTTCAAGATTTACAAGATTTAGGAAAGCAAGGCAAAGTTACGGCTAAAATGCTTGATGATTCTAAATATGATAAGTTTATAGATAAACTTGTTGAAATAGGAGTTGTAGATAGTGCAGATAATCTTGATTTAATTGCCCTTGCATTTAATGGTATGTCTGATGTCTTGGATGGTACAGTTACACCCACCAATAATGCTGTAACTGAAGTAACCTCTCTCAATGAGGCATTAACCAAACTTCAAGAACTGCTCAAAGATATTATTAGTGGTTCTAACACATACCAGTCCGCAATGCAAAAAATAACTGCTGGTACAGGATTGACTGCTAAAGAGGTTAATGAACTTCTTGAATTAGACCCGTCTTTGTTTGATAAGTTTGTTAAACAGAAAGATGGGACTTGGACTATTGATTTAGAAGCTCTCAGGCTAAGCTATGATACCATCATTGTTGATGGTGGTAAAGATGCTATTGCTGAAGAGAAGAAATCGTATCAGGAACAATTTAATGCTGTTTCTAAAGAGATTGAAAATCTTTATGTTCAACGTGCTGAAAAACTTAAACATATCAATGGTAAAGCAGATTTAGATGAATTAAACGCCCTTGACAAGCAAATTGAAGAAAGAAAGAAAGCACTCCAAGGAGCGCAAGATGATTTGAATGTTGCTTCTTTCCAAGAATCTTTACTCAATTATTCTGATGCTGATAGAATAAGAGATTCTTTTGATGAAGTCACAAAACAAGTTGATAGCTATAATGATAGTATTTCAACGTTAAAGAAAGCACAAGAAACTCTTAACGAAGGCAATTCTCTTTCTTATGATGATATGACTAAATTAATAATGTTATATCCTCAATTAAAAAATAGCGTTATTGAAACTTCTGATGGTTATACTTTTGAACAGTCTGCTCTTGAAAGTGTAAGCAAACAAGCGTATCAGACTAGAGATGATTATATTGATAGTCAGATTGATATGACGAAATCTGCAATTGAACAAGCCAAGCTTCGTATGGAAGAATATGCCCATGAAATTTCACTGATATCTTCGGCTTATGCTTATAAACATGCTGTCGAAACGGGTTTGTTCAAAGATTATGCATCTGTAAAAGATAGCATAACCGCTATGGAAGAACTTATAAATATTCTTAATGGTTATAAGAATAATGTAAAAGAACCCAATAGTAGTTCTTCTAAATCAGCAGATAAATCAATTTCCGATGCTCTTCAAAATCAGATAGATTATTATACAACTCTTTTAGATGCTATTGAGGCGGTAACTGATAAACAGATAGACGCTCTTGAAAAAGAAAAAAATGCTATTGATAGTAAAATAGACGCTCTCAATGATGAAAAAGACGCTCTCAAAGGAAAAAATGACGAGCAACAGAGAGAACTTGACCTGATTGAAGCCCAGAATAATCTTGAAAAAGCAAAGAAACAGAAAGTTTTTGTTTATAAAGAGGGCGAGGGACTTGTACAGATTCAGGATGAAAAAGCTGTTAAGGACGCTCAAAAGGAACTTGATGATGTTAAAAGAGAAATAAAAGAAACTGATATTGATAAACAAATCGAGGTTTATGAAAAGCAACAAGAAGCTATTGATAAACAAATTGATAGTGCTAATGCTTATAAAGATACTTTCTCTGACATGGAAAGCAATGCCAAAGACCAGTTAGCTATTGAACAGGCTAAAAAGGCACTGGGTGTTGATGAGAATGGGCTTCTTCATATTGATGAAAATACAGCAAAAAATATTCGTAATGGTTTGGCAGAAGACATTTATAATAAAGATGTTAATGACAACAAGGACAATGATAAATATGTAACTGTAAGTCTTGCTGATTATTTAAGTGGTTTGGGCGCTACTGTTACACCACAACAGTTCCAAGCTATTGCTAATACTGCCACTGGGAATACTCCGATAACTGCTCCTGTTACAAATAGTACAGTTAATAACGCACAAAGTATTGTTAATAATAAGTCTATAACATTGAATAACACGTTTAATGTTTATGATTCAAAGGATAGCAATACTGTTATTGAGCAGATTAAGAGTTATATGAATAAGACACTTCGGACAGCAATCAATAGTATTAAATAATTGCTTTATAATTTATATCAGCTCATCTGAAATATGGTGGGCTGATTTTATATAAACAGAAACAAAAAATGAAAGGAGGAATAAATAATGTTATGTTCACCCACAAATGCTTATCCTAATAATAATTGTATAGACGGTTCTAATTTTAGTATGAAAATTACTTTTAATGGTGACTTTTGTATGGGAGCTGATTTTTATGTGTATGATTATCAGACTGGTGATAGAGTAGGAAATATTTATTATGAACGTGGTAAAAGCACTGATGGGTTTAGAAATGGCGAAGAAATAGATATTGTAAATACAAGTGATATTCCTCAAAATACCGAATATCTTTGGAGAGCAAAATTTTATGAGCCTGTTGATATAGATAATGGTTATTATCCAGATGTATACTCATCTAAAGGTAAAATACAAAAAAATCCGTTAACAAAAGTTACAGTACAATCAACTGATGAAGATATAACAAATAATATTTATATTCCTATCGAAAAAGGATTAGATATTAATTTACCTTGCTATTGTTATTGGAGTGGGAATGGTAGGAAAACTGTTGTAGGTTATAACAAGAGTAAGGGAATACTTAAATTATCTGAGGCATTTGATGATAAAAATGCTATCCCTGTTAGTACAGAACTTTATCTTAGTACTGTTAAAGTTGTAAATATGGACACTGTATTATCAGAAACAGGGTTAATTCCTATTGAACAAGGACTTAATCTTGATACTGGCAAACATAGAAAAACCAGAGCAGATAGTGATACAATCCCTAATACATATATTAAAGTTAATGGTAGTTATTATGGTATTACAAAATACTATAATAAAACTGGATTTGTGGGCATAGAGGGAACTGTTCCAGAAATAGATGAAAATACGCCATATGAAATTTATCAATGCTTTGTTATTTCTCCTTATTATTATTTCAATACTAAGGCTATTCCTGTTATAACTCCTAAGATGACTTTTGTCAATGAGGTTATAAAGTGTGAAGCTAGCATAACAACACAAGGCAATTATCCAATTAAGTATTATTATTGGACTATATATGATAAAGATGATAATATAATAAATCAGAGTGAGAAAATATGGTCTAGCAGAATGGAATATCTTTTTAGAGAGGTATTACCAGATGCTACTTTCAAAGGGAAAATTACAATAGTGACACAAGATGATGTTGAGGTCACAAGTCCTGTTGTTAATTGCACTATTCCTAAAGGTGCAGTCGGGATTACTGATTTGAAAGCAACTGTAGATACAGTAAAAAATACTGTAAAATTAACTTGGAAAAATGCTACTGGAGTTGCTCCAACAAGTTATATTATTCAAAGAATAAATTCTGATGGTACTCAACAATATCTTGAAACTGTTCAGCAAACTTCTGCTTCAAGTTATATTGATTATACTTGTGGTGGTGATATGATTTATCAATATATTGTTATCCCGGTTGCGACAACCACAGTATATCAACAGGCTAAAGTGCCTATAGCAACTAGTTTTGACGATTATGAGATTTATTTTTTAACCGAAGTTCCCTATGAAAGACCGTCTAAATTTATCACAGATGTAAGAATTTATTATAATTATATGTATGGTGATAAGCAATTTAAAGTGACATCTTCTTGGAAGGTACAATTAAATCCTGACATTGGTGATGTTGACCATAATATAAAAAGAGATAAAAGTGACACCGAAAGAGGGAAGCCTGTTATTACTTATGGAAATATGGATTATGACTCATTCTCTTTGAGCTTTTTGCTAGGGCATATTTCTTGTCCTGATTATGGATTAACGGATGGCGATTATAAGACATTTCAGAAATGGAAATCTGATGTTAATAGCAAACAGCCTGTGTTAATAAAAAGCACTATGGGTAATGTGTGGTTTGGGACTATTACATCTCACACCTATACTCCTGATGATAGTGGAAATTATAAGACATATTCTATTAAAATAGATTTTGTACAAACAAGGGATATGTATGCTGATAATCAAACCAGAACAAGAATAATGACAGATTGAGGTGATAGGTATGGAACATTATGATATCTATGACCAAAATTATGTTAGACTTGCACAGAATGAAGGAAAAATTGTTCTTGCTAAAATTGAAGTGTTAGACCATTTAGAATATACTATCTACGAGATTACTGATGATATCATTATTGATAGTGAGAATTATTCTAAAACTTATGGGCAAGGTATTCAGGGAAAATTTAGCTTTCAGATTTATAATCACGACCACAAATATGATACCAACGAAAATAGTCCATTCTGGTTTGATAAAAAAATCCGGTATTATAAAGGATTAAAGGACAGATACACAGGCGACATATATTGGTTTAGCAAGGGTATATTTACTACAACCGGAATATCACAAGAAAATGATATTATTAGTATTGATTGTGTAGATAAATTTGGATTGCTCACATCTGAAACGGGTGGCGCTTGTCTCGAAAACGCCACAAAGATTGAATTAGGCGATAAAGTAGGTCAAATGTTTGTAGATATGCTTTCACAAGAAAAAGGTAACGGTAGACCTACCGACCCGATAAATCCTTTGATAGATTTTGATACAAGAGATATTGAACTTGGCGAAGATATTGAACTAAGCACAGGTTCATATTTTGGAGATATATTTACAGAGTTGGCTAACAGTCTTAAATGCAGAATGTATTATGATAATGTAGGACATTTGGTTCTCACAAGAGGCTCTAGTGACTTTGAGTTTAAAAACAAAGCCCCTATGTGGGTGTTTGATGATAAGGCAACTGCTGAATATATTTCTTCTAGTTTGACTTATAACTTTTCCGATGTAAAGAATAGAGTGACTGTCTGGGGAGAAAATTTTGATGGTGCTAGTTTCGTTGGCGTTGCCGAAAATGATAATCCTAAATCCCCAGTAAGAATTAGTCTTGTTGGATATCGTGTGGCTAAAACAATGGAAGATATGTTTGGCTATGAGCAGGCTAACGTAGATGCTTATGCTGAAATGTATCTTAAAATGAAAAGCATTATTGGCATGAGCGTTAAATTGGATTGTACAATGCTCCCTCATTTAGATGTGGAGGATGTTATATTAGTCAGAAATGAAGAATTAGGATTGGATAATGTGAGATTTTTAATAAGCGAAATTTCAATAAATGGAAATGAAATGTCGATTTCATTATGCAATGTTGATAATCTTCCGGAGTTCAGTGAATTTGAATGACTTGCAATGTGTGTAATAATAAGGTGGTGAGAGAGTGACTAATAAAAAAGATGAAAATTCTGAATTGCTTACAAAATTAATTTCTACTGTTCAAAAGAAAAATGACAAAGAAAAAGTAAATGATAGTGTTAAAAGCAAACAGGCTAGAGTAATTGGTGTTGATGATGAAACGCATAAAGTGTTTGTTTATTTTCTTGATGATATAGAAGAAAAAGAGTATAAATTTTTGAATAAAACAGGGGAAGTCATTGGTGTTGGTGATACTGTTAAAGTATTTTATACTAGCAATTCTGCAAAGGGTTGGATAGGCGAACGCTGTGGTGAGCCAAGATATGATGGCGGTTATTCTCTTGAACCAATTACGTCAATTACTATAAATTCCAATATAGATTATTCTGTGCATACAAACGCTGGCATTGAAAGATATGTTGGGATTTTTGAGGGCGAATAAATATGATACCTGATTTGAAATTTTATAAAGATGAAAAAGGTCGTATTATAGAAGCAACAAGAGGAGATAAATATGCAACCATTGAGTGGGCAAACGAAGATGTAGATATAGATTTTTGCAATTTTGTCATCACAATAGCCATAACAGCGAGAGGAGTAGGGAAAGATGTCTGATGTAGACGAGAAAAAAATAGAATTTGTCAGTGACACAGATGTTAGCATACCTGTACGCTGGAAAACAGCCGCAACAGACTTGAGATGGAATAATGCTATTGCTATGGCTGTAACCATTGCAAGAAAAATTGACACTTCTAATTTATGGGACGGATATTTGCATTTCAGAGAAAAAACTGGGGATTTTAAAATTAATCCCTTTGTGTTAAAAACCATGGATATCGAAGATGGGTTTATATGTGATATTCAAACCCCCATAGATATTTCTTTTACAGAGAATGTGGCTTATCACTATATTAATTCTTTTGTTTTAACAACCTCAAGGATAACAGATAACATGCCTTGTGTTACTGGGAGTGTGTATAGCACTGATAGCACCACTATATATATTGAAATGACAAACCCAATCACAAGTATTTCTGCAAACGAAAATATAAAAGCTTTTGAAATAACTGCTACATTTGGTGGAGTTAGATATACGTTTAACCCTGTAAAAGTAGAAATATCAGATGTGTCTAGGATTAAACTTACTGTTACTGATATGGGTCAAGTATCTGGTGAGGTAAATATTTTGTATAAGAGCGAATTAGGAAATATTAAAGAAAGTGCTTATGATGCTTATATTGAGAGCTTTAATAGGGCTTTTACTTATACTATGAATTATTTGGAGGGAGAATGATATGAAAATCAAAGGGCATACAAAAATAGAATTATTTAACGCGGAAACCGGAGAGTTAGAACAAGTAGTAGAAGAAAATAATATGGTTACAAGTGCCGTACAGAAGCTTTTAAATCTTCCGGTTGAATTTGTGTCGTGTAATACAAGTATAAAAACGATTCTCGACAACACTTTACCTATATCTACTAACGCCATGGGTGGAGTGCTTCTTTTTAGTAATAAAAAAGAAGAAAACTCAAATTTGATATATGCAAATGGTGAGGGTGCAGTTGGACATGCTGGAAGAGTATATTCTGGAACTAACCCATGTACTGGGACGTTGAATGAGACAGAGTGTAGAACTCTTAGCAACGGATATCGGTTGGTGTGGGATTTTGCTACAGACCGTGCAAACGGGACAATTGCTTGCGTTTGTTTAACAAGTCGCACAGGTGGATATATAGGACTTAATGAATATTGGGATCCGACAGCAGACAATTATAATCCTAAGATAACTAATTTTTATAATTTTGATAACAACCTGTCAAGACCTTTATACAATCTCCCAAAAGATATCCCAACAAGCGAATTTGGTGGAATTAGAGGAATAGTAGCTAAAGACACCATTGTTTCTTTGTCAAATCCGTCTACAACAACATTTAGACTTTCTTATTATAAAATACTTAACACAGAAAAGATAGAATTAAATTGGGGTGATTGTGGTAGCTCTGCAAGTTCGCCATATAAGACACAGGACATATCTATTACAAACCCAGGAGATTATACTAGTTATACAGATTCAGATGGTTTTATACGTTGCATTGGATATGGTCATCAAGAACAAGAAGATAAGATACACTACGACATTTGGTTTAATTGTAATAGAATTAATGCTTTAACAGGAACTGTTGACCTTGATAAAAAAATACTTATTAATGTTCAAAGTTTTCCTGATGATTTTTATATCAAAAGGTTCGCCAATGCGGGCATCGGGAGCAGTAATTTTTATCACAAATATGACGGTTATAAACCATTTTGTTTGATGAATAATTTTATTATAGCATGGTTTCAACTTGGTACGAGTTCCTATTGCTTAGCTACTGTGGATTTTAACGGAAATTTCATAAAAAAATTTGATCTGACCAGTGATTATAACGATAGGAAGTGGGAAAGGCTTTATGATTTGAAACGTAAAGCACATTTCTTACAGAACAACCAATGTATAACCGAAGATGGGGATATTATTAGGCTAGGATATTGGCAAGATAACATTTCGAATATGGATAATATGCAAATTTATACATATACAGATATATACCCATATTTTATATCTCGTTATAACTATTATAATGCGCCAAAACTGTATCTTAATAAAGACTTCACTTATTTGGCTACTATTAATAATCTAGCCACTCCAGTAACAAAAACTAGTGCCCAGACGATGAAGATAACTTACGATTTAATTGAATCATAGGATAGTTAAAAGGGTGAAATATATGACAATTACTCCTGATAAAATAATCACAATAGCAGGAATACAAATTAAACAAAAAATTATTCCAGATGGTCTCAGATGGAAAGACCCTACTAAAGCTAGAAACGCAAAATTTTCTCCTAATGCATTGTATAAAGCAAATGTAAAAATGCCTAAAGTGAATACAATTACAATTCATAATACTGCTGACTTAGATAATATTCAAGATGATGCTGAAAGATATACTCTTGCTACATATAATGAAAATATGGGTTCAGTTAGACCACACTTGTATGTAGACGAAAGTTCTGTATGGCAGTTACTCAGATTTGATGAAGTGGGATGGTGTAATGCAAGAGGTACTTATAATGTAGGGGCAATAGATGATATTGCTATTGAGTGTATTATGAACGAAAATAAACAATCGGATGCTATAGCAGAAGACAAAACTGCTAGATTAGCGGCATATTTTCTCCACGAAAACGACTTAGATATCTCTGCATTAAGAACACATACTTATTGGATTAACAAAAATTTAGGACTTAGTGGTAGTGTAGACTATCTTAATACTCATATTGAAAAAGGAGTAACGAAAGTTTGTCCTCTTTATATTATGCCACATTGGAGTAAATTTAAAGCAACAGTAAAAAAATATTTATTAGCATATGAAAAACCAGTAGAAAATGTACCCTATAAAATCAGAAGAAGCAAAGATAATGTTGAAAGCCAAATAGGTGTTTATAATAATCTGGAAACAGCAAAAAATATCGCTGATTACAATAGAGGCTATAAAGTTTTTGACAATTTAGGAAATTTAGTATACAAACCTAGTGTTTATTATTCTAAATATATTACCACTAAAGATAGAACGCCTATTAAATATGTGCCAGAACGCAATGCTAAAACTATATCAAGATTGCCTAAAAATACAGAAATTATAGTTTACTTAGGTAGTAATGTTACGGCAGAAAACGGCACAATATGGGTTAAGTTTACTAGCCCAGAATGTGAGAAATTTTCTAACGGATTTGCCTATATTCCGTTTCAATATATAAAAAAGAAATAAATAATAAGTATAATAAAGAAAGGAAGTAAATTTATGACAGACATACTTAACACAGTATTGGCAAATTTACTTATGGTTGGCGTTTTTCTTATTCCTTTAGTGCTTATGCGAATGGCAGATATTATTCTTGGTGTAGCTATTGCAAAGAAGAATAGTATCTCTTGGCATTGGAATAAATTCCTTTGGGGGCTGTTTTATACAGTTTGTTTTATTGTTGGAACGGGGCTGTTTACTACAAGTATTAGTATGATAGAACCTATAATTAGACAGTTTGGTATTGTCGCTGACGAAGCTACTTTAACGGCTCTTAATGGGATAAGTATAGTAGCTGTATGTCTTATAATCTTGGCAATTACTGTGACTTCTTACGGCAAGGACTGCTTTGAGAAAATCAAGACATTAGCGGGGAAGAGTGAAAAATCTGACACTACAAATTCTGTTATTATTACCTCTGAAAAGTGAGGTGGATTATGGAGAATATAGATTTACAAACAGTAGCTTCATGGTGTGGAAGTATCAGCACAATTATTGCACTTTTTGTACTTATAATAAAACCGCTTCGGAATAAATTTGTGAGTTGGATCTCAAAGACAAGTGACAAAGATGGCATAAATGAGAAAATCGATAATTTGACACAACTTGTAGAAAAACAAGTTGAACAAAATGATACAATGTCCGATGAAATGAAAAAACAAAGTAATGCTTTGCAGGCAGGGTTAAGAAATTCTATTTTGGTTATATATAATTCAAGAATGAAATCAGGATATATAACTTTATACGAAAAAGAAAACCTTGCAAAGTTATATTCAAATTATACTTCACTTGGGGGCAATTCATTTATACATAATTGCGTTGATGAACTTAATGAATTACCTGTAAGAAATGATTGATTGCGTAATACAAGACTGCTGTGCAAATAGTACGGCAGTCTTAATTTTATAGAAAGGAATGATAATATGGCTGGTGCGCTTTTGAAGTACGGAAATGATTATAATACGCCCGTTGCGGAGTTCGCTGTCACACAAGAAAGCGATTTGCAGGATTTACCCACGTCTACTACACCAGGGAAAGGTATATTTGAAGGCATGAATGCTGTGCCGATAGGGAGTGTATGTTCTTTCGGTGATACCACTGCTGGATATGTAAGAACATTTATGCTCTTTGATACATGGATGGAAATTTGATATGGAATATAAACTTATAAAAGAAAGGGTGAATTACAAATGGATATAGCAACCCTAGCAGCAGCCAAACGATATACAAACGAAACTGTAATTGGAATGGGGGCATTAAAAGGTGCTCCATGTACGGTTAAATCTGTTACTCCTGTTACTGGTGGTAATGAAGTAATTCTTTCTTGGACAGCAACAGACGGAAGTGTAACAGAGAATAGCTTCGTTGTAAAAGATGGTGTTTCGGTTGTTGGAGTTTCTATTGATACTACGACAAATAGTCTTATTGTTGAGTTATCTGATGGTTCTACCAAAAATGCTGGAGTTTTGCCTAAGGGTGAAAAAGGTGACACTGGCTTCTCCCCCACTATTACAGAAAATCCCGATAATACAAATGAAATATATAAGCTTGATGTAACAAATGAGGACGGTACATTCACTACACCTAATCTCAAAGGAACTGGCGGTGGACTCGACCCCGATAAGTATTACGACAAGGCACAGATTAATGCACTCATTGAACCTCTTGATGAAGCAAAGCATACTCACGACAATAAGGACACAGTTCTTGATAAACTTACTACAAACGATACAGGCGATACTCTCTTGTTTAATGGTAATGCTATTAAAGGCTCTGTTGAAATAGATGATACTACAACCACGGCAATAGACAAAGTATGGTCTGCAAAGAAAACTAATGATACGTTTGAAGAAGTTAAACAGTCTGTTACTGACACAAACGCCAAATTTGCTGATTATGATACTTCAGCCGAAGTTGATGGTAAGATAACAACTGCTCTCGCCGATTATGAAAAGTCTGCCGATGTAGACACCAAGCTTGCCGAATATGATAAATCAACTGTTGTCGATAAAAAGATTACTGATGCTTTAGCTGATTACGATACGTCAGAAGTTGTTGATAACAAACTGAAAGATTATGCTAAGACAACAGAGGTTAATACAAAGCTTGCTGATTACTATAAGAAAACCGAAACTTACAGCAATACAGAAGTTGATGACAAATTCACTGATTTTGAAACAACTCTTACAAATGCTATAAAGACTTGGGTTGATAGCGAAGAAAGCCTTGCACTCAAGACTACTCTCTACAACAACAATACGCTGACATTCTACAAGAAGCCTAATGCTACTGTTGATGATACGGCAGATTTTACTATCAATCTTCCCAAGGAACAGTTCCTTGACCAGACTAAGACTACATTTGTTAATGAATTTGCTTGGAGTGAGGAGCTTTATCCTAATTCAACTAACCCGGACCTTGATACTGAACCTGTTTTAGTTCTCGCTGTGAAAGGTGATACGGACGTTGCTTATAGTTTCGTTTCGATGAACGAGCTTGTCAAGATATATAAGGCTTCGACTGTTACAAGTACAGTCACCCTTACTATTGATGATACTACGAATACAATCTCAGGTGAAGTTAATATCTCTGCTGACGAGGGCAATTTACTTGAAGTTGGTGCAGATGGTGGTCTTTATGCAAAGGCTACTGATATTACTGGTAAGGCTGAAACTACTGGCGTAAGTGTTGCTATTTCTGCAAGCAATGAGATTTCTGCTACTCTTGTTGGTAAGGCTGTTGCAGAAGAGAACCTTACTGATACTCTTGCTACAAAGATTAATGGCACAGACGAAGCTCTTACTTGGGGTGCTATTTCTTAATTACTAAAGGGCAAAAACACTAATAAGGGTAATAACATTGAATTATTGCCCTTATTAAATTATAAATATGAAAGGAGAAATAATTAATGGCTGATAATAAAGTCAAATTTCTTCGTGGTACTGCCGCAGAATATGCAGCAAGCACCAAAGATAATGATGTTTTTTATTATATTACTGATACTCAAAAGTTATATTTAGGAGCTAATGAAGTTACTGGTGTCGGTAAAGCTGGTACAGGGGCGAGTGCTGAAATCTTTAACGATTATACTCAAAATAAAGCAAATGGTAATTATTCTCATGCGGAGGGATTATACACGAAAGCTGATGGCTCGGCAAGCCATTCGGAAGGTGCGTATACCGACGCTACCGGGGATTATTCTCATACTGAAGGTTATAGTACAACAGCATCAAAGTTTTTTGCTCATGCCGGGGGAGACTCATCGAGTGCTTTAAAAAGAGGAGCTTTTGTGCATGGTAACAATGTCATAGCCGACAAAAATGATTACGAGACAGCTTTTGGAACGTTTAACAAGAGTAATGCTGATACTCTTTTTTCCGTTGGTAATGGTATATCTACTGAAGACAGAAGTAACGCTTTTGAGATAACTAAAACTACAGGTAAATTATTTGATAAAGAAATTGCTACTAAAGAAGATATACCAACAACGCTCCCCGCGAACGGAGGCAACGCTGACACTCTTGACGGAAAGCACGCAAATGAGATAGCAAACAATCCAAACATGCTCATCAATCCGGATTTCCGGGTAAATCAGCGAGGACAGAACGAGTATTCCACCGGCTACACCGTGGACAGGTGGTACATCTCCACTGATAAGTGCAAAGCTGCTCCGGAAACCAATGGAATCCGCCTGACTGCTACAGCAACGCTGACTTCAAATACCCATGCGTTCTGGCAGAACAACGAATTCCCGCTTGCTCCCGGGAAATACACACTCTCTCTGAACGTCCTGGAAGTATCAGGGGTCTGGTCGGCAAGAATCCGCACTGTGAATGCTTCTGGAGATTACGTCGACAGCTATTACACTTCCGTGCTTCACAATGGGATAAATAAAGTATCGGTTGACCTTTCCGAGGGCGAGTACATTTCCGCAGTCTCCATCGGGTTCAACAAGGGCACCGAAGCCGGGAACTCCCTGAAGCTCGCATGGGCGAAGTTGGAGGGCGGTTCACTGGCGACGCCGTTCGTCCCGCCCGACCCGGCAACGGAGCTTGCGAAGTGCCAGCGCTACTACCAGGTGCGCACCACAAACGACATCGACCCGCTGGACATGCGCCCCAGCATGAGAACCATAACGGACATCAAACAGGTAGAAGGAGGATACGCATATGTCGCAGAATTATGATGAAATCATCGAACCGCGCGAGACCGATGAGGAGCGTGCCGCGCGTGAACGCAGGCTCAGAGCCGCAGAGATAGCACGGGAATTTGCGGCGATAGACCGTGAGCGCGTACGCCCGCTTGCGGCAATAGTTTCCGGAAGTGCCACCGATGAGGACAGAAACAGGCTTGCTGGACTGGAAGCTAGGGCGACCGCACTCCGCAAGGAACTTGCGGGACTGGGGGTTTAAATGGACAGCAGTGTAATCGCGGCGGTGATTTTGCTGGTGGGAACGCTGATAAAATAAACAATTTTTATATGATAAAATTAAAACCTATTGACAAATAATGCTAGATAAGATATAATCTTAACAAGAAGTTGAATAATGCAATTAAGGGTTTGTAGTTAGCATATGAAAGAGTATATAGTGTGTGATTTGTTGTCTAAGAAAAAATATTTGTTTCTAGGAAATAGTATTTATTCCACAATCGAATATAGCGGAAATTATATATCTGCTATAATGAAAGGTAAGAGAATAATTGATTGGGAAATAACGCAATTTGATAATAAAATGTATCGTTTTGATGTAAAATATTGTTTTAAAACTTGTAATAAAAAAATTACAAGTTTTTTAATACAAACATTTATTATAAAAGAACGTGAATTAACTAAGTTGAAATTTTAAATTAATATAAAAAATAAGGGATGCTAGAGCAAAATCTGGTATCCCTTATTTTTACGTTTTTATTTAAGTTTTTTTATTTGTACTATAATATATCTTGACATAACTTTTATTTTGGTGTATAATATTCTACTATCTTATAAATAATGGGAGTGAATAGGAGGAGATAGTTATGCCTAAAATAATGTATCGTAAAAGAAATGGTGGTTGGGAGTATCGTTTTGAAATAGCGAGATTGGATGGTAAACGACAGCATCTTTCTAAAAGTGGATTTAAAACTAAAAAAGAAGCTGAATTAGCGGGAAATAAAGCTTATTTAGACTATAATACAACTGGATTGAATTTCATTCCGACTGAAATGAGTGTGTCTGATTATTTTGATTTTTGGCTTAAAGAGTACTGTAAGGTAAATTTAAAACCTGATACTGTAATAGGATACACTAAAAAGATAAATAATCATATTAAACCTAACGTTGGGTATTATGCCTTGAAAGCAATTAATTCGGCAACACTTCAAAAACTTATTAATAATCTATTTAATTTGGGCTATAGCAGAAACACGTTGCTTTCTATTAAAGGAATATTAACTTCAGCTTTCAATTATGCTGTTGAACCATTAGGTTTTATTGCTAATAATCCTGCATTAGCAATAAAACTCCCACTAAAAAACGCTCAACCTGATACCCCCACTAGGATAGGAGAAAGGCACATAATTTCAAAAGAGGATATGGCAAAAATTTTAGAACGGTTTCCAGAGGGAAGTACTGCATATATCCCGTTGCTTTTTGGATATAGATGTGGCATGAGAATGGGCGAAGCCTTTGCTGTCACATGGGATTGTGTTGATTTTGAAAAAAAGACAATTATAATCAATAAACAAGTGCAATGGCAAGAAAAAGACAAAAATAACACTTTGTCAGAAAGCTATTGGTATATTACTGCTCCAAAATATGGGTCTGTAAGGATTATCGATGTTGATATTGAAACTATAAATGTTTTGAAACGAGAGAAGGAACGACAAATAATAGACAAACAAAAGTATGGTAATTTATATATCCATAACTATTGTACGAATGATAACATAAAAAGAATCAATACTGAATCGGGCGAATTAATTGATTTTGTCACAGTAAGAGAGAATGGTGAATTTATTCAGCCTAGAATTATGCAACATACAACTGCCATAATTACAAAGAAATTAGGTATTAAATTTAATTTTCATTCATTAAGACATACTCATTGTACAATGCTTGCTGAGAATAACGCGCCTATTAAATATGTTCAACAAAGGCTTGGGCATAAGAACGTAACAGTAACACTACAAATCTATCAGCACGTTTCTGAAAAAATGTCTGAAGAAGGTAGAAATACTTTAAATAATATATATGGTATGAGTGAGGATACTAAGGGTAATAAAATTACCTAATATTTCAGAATGCGTCCACATTACGTCCACCTTTTTTGAGTTTTTGTGGACGATTAGAAATGATAACAAATGAAAATAGATGACGTACCATCAGGGTTTATTGTTTACAAATGGCTTTATTAAGGGAAATATGGAGATTACAAAATATGATAAATGATAATGGGGTTTTTGCTGATGCGTTGGGCAACAACCCCATGGTTGGCGCTACCGTTGCTTGCGCAGTTCTCGTTGAAGAGGCTCTCAAGGCTTGATTTAAAGCTAAATACAGAGATTTTGATTAGTTGAATAGCTTTACAGAATAACATTCAATAAAAGAAAAATCTCTTAGCCGTCCACATCCCGTCCACATTTGAAAAAGTTGTGGACGGGATTTTTATTGCTTGTGGACGTATAAGAGATAAAATTATATTGCTTAATTATATCTTTTTATATCTGAAGTTATAAAGGTTTTATATTGTAGGGATCGGTCAAATCATTGTCCTCATTAATTGTAAGAAACTCTACTAACGCAGAATGCCTAATTTTATATGAACCTAATTTTAAGGCGGGTAATTTTTTCGCTTTGATTAATTCGTACACATAAGTTGTGTTTGTTTGAAGAATTTTCGATACTTCTTTTACGGTGTATAAACGTATATCTTCTGAATTATTTTCCACTACTTCCTAATGCTCCATTTCCTCTTTGTGATGGGATTGCTTTCAGTTCATCATATGTATATTCTTCTATTTCAACATACGGTACAGGCATTACTATTGCTTGTGCTATTGCCTTTCCGTAAGGATATATAAAACTGTCTTTATTATTAACGTTTATATTAGAAGTATTCTTTGCAATGTATAAAGTCTTATCTGTTGTGTTTGTAATAGGAACAAACCACTCATTCCGATATCCAGAATCTATCACTCCACATCTCTGAGCAATGCCTTTACTACCAGTTGACCCTCTCTCCTTAAGAATAAAGCAATAATCTGTATCGCAAGCTGAAGCTATACCAGTGGGTATCATTTTTGTTTTGTGGGGAGGAACAATTATATAGTCTTCTTCAAAGTCAGCATAGATATCATACCCTGCATCTTCAACTCTCTTTGTGGGTATTTCTGCTGTGGGTCTTACTTTTGCAAATTTAACTGTTGTAATCATATTATATATAACCTCTAACTTTCTTTACATTATTCATAATTCTTTCAATTGTATAATTTACATCTTCATTAGTAAGTGTATCATCCCAACTTAATCTGATACTGTTGTAGATATATTCTTCTGGACAGTTGATAGCTTTTAATACATGACTAGGTTCTAATGAGCCACTATTGCAAGCTGAACCTGCTGATACACAAATACCATCCATATCAAGTAATAACATGAGAGATTCGGATTCAACACCCTTAAATCCAACATTTAGAGTTGATGATATGGAGTGTTCTATATCTGTGTTAAAATGTACATCTGTCATTTGTGAGAAAGCATTATAGAATTTATTCTGGATTTCTCTACAACACTTGTCTTTTTCAGGAGAGTAGTTGTAGAGTTCTGAAGCTTTGCCCATTGAGATGATTCCGGGAAGATTATATGTGCCACCACGCATAGAGCCTTGCTGATGTCCTCCAATAATAAAAGAATTGATGGGGCTATTACAAAGTAATGTCCCCACTCCTTGTAAGCCACCAAATTTATGGGCTGATAAAGAAGCATAATCGTATTTGAGTTTAGAAATATCAATATGTGAAAATGCTTGGGTTAAATCAGTATGTAATTTGCAATTATACTTATGACATAAATCATAAATAGCATTGATGTTTTGAATAATGCCCAATTCATTATTTACTCCGATAATGGTACACAATCCTGCTCCTTCGGATAGAGCCTTTTCAAGTTCGTCTTTTTTGATTATACCTTTATTATCAACACCAATCAATTTATAGTTAAGACAATATTCTTGAGCATAGTATTTTAATGTGTTTAATATAGAGGGGTGTTCTATTGTGCTTGAGATAATTGTACTATGGCGAAAATTGTTAATAACCCAATTATTGCTTTCTGAACTACCACTGGTATAATATACTTCTTTTGCATTTGTGGTTCTCTTTATTAAATCTGTTGCTTTATTGACTTCTGAGAGTGCTTTGTTGCCAATTGAATACAAAGATGAGGCATTACCACACATCCCGTTTAAGTAGGAGAGTATAGAAGTTAAGATGGGTTTGGGAATATTTCCATATGTTCCTGCTTTATCAAGATAAATTATTTTATTCATATCCTGTTCTCCTTTGGATTGTTCTCAGATTTTTCTTTTTTATTACGAATAACAAGCCTAAATGGCATTGGTATTACTGCTATCAAAATAACTGTTCCGAGCCAATGCCAAAAATCACTGAATATGTACTGTAAAATTTCTAACACTCTTTTTACCTCCTCTTTACTTATTTATCATCGGGCAAACTGTCATACCTCTATCTTTCATATAAGATATAAAGTCATCAGGATTAACTTGTTCCATCATTTTACTCATATTGTGGATATGCCTTGTTATAAGTTGTTTTAATAGTTACAAGAGCATTGTCTTTAATTTTGCAGACTTTCCCATTTTTATACCAAATATCTCCGTTGAATTTATTCTTAACCATATTATAAACGTCATTATTGTAATAAGGACTTTGTTTGTCTATAAGATTTTTAATCATTTCTGTTTCGATTTTATCAGGTTGGCGAAACTCATATATAGGCACATATTGATAACGTTGAAATGGAATATCATCAACATATATTGTAACTGTACGTCTCCAGAAATCTTTTAATTCGTTTGGTTGATTCATTTATTATCTCCTTTTTATAAACTTACGATGAAAGAAAGGTTTTATCGTAAAATTGAATTTTTCTATCCCTTGTTTTGCCGAGGGTAGAGAGAGGTTGATTTTTAGAAAATTTATATTTTTCAGTTGCTTCTTAAATTTTCTAAAATTTCATTCACAATATCATCATAGCCATTGATATCTCCGTTGCAGATAGCATACGAGATATTCCAAGTGTTTAATTTTTCTATCAGTGTCACAACAAGAGCGTTGCTTTCTTCTTCAGTCTGAAGTCTACCATTAGGATTATAAGGTTTTACTCTTTTTAATAGATACGTTTTATTGTTGAATGAACAAAAACAATTATATACCATTTTATTAAAAGCTTCACCGAGAATTTCACTAGAATTATAAAATGAAGATAGTAACAAGGGAGAGTCGGTTACGATTACTTCAACCTTGTCCTTGCAACGGTTCATTCTATAAAACTGTTTACCAAATATGTGAGCCTGATTGTCGGGTTGAAATATTACTGAATTTTCTTCCCATACTTTGTCTTTTGCAAACTCTGTAATCAATTCAGCATTTATACCAGCAAGTTTAAGTTTGCTAAAGATATAAGTTGCTCCAGTGCTTTTACCTGCGCCGGGAACACCGAATAAATTTACTACTAAACAATTTGTATTCATATATACTCTCCTTATTTATCCATATTTTCAAGTCTATACTTAGCTACATCAGCCCAAAACCAATTTTCAAATTCTCCTTTACGGTCGCAAACACCATTATCTATACCTATGTAATTCCTATTTTCAAGTTGAGCAGCTTTTAAAATAGAACCTGAACCACAACAAAAATCAACTACCAAATCACCCTCGTTTGTATATGTACGAATTGCATACTTGCAAAGTTCAATAGGTTTTTGTGTAGGGTGTAGAGAACATTTTTGTTTGTCAGTAGCAAATTTCCAAATACTTGTTGGATAACGCTCTGTACTATCATAAGTAGTTAAGCCAAAGTTCCCATAGTTAGAGGTTTGAATACAATTTATTTTACTTTCAGCTTTGCTCACTTTACGTTTATGTCCTGTTGTTTTCTGTGGATTATAAGTAGGTAGCTTATTGTAGAAAACCATTATATCTTCATGTATTCTCAAAGGCATTTTCTTTGCATTGAGATGACCCGTAGGCGTAGTTTTCTCCCAAATGATATTGTACTTGTGCATTTTCTCATTAGACAACATCATCTTAGCAGTAAATTTATCCTGTCCAAAAAATAAAACCACACCGTTGTCTTCCAGTGTTCTTTCTATCTGCTCCCACATCGGTTCTGGTGGAATAATATTGTCCCACTTGTTTTTAGTAGTTACTCCGTAGGGTAAATCTACAAAGTACATATTAACTGATTTATCAGGTATCTGTTTAAGTCCCTCAATGCAGTCCATATTATAGACATTATTTATTTCAAGCGTTTTTATCAACTCCTATCTCAAACTATGGGTTATGTCTTCGCCTTTAATTTCATCAAACAAATGAAGTAAGACATCGTTTGCTTCTTCTTCATTTTTATAACTACCCATAAGGAAACCAAGTGAGTCAGCATCATAATCTGTGAGACAAAATATTTGATTTTCTCTTTGATATAAACTAATCATTGTCTTAGTATTTATTATTATTTTTTTATTTTGAGATTGTATAAACATTTTCATTAACTCCTTTTGTACAATAAAAGTGGATTTTCATTGTATCAATTATAATTATTAAATCCTAAAAAGTTATCTTTGTCTACGATTATTCCTGTAATTGTATCATAACCCTCAGAATCAACGAAACCGATATTCACAAGATTTCCCTTAATAAGTCTTATCTTTTCAAGGCTATCAATAAGAGTATCAAGGTCATAATCTTTACGACTTGGATTTGAATCGATTATGACAATTTCAGGCTCTTTATCAATATCCATAATACACGGAAGTATAATATTTGTAATTGCCTCACGAGAACAAGTGCTAATGTCAATATAACCATCTGTAACTTTATGTCCTCTTGAATTTAAATTTGGTTTTATCCATTCAACTTTTGTACCGTCTGAAAAATCAACATATAGGTCAAATTTAGTTCGTGTTTGTTTAGTTACGGTTACACCAGCCTTTTCATAATCATTGATTATATCAATGGCTGTTCTAAGAACTATTAATTCGTTGTCTGTAAAAATTCCTATCGTTTTCATTTTATATTCTCCTTTCAATTATCACCTTTTATAGCAATTACTTTCTTCCAATATGGTTCATACTTGCTGAGTTCTTTAGCTAACAGGGTTTGAAATTCTTCGTCAGATAAATTTGGATATTCTTCGTTACCATCAAGGTAATCCAACAGAACATTTTTAAAGGTATCTCGGTCATTGTACACACAACCCTCACCAAACGGTAATTCACAATCAAGAATTTCATCAATACAGAAATGAATATCTGAGCAGTATGTATACCCATAATCGTCTGAAGCTGCATCCTGCCCCACAAGAACCACAATGGGCAGGTCTGGATTTTCTGCGATAAGTTGTTTTAATTCGTCTGAACTTTTAGTTAAATTTAATGGTGTATCATTTGATATTCTCCTTTCAATTTACAATAAAACGAGTCTTTTGTTTTTTAAAAATGTTGATTTTTAAATTCTACAATATAATCAATGAACTACTCTCGATTAAGTAATTTTTCTTCATTGGGTGAAATTATTGCAACATTACCGTCTTCTTTCATATTCAACAAACAAATCAATAATCGTATATATTCATTGTAATAATTTCTTTGTCTTACCCAAGGTAATAGATTAGTTTTCACAGACTTGTTTATAAATGCTTTTTGAGTCTTAGTAAGTTTAATGCCAAAATTATCTTCAAGAAACCGAATTGGATTTTCTTTATAAAATGCTATCAATTCGGAATAAGTATTTGTATTGATTATTCTCACCTCTTATAAAATACTGTTTTCATTATGTTTTAAAGCCCATAATATTCTCTTAAAACATCTGCAACTTTTGTAATATCATCTTGATATAAATAATCATATCCTGTTTCTTTTAAAACTGATAAAATGTTTCTCCAAGAAGTAATAATTGCGTTTTTATCAGATAAACTTGATTTATTCTTTTCTATTTGAGAATGTTCAAATGCTTTTAATTCATCTTTACCGAGCCATTTAATCCAAGCTCCACAATCTTTACAATAAAGACCAATGTTATTGCCCTTCTTTTCTGTATACAGAGAAACACTTCCACATTTTTTACAACAATTTTGATACATATTTACCTCCTTATATCCAATCCACTATGGGTTTGCCAGTAAATCCTTTCTCCCATATAAACCAACAATAGCAAACCGCTGACGATTCCTTACCAAATACGCCGTTCTTACCACAATTAACTCTATTTGTAAAAACATAAATTTTCTTTGGAGGATATTTCTCAAACAATTCTCTGCGTTTTTGACTTTCAAGAAATTGTATCTTGAGAAACATAGCTACTTTTACAGAATCCATTGATATATTAAGTGCGTGTTCTACAAATTCAGTTGCATATTTATAGGGTGGATTTGTAATTATATCAGGTGACATCTTATCTGCTGAAGCAGTAAGAAAGTCAAGAGTTTCTATTTTACCATTGGTTCTATCAACAATATCTGTACTTCTTACTTTATAACCATTTTTTTCAAGAGTATTTGAAATATGTAATTCTCCAGCAGCACATTCCCATATGTAATGATTAAACTTTTCCTTTTCTAAGAGCTTTATAACTGCAAAAGGTGGTGTTGCATAGTAATCTTCATTTTGACGATCTGTATCTGAATGACTGCTTGCTGATAATGTTGAAAACACAGCTTTTGAATTACCTGTCCAATCTTTATTGTTGCTCAAAATTTGACATCTCCTTACTTTAATAATTTGTTATCAGCACTTCTATATCTTTGGTTTCTCGGTCTTTCTTGTGATAATTACAATTTAGATAGTCTCCAGATAAATAATGAATATGATATTTATCTTTCCAAGCATCTAAAAATTCATTGTTATACTTTAGGTTATTTGATAAAGCCCACCTTGTTCCCTGTTCGTCCAACCCATCCAGTAATTCGTAAAGTTTCTTTTCGTGTTCAGCAGTCCAACCCTCAAAGCCACGTTTTCCATCGTTATAATTACCAACAGAGTTAAAATAAGGTGGGTCAAAATATATCAGATCGTTCTCGTCAAAGTCTGAAAAATCAAAATCGAAAGCGTTTTTAGACGATACTATTATTGGGTCTTTATTCTCAAATCTATGTTTTAAAGCAAGTAAGTCCTGTTTTTGCCTGTCAGAAAAATAACTGCGATTTTTACCGAAACTACTATTATATTCGTGCTTGTTATTAAAACGGAACTGATGATTAAATGAATGGCACATCAAAGTATATAATGTAATCCAATCTTTTCTGCCATTATTATAACTATCACGAAGTCTTTCAAAGCCTTCCTTATTTATCATACTCAAATCGTATTCTGAAATAATGTTTTCAATCTGCTTGATTATTTCATCATAAGACGTTGAGAACAATCCCGACACAATACTTGAAACATAAGGATTTATGTCGTTATATATGTAATAGTCTGCTTCTGTATTCATTAAAACCGTTCCTGATCCGCCGAAAGCATCTACAAACATTGAAATCTTTTTAGGAAACAAAGGTATAATCTGCTTGATTAGGCGATATTTATTACCTACATAGTTTATAGGTGATTTTATGTATTCGTTCATTATCTTTTGTACCTCATTGTCTTGCCATCAGCCATTTCGACATCAATGTAATTGGGATATTTGCCATCATTCTTATAAGAATTAAACTTGTTATAGACTATCATTCGAGGACGTTGATGGGTGCTTTCGCAATTTTGACATTCACTTTTGGATTTATATATTGTGTTGCAAATTTCACATTGGAATTGACTTAATGCTTTCATTTTTATTACTCCTTTTGTACAATGAAATTTTTGATTTATCGTATTGTTAGGCTCTTGCTTTGTAATATGGCAAGAGCCTATTTTTTACGATTTTTAGTCACAATAGAGGATTACTTTACCTTGTTCCAGACTTTCTTGAACACTAATGCACCTCTGATTTGATGAGCCTCGCCAAGCGAGAGAAATATCTCTTTTATCATCTTCATATCTGCCATCAACAAGAACGTCACAATACTTAACAACATCTAATGGGGAAACCCCATTTACTTCAAGGTTTTCATATTTCTCTTCTTTGTCAAATATTTCTTCCCAAGTATAACCTGTATAAAGCCAGATTGATTTGTTGGGAAATTTCTCTTTAACCATTTTAACAATTTTATAAACAGTTTCAAGATTTTGTGGTTCAAGTGGATGCCCACCTGAAAAAGTTAATCGAGAGATATAAGATTTATCAAGTGCTTTGAGAAGCTCTTGCATTGTATTTTCTGTAAAGGGTTGTCCTGCAATAAAATTCCAAGTTTGAGGATTGTGACAACCAAAGCAGTGGCGGTTGCACCCCGAGACCCAGAGTACAACTCCTATGCCTATACCATTGGCAGTATCATATTTACTGATTTTTATGTAATTCATAATTCCAACTATCGCCTCGAATAATATATCCTATCATACTGCTATCAAGATTATACATAGTTCCTAACCGTTGGTATGTTATCTTTTCATTATTATATTTGTTTCTTATTTCATTTGCTTGTTCTAAAGTGATTTTTGCACTGGATAGATTATTAATTACTGCGTGTCTTCGATTGTATTTATTGTTGCACCACTCTAAATTATAAACAGTGTTATTATTTTTATCACCATCAATATGGTTTACTTGTGGATAATTATTAGGATTCGGTATAAAAGCTTCAGCAACAAGTCTATGCACAGAATACATATGTTTTCCAAGATGAACTCTATAATAACCTTTAGTGTTTTGATTATTAGGTTTTAAGACTCCTTTTTGCCAATAATCGTTCCATCTGTTCCAACCTGAATATACCCATAATTTTCAATCCACAAAGATTTAAAATTTTCAGATATAATCATTAATTGTCTCCTATATGTATAACTCTTTCTTTTATTTCTTGAGTTCGCCCTGCGTTCCAAAAATTACTTCCTATATAACCACAAGTTCTTCTAGCCACGTTTAGTTTCTTTTCATCTCTATTGCCACAATTGGGACATTCCCATACAAGTTTACCTGTTTCTTTATCTTCAATAATCTGTATCTCGCCATCAAATCCACATACTTGACAATAATCAGATTTTGTATTGAGTTCAGCATACATTATATGGTCATAAATAAACTTGATTACTTCAAGCACTGCTTCAATATTATTATTTAGATTAGGAACTTCTACATAGCTAATTGCTCCTCCGGTTGAAAGAGACTGAAACTCAGATTCTATAGAAAGCTTTGTGAAAGCATCAATAGGTTCTGTAACGTGTATATGATAACTATTGGTTATGTAATTCTTATCGGTTACACCCTTTATAATACCAAAACGCTTCTGTAAACACTTGGCAAACTTATATGTTGTCGATTCAAGAGGTGTACCGTAAATTGAAAATCCGAGATTAAGGTCTTTATTCCAATCGTCACACTTATCGTTCATATACTGCATTATTTTCTTGCCGATATCCCGACCTGTTTTTTCAGTAAGTTTGTGACCAGTTAAAGCATAAACACATTCCCACAGACCTGCATAGCCAAGAGAAATACTTGAATAACCACCTGTAAGGTATTTATCAATTACTTCACCCTTTTTAAGTCTTGTCAATGCTCCATATTGCCAAAGAATAGGTGCAACATCTGACGGTGTACCCTTGAGTCTTTCATATCTACAAATCAAAGCTCTATGACAAAGTTCCAGACGTTCATCAAATATCTTCCAAAATTCTGTCATTATATTATTTGGGTTATTCTTCTTTGCTGTGAGCGCAACATCAACAAGATTAATTGTTACGACACCTTTATTAAATCTACCATAGAATTTATAATTTCCGTTTTCATCTTTCCAAGGTGAAAGAAAGCTTCTGCAACCCATACTTGTAAAGCAATGACCATCTTTAAGCTGTTTCATTACCTTTTCACTAATATAATCTGGAACAAGCCTTTTTGCAGTACACTTTGCAGCAAGTTTGGTAAGATAATAATAAGGTGAGTTCTCGTGAATATTATCTTCTTCAAGGACATAAATAAGTTTCGGGAAAGCAGGTGTTATCCAAACACCAACTTCATTCTTAACTCCCTGATAACGCTGTTTAAGTACCTCTTCAATAATAAGTGCAAGGTCGTGTTTTGTTTGCTTGTTCTGTACTTCGTTAAGATACATAAATACGGTTACGAATGGGGACTGACCATTTGTTGTCATAAGTGTAACTATTTGATATTGAATAGTTTGAACACCGCGCTTAATTTCTTCTTGTACTCTTTCTTCTACAATATCATCAATAGTAGGTAAATCACCATCTTTAATCTCCCAATTAAAAGATTTAAAAAAATGTTCAACCTCTTTGCGGATTTTTTGTCGTGAAATATCGACAAATGGCGCAAGTGCCGACAAAGTTATGCTCTGACCGCCATATTGATTACTAGCCACCTGTGCAATAATTTGTGTAGCAATGGTACATGCAGTAGCAAAACTATGTGGCTTTTCAATCATTGTGCCACTGATAACTGTCCCATTTTGTAACATATCATTGAGATCGATTAAATCGCAGTTGTGCATATGTTGAGCAAAATAATCTTCATCATGGAAATGAATAATTCCGTCATTATGTGCTTTAACAATATCCTCTAGGAGAAGAACTCTATTTGTTAAATCCTTTGAAACTGTACCTGCCATGTAATCTCTTTGAGTAGGAAGCAATGTTGGATTTTTATTTGAATTTTCTTCTTTTATAGATTCATTCTCACAATCAATAAGAGATAGCATTTCATTATCAGTATTGTGTAATCCTCTTACCATCTCTCTCTTGTATCGATATCTTATGTACGCTTGAGCAACACTCTTATCATTGTCCATAAGTTCACGTTCAACTATATTTTGAATTTCTTCTACCGAAATTTGGTTCTTATAGAGATTGTAAATCTTTAGAACAACATTATCTGTAACTCTATGCGCTATACCCATGTTGTATTCTGCAATACCTGAATATGTTTCTACGAACGCTTTTGATACAGCATTGTAAATCTTGTCTTTATTGAAATCTACAATATCACCATTGCGTTTAATAACTTTGATTTGATTTTCTTTTATCATCTCATATCACTTATTCCTTCTTTATTGTTTTTATTATTGTCGTTTCTTGTTTTATTCCTATTTAACTTTATGCTTTCATTCTCTTTAACTTGGTTATTCAACACATCAATTTTATCAATTTCATCAGTGTGTTTAGACATAAACACCATTGAAGCAGTCAGATAACCAAGTCCGAAGAGGATGAAACCTATTGTTATACCTAAGATAATTGTTACTATCATCATTGTTTTATCTATGTATGAATCGGGGGAGCTTGTTCTGTAAAGTAGGATTAGACATATAATCATATGTGATTTGTAATTGTCTGTCTATATCTTCCCAATTATAGGCTCTATGGCTAAGAAATCTGTAATTGAAAGGAGAATCAGGAACGCGGTATTCATCTTGATTCCATGGATAATCAAATACTATAGAATGATATTTGCCATTATCTAAATTATCAATACAATCATCAATAAGTACATCAATATTCCCACTAAGCATTTGTTTCTTCTGCATACAGATGAGGTTCTTTCTTACGTCCATAAAAGGGAACGTGCGTTGTAACCATTCTGCTTTCTTGTGCATATTTTCTGTATTTGTAGCAGTTACAAAATATATCTCATGCCCGTTATCATACCACTTCTTTAAGACTTCAATACAGCCGGGCATTACTGATACACCTTTCCAAACTCTCTTGTCAAGGAACAGGGAAGGGAAGTCTTTCTTAAATTCAGGCTTAACATACTCTTCAATACCATAAGATTTAATATTTTCTATTTTGAGATTATCATTATGGTCTGCATTGTAAACCTTTAACACGCTTTCGGTCAGATTATTTAAGACGTTATCCACGTCACAAGCTATAATCATGTATCAACCTCTGTCTCATTTTCGCACTTAACAATATATTCATGTATCTTCTTAGCTATATCGTTGAGTTTTGTATTGTCTCCATTGTCGATATTAAAATCACCGAGGAAATTTCTGAAATCAATATCAATAAGAAGTCTTTCCATTATCTTACTAAACTCATCTCCACGCTGTTCCATACGGCTAATACGAGTGTGAACAGGGGAGGTGATTGTAATGACCTTAACTGGCTTACTAGTATAATGACTTTTTAAAAATTCGATTCCCTGTGGATTTATTATATAAAGGTCAGAATTGTCAGCTTGTTCTGCGGTCGCCCCATAGCGATAATCTCCATACGAAGTATAACCTATAAAGTTAGCTAGTTGGTCAAAGAAAGCATCGTTTACAAAGGTATGCCCTGTTTCATTTTCAGTACGCATGGGTCTTGTTGTGTAAGACTGCAACTGCTTATAACCATACTTTTCTTCGAGAACATTTGCTACGGTTGTCTTGCCAGAACCTGAAGCCCCAACAATAAGATATAGATTTTTCAAAGTTTAATATCCTTTCTATAATTTTACTTATTAGTATTTGCAATAATCAATTCTGACCATGGTAGTGTTTCAATCCACTTGCAAAACGCTTTCCATTCAGGGAGAGCATGATTTTTACGTTGTCTATAAATTGTCTTTAACTGTCGATAATTTGTAGTCATTCTTGCTGTAAGTTGCAATCCGACAGGGCAATTATAAAGCAAAGCAAGTCTTGTATCTTCACAAGGATTGTTATTATATTCTGTTAAAAGTCTTTTCATCTCATTCTTTGTGTTTTCAGTTACATAAGAACAAAATACTTTATCATAATCCATTTTTGTAAGTCTGTGCATTGAACTCATGCTACTTACGAAATCTAGAAAATGATAACGTTCCGCTTCTGTCCATGCTTTAACGGTAAACTTCAAGTCAAACTGAATAATAACACCATTGAGAAAATTATCATGCCCTTCACCAATATTTGTAGAAGCTAGATTCACAGCCCTTTTTGTGTTATTGTTTTCTACTGTGGTTTCGCCTATAAGGTCAACACTATCAATTTCGTCAATCTGCTCACAAAAATCTTTTGAAGTATATGGGTTTATAAGCATTGGATAACCACTTGCAACCATACTTTCATACAAACCATATATTTTTACATTTGAGATTATTTCGTTAAAATCCAATTATCTTTTTCTCCTTTTATTCTTCTTGATATACCCATTCCAAAAATATCTTGGGTCATCAATCGTCAAATATTCATTTCTGAATAATCTGTGAAACTCCTCATCAGTCAGAGGAACGTATGTATTTTTGTCTTCCTTTTGCTCTATACTTTGTTCAATCTTATTATTTATCTGATTATCTAAAATTTTATTTTCAATTTCTGCCATAATGTTACCTCATGTAGCAATGCTAGCAATGCCTCTCGTTACACAGAAATTGAAAAGTGTATTGTAATCATCTTCGTTTGCGGTAGTAATCTTGGCAGGTTGAGATAAATCAAGCCCAAATACTCCCATTAAAGATTTAGCATCACAGATGTAATTATTATGGCTGATAATAGCGATCTTACTGGGCAACTTCTCAGCTTGTATTACAAAATCCTTAACATCTGTAATCTTTTCAAAATGTACTGTAAATTCCTTCGTCGTATTATTGTTCTTAATTATATTGTAATTATTATCCCAATCACGACATTGACTTCCTACTATACCCATGCAACCCATATTGTTTTTATTCCTTTCTTAAAATTAATTAATTTCCCAAATCTCAACAACTTCATAACCCACCGTGAGTTCGTCTGTGTCATCTTCATCAATAATATCGTCCCATTCTTGATTGAGGGCTTTACACTTTGCTTCTTCTGGTGTATCAGCATCCACATATCCTTTCATAATCTTATATCCGTGTGCTAAGAGAAATCCGTAACTCTTCATATTGTTTTATTCCTTTCTAAATTTTATCTTTAAAAAATCTTGTTGTGTAAGTAGTACCCCAGTTGTCTTCACTATATTCAAAAACGTATTCTACGTCTCCACTATATTCAAACCATATAAGGCTATCATATTCACTTGACTCTGGGTTGTAGTAATATGTTGCTGAATGCGAAGTACCTTCGGCACTAAATACTTCCTTAACTACCTCTTTGGTTTCTTCATCAGGAGTTATCCCTGAATATAACCAGTTTGATATTCCTTGAAATTGATTTTTTTGGAATAAGACTTCTGTAACTGTATCAGGGAAATCTTCCGAAGCAAGCCTATTTTTTATTAGCTCTGCAACATAAGTCTTATATTCCTTGGAAAAATTACCAACTTCATGCTGAATAGTAATTTCAATCATCATTATTTCATTTTCAGATAAGGTGTCATAAAGTGTAACTAGTTCTATTGTAGTATAATTTTTGTTTTCAGAGGTATTCTGTATGATTATTGAATTTGTTGGTTCTGGTAATTCAGCCAGTTTATTAAGATATGTACTTCTAGTAGCAGTTATGTTCCCGACATTAATGTCGGAGACATCTAAATCAAATGAGCTTCTGATTTGAGTGTAATCATTATTAAGAGAGTTACTAATTTGTGTTTGCTGTTGTTCCTGCTTTTCTTCAGTACATTTCTTATAAATCATTGCTCCATCAGCTATACTCAAAAGAATTATTAATGCTACACGAAAAATAATATCTTTGTTGTCTCTAAATCGAATAAAATCACCTACTTTCTGCGGGAGTGCATTTACGTTTGTCATTTTTATGTCCTTCCTGAAATGAATAAGTTTAATCCTCTGTGTATGTGTCTAATTCATCAATAAAATCATTTATAAAATTATCGTCATTTTCTACTTCATTCGGATAATCTCTCTTTATTTGGTCATAAACACAATCATAACAGAGCTCTTCATTATCATATATGTATAGGCAATCATCATTATTGTTTTCACATCTATCGCAGACGTGAATGGGTATTGGGTTGCGATATTGACAACCTCCACGACATATCTCTGGGGGGCAGCCTACACACATATCTTCATATACAATCATCTTACATCACCTCATTCCTTAATATTATTGTTGCTATATATAATTTGATACACCAAACAGAATTTAATACCACATGGAATGATATTGTCTAACGAATTTGGTGTATCTATATTATATACCATATATTTGATTTTGTCAAGTGGTTTAGATAGGTAAAATCAAGGGTTTGTAAAAATGTGAGAAAATATTAAATAAATTAAAATATCAAAATAATTAAAAAATAATTATTTTGATACTGACAATTTTGCATTTTATTTATTATTCATTATCTATATTTTCATCACCTTTACTTTCTGTATTATTTTCTTGGTTTTCTATATTGTCTGGTACTGAAACTGATTTATCGCAAAGCTCCCATTGATCTTTCGGCAAAATAATATATAAACCATTGGGCAGTCCCACTTGGTAACTGCCCTTGATTTCTTTTAGTATTTTACCGACACATTTACGACCTTTCTCTGGAACGATGAGCTGTACTGTATCGCCACGGTTCATTAAGTTGTATCCTTTCTTTCATTTTCTTCTACCTCAATATCAAAAGTATTATATAATTCCTGTTTTGCTTCAGCAAGGACTTTATCTATATAACATTTTCTTCTGTCTGATACTGCATCAGGAGTAAACCACTTTTTCTTGAAATTTCTTTTTGCTTCAAGGTAATCATCTCTGCCGTTATCACCAGATTTATACCAATCATATTCATGGAGCAAGGTTAGTACGTCCCAGACTAGCTCAGAGATTTCTCTATCTTCAAGAATGTTCTTGTATTGGTCAGTCCAACCGAAAAGAGAATATTTCAATTCTTCATCTTTATATTCAAAATAACCGCCACTCATTAATTATCACTTCCTTTACAATCCCATACATACTCAACAAACTTATCCCAATTCAGCATAACCTGTGAATAAATATCTATCTTGATAGTCTCTTTATCTCCTCCACCACACCATGGGGCAAGAACTATTTCGTATTCAGCTTTGAAACCAAAATAGTAAAATAAATCAGATTTTAGTCTTTCAATAAATTCATCTTTTGTTTTACACTTCTTAAAAGCCTTTTGAATGTCCTCTCTGAACCTACTATGATTAAAAATATTGAAAGGAACTATTTTATGAGAGTTCATATTATAATAGTAAACGTTCCATTCCATTATGTACCTCCTTGCACATTTGGTTCTTTTAATTCGGCGTTCAGAATGTCGCAGACTTGCCGAGCGTGTTCTTCTGTATCAAAATAAATCGTACCCATCTCTTTAGCAATACGATTCCAAGAAGTAATATACTTCATCTCCACTAATGAATAAAGCACATAATAGTTACATTTATCCTGCTTAAACTGATATCCCTCACACAGCACATCGTGAAATTGCCTTATTCTATTACGAATTTTTAATTCATTCATATCTCGAATGGCGTTGCTCTTTGAACAATAATAATTGCCATATTGATATCTAAGTGTATCAGGTATATGATAATCATCAAAATTGTCATAGATAATTCCGTCAGAATTGATATAGTAATAAGCAAATCCTTCATTAACCCTATGAGGCTTTAATTCTTTCTTTTCATTCACTTCTTTCAGCTTCCTGATTTCCTCTTGCAGACTTGCTATCTGCTTTTCAAGTTCTTCTATTTTCCCAAGTTCTTCTACAGTCATAATTTCTCCTTATCAAAATCAAATTTGTGTTTTATTATAATTTTTTAATTTTCTTTTATTCTGTCAAAACCAATAAAATCGGCAATTCCACAGGCGAAGAATGTTTTATATCTTTGTGCTTCAAAGTTTTTATCTATACAATCATGAACAAAAGATGTTGGGATTTCAGGAAAGCCAAGTGGCTTTGGAGTGTCGGGAAATATAGTATAATAAATTGATTTAATTGCTTTATTCTTATCCTTTATTTCTTGTATTTGATTGGAGTAAAATTTTCCCCCACAATTTCTGCATTTGTATATTGCTTTGTAAATTTCAGACATAATAAATTCCTTTCCCTATCTCTATAACAAACCGTTTGCTAGGGACACCACAATCAAGCTTGCTGTTTATTACAACCTTAATTCTTATTCCATTGTTCTAATAAATCTTCATAATATGAAATCTGATCTTCTAAATAAGACTCATACTTATATTCAAATTCTTCTTTTGCTTCTTCAACAGAATCAAAATGTTCATAATCGCCCTCGGTGACATTAAGGTCATTTGACACATACCAAAAACAAGTATCATCGTCCTCAGCTTGAACAAATTTTAATATCACTTCATCTCGACCAAATTTCTCAAAATGAAGTTCATATACACCGTCAGTTTCTACCCAATGTCGATTAATCATTTATATTTCTCCTTTCATAGATGTATCATTTTTCTTTCTTCTATCGTTCCAATTATTTACTAATATACTCAATGATTGCAGCCGGGCTTCTGCAACGTTATCAGACTGTAAGTAATAGCCATTACCTTTCATTGATAATTTGCAATAATCACATTTTATTGTAGAGTATGCGTGTTTTTCATCTTCGTCTACAAAAGAAATTCTTACATTTCCTTCACAAATAGGGCAGGGGAGAGGAATTGGTATATTATCTGTATTATTTAACTTTTCTAATGAAAATACAATAGCTTGACAATAACTATATATTGTATCATTCATTTCGTTAATATCGAAACAAGCATGAGGAATATCTGTTTCATATGTCCATGAATATTTACTATAATCATTGTGCCAAATTATCTTTATTGGCTTACCATACACTGTAATTTTACCGCCATCAAAACAATCGTGTTCTTCTACAATAGCTCCACGGAGTTCACAAAGGTCATCTGAATAACCATATACAATGACGAGGTTATTTTTATCAGCGTCATTTACTATTATTTCGGGCAATTCGCCAAATGGCATTTCATTGCTATTAATTACAATATTATTTAGATTATGCTTTTTTATAAATTCTTCTGGTGTTAAGCTCATGCTCTTACCCTCACTTTCTTAATTTTACCACACTTTTCACAACATTGTACAATTATAATGCTTACGGGATTTGCTGTACAAGTACCATCATCAAAACAATCATAAACATCTATTGTTTTTACATGATTATATTTGTGTTTGCAAAATAACATAAATTATTATTTCCTTTCTCACATATTAAATCACGTTCCCGTCTTCATCACATTCATCAATATCAATACGGGCTATATCTACCTCGTTAAAAGGAAGTTCATTCTTTGCATTTTCTATTGCCTCTTGTTCGGTATTACCAATCGCACAACAATCTCCACTATAATAAACAGTAGCTAAATATTTCATTATCACGTCTCCTTGAAATAAAATCTCTCCGTATGACTTCCTACATCAACAGCAGTAGTCTTATCATCAGTTTTCCACGTTCTCACATAATAAGACTTATAATTGTGCTCATCGAGGAACTTATTTATTACTTCATATGCTTCTTTTAATGTAATTGCTTCGCCGATAGTTCTTGTTTTACCATTTGAATTTTCAAATAATACTTGAATCATTTTAATCATCTCCTTACAAGCCTAATATCTTTATCAGAAATTTATACTGACGTTCCGTACAATACCCATTCACATAAAACCGTCTCAATTTAACAAAATAATATCTCTTAATGTCTCTGGGTTTATATATAAATATTACCTTGAATAAGAAATATGGAACGAAAATCAATCTTTCAAATTTACGTCTAAATTTATTCATTTTTTATTTTATACCTCTTTTATTTTATTCCTCCCAATTACGAGTTATAGGCTTGAGCTGTTCTGGTTTCTTGTCAAGACGAATCTTTATCAGTCTGAGGAGTTCCTTATCAGCTTTGTCACCGTATGTTTCGGTGTAGTAATATGTATCATCATGCAAACCGACTTCAACCTTTTCTGTCTTGGAATAACCAAAAGCGCTTTGAATAAGTTTATATAATTCAGCATTATCAAGGCTTATCTTTTCAGGCTTTGTTGTTATTGTCGCTTCAACAGCTCCATTTGAAATAAATATTTCCATAGTTCATTCTCCTTTTACGAAATGAAATGTAATATCGTAACCATCTTCAGTTTCTATCTTATCATAAGCATGACCTTGATTGAGGGAGTGATTATCGTCAATATCAATTGTGACATTATCACTTAGATAATCAGTAGTAGCATTATAAAAAATATATGGGGATTTCTTTTCTGAAAGGGTTTCTGTAATTCCACAAATAAAAATACCAATAGATATTCCTATAACTGTTCCCGTGATTAGACCACAAATATAACTGTTTGCTTCTTTACTCATTTCTTTTCTTGCCATTATATTGTCCTCTCTTTTATATTATGAAATGAAACTTTCATTGTATTTTTAATATTCGCAACCCCTAGAAAATAAGAGGTTTGTGAATATTAGTTTTAAAAATTAAATCATAATCTTTGGTTCTGTGTTTCCCCCGCAACCTATACCATGTAGGGTAGGGGAAACACCATTGATAGAATAAACTCTACGTCTACTTTCTCTCCATTCAGGTTTATCAATTTCAGCAACTTGAATTAATTTATTTCCACAGTCAAGTTCATCTGTGGTTATATAAAATTTTCATCAGTACACTTATATGTATTATCATATTGTGCCTTATATAGATGTTCTGCAAGCAACTCTACACAGTTAGTAACTATTCCGTTTCCGGACTGCTTGTAAAGCTGGCTATCAGCAATACCGATATTTTTAGCGTTAGCACAATCTTCTTCTGTAAAGCCCATAAGCTTCATACATTCACAAGGTGTTAGCTTACGGACACGAAAATTTTCTACAACACCTGCCTCATTCTGTTCAAGAACTCTCGGTTGTCTATCTCCACCTTGCATTGTATTTAATGTGGGAGAACAACCCTCTTTTGAATAAACCCTATTCATTTCATCATAATTATAATGATTTAAGTCCCCTACTTGAATACAACTATTGGTTTCAACTATTTGCTTTGGCTGTTTATAATCTGTTGCCACTAAAGCACCCATTATTGAATCTTGCTGATAAACTAAATCACGCTGCCCAATAGTCCTAAAGTCTGGCTTTGTAGTGCCAACTATATTCTTAGTAAATGTGCTGTCTGTAATATGAAAACGTTCTTGAATATCTTTACTCAAATAATACTTTTCATCAACATTTTTATCAAGAACATCTTTAAGTCTAATGCCTGTATCAAAAGGCTTCGGAAAATCATATGTACCATTATCAATATCTTTACGAATACTGATTACAAACACACGCTCACGATTCTGGGGAACTCCACAGTCCTTTGCGTTGAGAACTTTCCAATAGGAATTAAAACCGAGTTCATCAAGGACTTCAAGCAGATTATTAAAGTCATCAATAAATTTCTTACTTACAAGATTCTTAACATTTTCAAACATAAGATACTTCGGAAGCGTTCCATCATCTTTTGCTTTTTTGAGAAGTCTTATGTTTTCCCAAAGCAGAGAACTTCTTGTACCACTATCTGGCTTTAAACCTCTCATTTTACCCGCTACACTGATGTCCTGGCAACAAAACGAGATTGTCCACAAATCAGCATATGATAAAAACTCAATTTTATTTGATGTTGATGTAGTAAATATTTCAGAAATCAACAAGGAAGCAGTGCTTAGTTACGCAGCTATACACTGTGGTTTAACACCAGAAATGATCGATACATATACTGATTATCCTTCGAGAGAAGAAATGGCAAGACAGCTCACAGAAGTTAATTTAGGGTATGACCCAGAGAAGAATAAATCTTATGACTGGTATAAACTTTCTCGGCGTAAATCTAGCGATATCAATAAGTATTGGCTTGCTAATAAATTAACTCATAACCTCGGAGATATAAATAAAATTGAGTTTTCAAAACCTCTTTCTTGACAACCAATTCCGGCGAAAAGAGTATTCATTATTAGCTTTACTTTATCCATATTTATCTCCTTTTAATTTATTATTAACTCATCATAAATGTTTTTTTTAACACTCCGATAAAACATTCGTTTTATTGTAAAATAGTTGGCTTAACAGAGCCATTTGTGAGCATCGAAATTTGCAAATTCTTATATTACAATCCTATATATCCGTCATCATGTAATCTCTTACAAATCTCCGGGACTTCAATAGTTGCACACTCGTTAAGTATTATTACATCTGCTTCTCTGCATGAAGCTATATATCTTAACTGTTCACTTATCATAGTGTAAAAAGATACTCCTACAATGATAAATTTATCTCCATCTCTAAGTTCATTAACTTTGTCTATTGCAGTTCCATATTCAGGGGCGCTGTCACCATAAAGAACAGGCAATCCGGTTAATTCATTAAAATTGTCAGCATACAACTCGTGTGGCTCGGGCATTCTTCCATGTATAGGAATTACATTCTTTGAACCGGCTTTCTGATGTAGCCCATCTATATTCATTGTAATAACAGGGAAACCATATTTTGCAATAGCAAGATGAGCATCATTAGGCTTTGCCTTGTTGACTACATCGCACATTTGCTTTATAGTTTTTTCTGTATTCTTCTTTGTGATTTAATGCGAAAGAACGTGTCAACTTATCTCTAAGTCCGTCTTGTTCACTAAAAGTCGGTATACCTGATTCGGCACTTATTCCTGCCCCAGTAAAAAATAAAACCTTTTTCATTTGATTATACTCCCCAAAAATTAAAGCCTAAAGCCTGTGCGTCTCCAAGTTTCTTCATCATATTGGCATCTGAATTTTATTGCTTCAGAAAAATCCTGTAATATCTTAATAAGAATCTCTATTTCTTGTGAATCGTTAAAGTCAATTCTTAATACATTTTCGTGGTCGTTAAAAACATCTATTTGTTGAATTAAACGGTTATATATTACATCTAATCCATGATGTGTTAAACTAATATTTGTAATTTCAGATGTCTTTTCATTTTTGTTAGTAATGCTAGATTTCATTATTTGCCCTCCTTAAAATCCTTAATAAAAATCTCTAGTAAATGAAACACACCCGCATTTCGGGCAACCTAAAAGTAAAATTTTTTCATAAACAGGAGAACCCCAATCAGCTTTTCTTTCTGTATCAGTTCTAAAAGCATAAGTGTCAGGCTCACAGCTTTTAATAATTATGAATGATTCATCACCTTGAATAGTCACTGTTTCAAATTCACCCTTATCATTCTTCCTCCAACAGTCAAATTCTGTTGTATATCCACAGCAAGGGCATTTATGATTTATTGTATTATCACTTGTATTGTTCATTTTTATACCTCCTTTTTAATTACTATTATTGCAATTATATCTCCATCAAAGGACAATTATGCGGTTTTATATAACACTAATTATTCTTTTCCTTTACATATTCATATGGTATTTTTTTATTTGTAAAAATACACTTTTTCACACGATATGTAAAATTTCCATGTGAAACTTTTGTATAACCACAACCATAAGCAAATTTACAGTTTGTACAGGTTTTAGGGTATTTCTTCATATTTGTTTGAGCTACAATCAAAATTACATCTCCTCTTACGATAAAAAATCTATTTTATTGTAATTTCTTATTTTAAGAATGGCTCTACAAAGCCATTTATTAGGGCATTCAATAAACGCCAATTTGCTTATTCAGAACAAATTACACCCTCAAAAACACAATAAAATCAAGTTTCTATTCTAATGTTATTTTTATCAAAATTCTGACGAAATAAGATCAGAAAGTTCCGGTTTAAAACTGGGCATTAACTGAAGCTTAAATAAATTCTTTGCGTGCATAATATCAATTTTATTCTTGATTACTTCATTATCAATCATACCAGTACGAATATATTCGTCAAGCATATCATAAGTGAAGCCAAAATTTGCTTCATCAGGCTTCCCACACAGCCCATCAGTAGGGGTCTTATTAACTAGCTCCTCGGGGAGACCAAGAACTTTACCTATTTCTCTAACCTCGGTCTTTGTAAGATTAGCCAACGGAGAAAAGTCACCGGCAGAATCACCATAACGAGTAGAATACCCAATCCAATCTTCAGATAGATTGCAAGTATTAGCTACTCTACCATTCATACTCTGAGAAATTGCATAAAGTGTAGACATACGAATACGAGCTGGAAGATTAATTATTGTCTGGTTGCTGATATTAATATCCTTGGGGAACTTATTCTTGATTGCATTAACCGCATTGAGAATATTTACCGTGCAATGTTTAATTTCAAGGTGATTGATGAGCTGTGTTGCGAAATTAATATCAGGCTGTACTCCACAAGGTAACTTTACTCCAAACACTCTATCCTTACCAAGAGCTTCAACGCACAAGGAAGCAACGACTGAACTGTCTACGCCACCAGAAACACCAATTACTGCGTTACACTCTCGCCCATTGATATCAAACCAATCACGAATCCATGTTACAACTTCGTCCTTTGTCTTTTCTGCATTAAACTTATACATAAAATTCTCCTTTACATTCGGTTCATTACATCATAAAACCGAAATAAATATTCATATACATTTTCAGGAACTAATTCTTTTACTTGATTAAATTTTCCTTGCCCACATAGATTTCTCACTAAACTTGATGAGGTATGATTTTCTGGAATTGTAATCTCTGTAAAATGATCTTTATATTTCATTAATCCAGCATCTTCTAATGCCTCAGTTAATTCTTGCCCCTCTCTGACACAGGCTACGAAATGATATTCCTCAACAAACGGTTTCCAATTATACCATGTTGTTAAAGTTTCAATGTTATCCATGCCTAAGCAAATATAATATTCGTTGAACTTATAATTTTTCTCTGCTTCATCACGAATTTGTGTTATTGTATTATAGGTTCTCTGGGGGAAGAAACTTGTTGTTTCAATATCCAATGCCCACATATTATTTTGCTTACAATTTGGCATAGAGTTGATTAACGAAACCCTACAATAGCCGGGAATTAACGTCTTTTTCTTGGCTACATAAGTATCATGAGCAGGAATGAAATATATAGTATCAGCATTGACTACCTTTTTAGCAGTCAATGCCATATCTATATGAGCATTTGTGATTGGATTAAAACTTCCGGGAATAAGCAAAATCTTATTCATGGGTCATTCTCCAATTGATACATCTTTTTAGATAATCTACATATTCAGGGTTCCTACACATTCCCTTACCCTCTACATCTGAAACCTTCGCTACGTCCATACCATTGCATTTTGTGGTTTTCATAACAATATTTAACGCAGGAACATCAGTATCATTACTCAAATAAGTACCAATACCAAACGCAACGTTTATTCTATCATGGAAATGTCTAAACAACTTATCAGCAGTTTCAAAATTAAGACTATCACTGAAAAGAAGCGTCTTTGTCTTAGGATTAATACCTAAAAATTCATAATGAGAAATCATCTTTTCACCCCATGCAATTGGGTCTCCGCTATCGTGACGTACACCATTAAACAAGGTAGCATAAGTCAACTGAAAATCTTTCAAGAAACAATCTGTCGTAATTGTGTCTGTCAAGGCGATACCGTTTAATACACCATATTCCTTAACCCAAGCATCAAGAGCATACCAGTTTGAATATGCTGGATTATGTTTATGATTGCCTTGACCAGAACACATAATCCACTCATGAGCCATAGTGCCAACGGGAGTGAGATTATATTTCTTTGCAAGATATACGTTAGATGTACCGATAAATCTCGAAGCACAATGAAAGGTATCGTTCAAATGAGAGAACTTCTTAACTACTAATTCCTGTGCTTCAGAAGACAACCTACGTCTAAGTCCAAACTCTGAAAATGTTCCGGCATACCAGTGACCATTTTTTAGATTTTCATACTTAGCATTAAGTCTTTTCTTAAAACTATCAAGCAGTTCATCATAATTGTACAACCTTCTGAAATATACTTCATTTACGATCGCAAGAGTTGGTATTTCATACATTGATGTGTTGAGCCATGTCCCCTTAGTTTCAATAGAAAGCCCACACTCAGAGTTAGTTGTAATCTCAAAATCTTCATATCTCGGTTGCCATAGTCTTAGAAAATCAACATATGAACCTTTTATCCATTTGATCCTGTCAATATAGGCAAGCTCATCTTCTGTAAATCTAAGCCCGCAATACGACTTAATCTGCCTACGAATTTCTTCTACCATTTCGGGTGTAAAATGAACGTCCTTATTTCTACACTTAAACGTCCAAGTAGTTTTATAATCACTAAACTGATGATAAATTGCTTGACCCATTGAAAATTTATATAAGTCGTTCTGGAGTAAGCTAGTGATAATCTGTTCCATGATTAACATTCTCCTTTAATCAAATTAAATATTGTGTCGATATAATATCCCTTTTCCTCATATTCATAAAATAGAGTAAGATATTTATCAATAAATACTATGTCATTTGGGTGCATTGTAATAGGCTTATTCTTTTTGATTTTCCACCAATTGTATTCCTTTTCAAAAGTGAAACTATCACCATAATATGCTTGCCCTGCGCCAAGATAGTCACAAAGCATTTCTTTTTTATATTTCATTGGCATTTCAATAGGGCTACCACCATTATCAAAGTTATCCATCCAAAATTCATAATGATGCTTGTTTCTTCCCTTATGATGTAGCCAAGCTCCTGACCAACCTTTATCTTTCTTACAAGCATCTATTGGGCTAGACATTCCTTGATAATACTTTACACCCTCCCAAAATTCTATCAGTGAGAACTTTGATAAATCGTGTACCAGACCTTGCAGTGGAATACCTGCTTTTCGGCAATAATAAAATACCCAATGTTTATGAGTACAGATTTTCTTAAAATGCTTAAAAGCATTTACGATATATTTACTACATTTCATTCTTTGCTCCTATCAAACGATACTCTGTATATACTTTATTTTCGCAATAATACAGGTTATAATCATTCTGTTCAATATACCACCACAATTTCTTGTGCCCGGTTCGAAGATAATCTTGGCAATAGTTTGTTTTACGATAATGATTATCTACCATTTGTCTGAAACTTAATTCATCAATCTGATTAGACTTATTACAATACTCTGCAATTTTGTCAATCAAATTTTCTGTGAAATTTTCCGATACTACAAAAACTACTCTCACAGTTTCATTCCAAGCTTTTTTTATATTTTTGAGCTGTTCAAAATCATGCAAATGATATACGACTCTATCAAATAGTGCATATGGAGCTTCGGAAACATTTATCATACTTGTATGTAATTCGGTTTTAATATTTCCTGTCTTTTTGATAATATCAAAAAATCTGTTATACCAATCCATATGTCGGCTATATTCCCATAAAGGGTCTCCACCACCAGATATCGAAACCCAGTTGCAATGGTTATCTTCAATTTCTGTTTGTAATTTATTTAGCCCATATATTGTACTCTTGGGAATATGAAGATTATTATTTTTTACAATACAATAAGGACAAGAGTAATGGCAACCAAAATTTGAAATGATACTTAAATATTTATCCATTTTATTCTCCGATTATATCAATCTGGCACATTTTCATAACCTCAATCGCGGACTTATGCGTTTTTGGCGTTACACCCGCACAGCATGAAGCATCTACTGTAATTTTAATATTAGGAAACATGGCTTTAAGAATTAAAGCATTAGAAATTACACAAATATCTGTACAAAGTCCAATAATTTCAATTCCATCGTCCCGTTGAGATATAAGCTTTGACCAATAAAGATTTCCAAATATGCTTTTATAAATTATAATGTCTTCATCATTAGATAATTCATCAACAATTTTCCATCCATCTGTTCCTGCAATACAATGTGGAACGGGCAAGTGTTTACCTTCGTTTGTTTCAAGATAATTTGAGTCATGTGTATCTTGTGTAAAAATTATCTTATCATTTCGTTCACGATATTCAGCAATCTTCTTTCTGACATTTGGAATAATTGCTTGTGCTTCAGGTGTTCCTAAAGAACCTGTGACAAAATCATTCTGCACGTCTACAACTATAAGCGTTTTCATAATAATCTCCTTCAAATCGTTAAATTTATTATAAGTTCTTCAAGTTCATATTCTGCATATTTTTCACAATAGTCTTTACAATACGGAAAATTATAACATGTAAAATATAAACAATATTTACATGGGTATATATCCATTTTTATCACCACCTTTGACACCCTGATATCTAATTTTACTTTAACTTTCTATTCATTACACAGCCGATAATAATAAAAATTAAAGCTATTATTAAAATTATTCCAACAGGCAACCAAAGAGGAGCTAAAACCCACCACCAACTCCAATTGATTATATTGAGAAGTTTAAGAACAATAAACACTATAGTAAGTAATCCAGTAAAACCAATTCCACAGGAAACAGTAGTATTTTTTGAATTATTATCTATCATTATTTATTCCTTTCATTATCTCTAATTACATTAAACATTTCATCAACTGAATCAAGCAAGTCATATCTTTCATTCATCGAAGCAGTTGAACTCTTAGCAAATTTTTGTTCAACCATATCCACATAAAATGTTGACGTTCCGTCATCACCCATATAGAATTGTTCCCATTCCTCATCAGACATTAACCTCTTAACATCTAACTGCTCTATAGCGAGATTGTCAAAGCTAATAGTGTTAAATCTGTCAATTATGTCTGGAAGAATATTCTTTAGCCAACGCTTACGATTATTTACAATAGTGTGATTTTTGCCAAAATAATCATTGCCTCTACGAAGCTCCTTATATCCGAGAATAAGAATTTTCAAATTATTATTCTGTAAATTCATTAAATCATCTATAGAGAACACTCCATTGATAACATGAATAACTGCATTTGGATACTGCTTAATGGCTTCGATGAATTTTTGAGTAGGAGAGACCAGACTAACACCCAAACCATAAATCAATTTTTCTTCAACCAACTTTTTGATTAAGTCTTGATTAACTTCAAAATGTATCTGATTAACGGTCATATTTGCAATGATTTTCTTTTCTTTGAGTTTCTGAAGAAATGGAATTAAATCTGGATGACTAAGAGCATTTCCTCCACCGATAGCAAGTTCCTGATAAGGATGTAAAGTATCAATGAACTTCTGATTCATTATATCACCATGTTTGCCGCTTGTAGAACTGCCTTCGTGGCAGTACGGGCAATTCATATCACAGTAATTTGAAATCTTTACGTCCATATTTTCAGCATATGCTGGGACAAATTCATCGTCATTTGTTTTGCGAATTTTTGTACCGTCTGTTATCAGATAAGTCGTGTAATTGCCGTTCTTATATGCTCCAAGTAATTCCATTTCTTCTCTCCTTATGTATTAATCATGCCCATAATAGCCAAAAGCAACAATTTCTTCACCTTTTGGAGTAGTATAATTTTCAACAAATGTTTCAAAATATTCATTGTATTTGTCAAAATATTCATCAGATGTAAGTATATCTTCTTCTGCAAACAAATCATTAACAGATTTTTCATTATCCCAATCTATATCTGAATATACAGGGGTGCCGTTACTCCATGTCTGTGATTTTAACAACTCAATCATTTGTTCTCTTGTTCCTATGACATAAGGTTCACCATAAGGAAGATAAAAATAATAGTCCGAGTTTTTCCATTTTTCAAAATCATCTTTTGAACACATTGTAATTGAGTGAACCGATGATGAATTAGTCTCGAATACATTTCTTCTGATTTGAATTTTCATGTTATTTTATACTCCTCACAGTGTGCCACACATTGTCCCGTAATCAGGATAATTAGGATATTCTTTTTCAATATTGTCTGTGTTAATCATACCACATCTTTTCATGGATTCATAAATGCAATACTCATCACCGTCAACAATGACAATATATTTTTTATTAGAGAGAAATTCCTTCAGCGTGATATTCTCTTTTGCAAGAAAACTACTTAAAATATCTTCATCAACGTAACCGTAATAAGTTGTATTACTATCATCTTCATATGAATATTCTGTAGGCAATACAATATCTGTGCAAGCAGGACAAATTTCATGTACTAACTTGACAATATTGTCAAACGTCTCTTTTGCATTGTCATTATACCCACACAAAGAAGCAATGGCGTATTTTACCTTTTTACTGAAATCGCCTAAGCATTGAAAGGGTTCTCTCCCAAAATGCAAATCGTCATCGCTCCAAATTTTCCATACACCATTATCATCAAGATACATTCTTCCAGTCATTTCTTCCTGAGTATAATATTCATTTTCTTTCTTAACGACTAAACTATGCATACTTGACGAATTGGTTTCAAAAACACCTTTGCGAATTTTAATCCTCATAACTGCTTAACTCCTTACAAATTTCATCAATTTTATCAGAAGAAATATGTAATGCTTTAAAAATATCTTCTACTGTACTTTTGTATTCTCCAATTATACTGCCACCACCCCACGGTTTATTTCCTGCAACTCGGCGATTGTTAATAACAACACAATTTCCTTCAACACCATGAAGTATTTCAATTTCTACTCTATCTTCTCTATTCATAATATGCTCCTTCATTCAATCATTCTTATATGTAAATTCCATCGGAATGCCATACTTTTCATTAGCAAGCTTAGCAGCATCATAAGCTTCCTTACGTCTGATTGCTTCCATTCTTACTCTCTTCTTTTCTCTACGCTTCTTATCACGCTCTTCAATCTTCTTTTCTTCAGCAAGAGTCTTTTCTTCAGCAAGACGTTCCTTTTCAAGTTTCTTTGGCAGAGTTTCAATCCAATATTCAGCTTCATCATTTATCTTATTCCCACTGGCAATGTGCTTAGCATAACAAGCGTAAAAACCATAATACTTATCAGCCTTATCAACAGGGCAGAGAACTGAAGTTTCAGTGTTATCTCTGAACGAGAGAGTTGTCTTCATATATGTGGTCTTGTTGCCCCTATCATCGTACTTATCAACAGGAGTGTATGTATAATCCACAATATCCATGTGGGGGTTAGCATTATTCATCTTATTATCCTTTCTGTTAAGAATTGACTTTAATGATTCTGAATTATAATTCTTGATACCGTTGATTTCTGCTATAAGATCAGCCACATCTTTAGTTAGTTCTCTTGTTGCGGTCAGGGTTACTGTAGGAGAAACACCGGGAGAAAAATCAACTGATACATCATTTCTATCACCTGTGTTGTGACTACCTGTGTTCCAGAAATCAAATAAAAAATCGTTCATAAAAATTTATCCTTTCAAAAATTATATTCCATTATACTATATACTTTATACAGCATAATGATTATTATTATCACAGAAAATCAGGGTGATAACACCCATCATAATTGTCCCAACTGCTACTAACATAATTACCATCCTTTCTTTTCATTGATTTGGAAATTGCCGATTATATCAGCAATAATTCCGTTGGAAATTCCAGACTATGCCCTTATGTACCATTTTGCCTTTGGGGATTGTAAATGTGTCCCCATTGTCATTTGCCCAGATTTCATGAGAGCCTTTTCCATCTCGGAGACGCTTAAAACCATGCACCTTGACTAACGCTAAGAACTTTTTATAATTCGTAAATATCACCTCATTTCTAGTAATTCGATATTGTCTAAAGAATTTACTATCCATAGTATAACACTTACAAATGCGTTTGTCAAGGGGTTAAGTAAATTATTTATTGAAAAATATTTAATTTTTATTATTTTTCAAATATTTATTTTATAATTGCGTTTTATTTATATGTTTGGCTCTGATTTATCAAATCTGACTGCTTGGAAGACAGGGAACTGCAAAGAATAGCTACCGTCCTTATTTTGAGTTTCTTCCTTATACTTAACTGTAACTATCTTACCAATAATTTCATTAGGATTATTCCAATAATAATTTCTCATTTCATCGGTAAAGCCAGAGCCGACCTTTACGAAATTATTTTTATACTCACAAAGGATTGAACCAAGAGTATTTGCGTTCTTGCCTGTGCCTTGCTCAATATCAACACACTTTATATCACAATCATAAAAACACTTTACTTTGATTAATTCTTTTGTTCTCTTGCATTTGTATGTAGTGTTTAAGTTCAGAATAACGCCTTCCTTGTCTGTTTCTTCTGCATAATCAAGCCATTTCTGTATCTTCGAATGGTCTGTACCCTCGTACCACATTGGCACAATTCTAAGATTCTTAATATTATTATCTTTAATCTTCTTTGCAATTATATCAGTAAGATACTTCTTGCGCCAACCGTATTTGAATAAACTCTCACCAGCCATAAACTCATTCTTTGGGAGACAATCAAAAATTATATATTCAAGACAAGTTTTGTCTGTATCTTTACTATTAGCAATTCCCGTACCGATTTGAAAATTTTCACTGTCTGATTTACCGTCTGTATTCTTACGGATAAGCTCTCCGTCAAACACAAGGTCAGGAAGATTAAACTTTTGAATGTCGGTAATTATATGGTCAAGACCTGTATATTCTTTCCCGGAACGTGTAAAAAGTTTATTATTAAAGCTGACACAACGACAACCATTTAGCTTCTGACTTATGTAAATATATTCATTGCCTTTGAGTTTAACCTTGTCAAGAGGTGTTCCAAGCTGTACATCAAAAACAGGTACAAATCCTTTGCCATAAACCGAATTTACAGTTTTAGCATCTATGCCAAGTTTCAGCGATTTTGTTATAAGCTGTCTGTAATATTCTCTGTATTCTTCAGGCTGATTTACCAAAAATGCTTGAGCATATGCTATATCTTTATCCGTACCAGTATTATGATTTTCAAGATAAGATTTAATAGTAGTCCATGAGAAACGTTCTGGGTCAAAGTCGTCTGTAACAACCATTGGCGAAACTTTCTTGTCTATCTTTTTAGAACTTATTCCTGTTATCACAAACGGATTTAAGAGCCATTTAAGAGTATCTTGAAATAGAATATTTCTTTCATTGTCCTTCAAAATTTTAACTTTTTCAGTCTTTTTGCTTGTTGATTGCAATTCCTTAAAAATTGCAAAAACTTCTGTCATATCACTCATTATTGTTTACCTTGTCTTCATTGTCTAAAATATCAAGCAAAGAACGCAACATTGTTTTTCTGTCATCAAAAAGAATTTTACGTTCTGTAAGCCTTATGATTTCCTCACGAGCTTTTCTTATCTCTGCATCACAAATAAATATTTCTTTAGAAATTTCTTCTTTAATGTTATTCATATTAGCCTTACTTAATTCCTCCATCAAGCTCGTCCATCTCATGGTCATATACATCAAAATCGAAAATAAGATGCTTTCTGCTTGCAATATAATCACACAAATGAACACACTTTTGAATATCAGTCTTAGGACGGGGAAGCACAGTATCAGAATACTTCGATGTAGTCCACTTGCCCATATGAGAAGCTACTGCACCAGCAATAGTACGGATATTTTCACCAAAAATCAAATCGGTAATATTATTAATATTTTCAAGATGATTTATCTTGATATATTCTTCGTACATTTCATAAATGAAATTTTCCATAAGAAGAGGGTGGTCAAAAGCAGTATGGTCTTCGTACATACCACGCTTCAGACCGTCATGCAGAATAAGAGCCGAGGTTACTATATCTCTATCGTTCTGGATAAAGTCATATATTTCTGCCGTAAAGAGGTCTTGAGCTATTGCGACGGCAAACTTGGTGTGTCTCATTAGCCCTCCTTCACCAAGACACTGCTTACTATGATACTTTTCTGATGAACTTGCACCAATGTGTCTGAAGTAATCAGGCAACTTATCAAGAACATAACCTGTAAAGTTCCTAAGTCTTTCATTCTTGATATAATTAAGTTCTCTTGCAAAAGTTACGGAATTTGCTACATTAGTTGTGTTTGTTGTGTTAGTCATAATTATTATTCTCCTTTAATAAATCTTTAAGCCATGTTTGTCTTGTAAAATTTTCTTTCTTCTTTATTGCCCTGCTAAAAGTCAAAATATCACTTATTATATAGCATTTTTCTTTTGCTCTTGTAACAGCAACATAAAGAAGATTAGAATTAAGCATAAAAGTATGAGTATTTGGTACGAATGCGATAACATATTTTGCTTGTCCACCTTGAGATTTGTGTATGGAAATAGCATAAGCCAATTTGATATTGATAAATTTTTCTCTGGGGATATAAATTCTAAAAACATCAAAATCAACTACCATGCCATTGTTCATTATCTTTGAAACAATACCGATATCACCATTAGAAATAAATGCCACTTTATCATCACTCATTTCTTCTTCATCTGAATAAATTTGTGAATTATAGTCATTTGTGCATTGAATAACCGGATCTCCAATTCTATATTCCGTATCTCCACTTATTATCTTTTGTTCAGCATTTGGATTTATTGCCTTTTGGATTTGATTATTAATGATTTGTGTTCCATATTTACCCTTATTTTGAGCAACCACAAACATGATATCTTTCAAAGGAACGCCATTATTTAATAACTTTTGATATGCTTTAATAATATAATCTACAGCTCTTTCAGGTGGCATTTGTGCAAAAACACAACCATTATCATCACCTATTGCTTGAACATTGGTTTTATTTTCAAAAGTCATTTTACCTTGCCTTATATCCGTTGCAACTGTACTTAATCCGCCTTCACCATATCGGAATACCCTTGTAAGATAAACTGTCGGTATTACGTTACTATTTAAAAGGTCATGCAATACATTGCCACACGATACAGAGGGTATCTGAGCATTATCACCGATTATCAACAATTTTGTCCTATTAAAGTCTATTGCATCAAGTAAATGCTTGAATAAATAAACATCAACCATTGAGGACTCATCAAGAATAACGATATCATAAGGTAATTTATTCTTTTCATCAAATCCCCATTCATTATGAGGTATAAAATGCAGTCCACGATGAATTGTACTAGCTGGGTGATTGGTGTATTTTTGTAACACCTTTGAAGCTCTGCCTGTAGGGGCAAGAAGTAAAGCTGATTTTTTCAAATCATTTAACAGATTGATTAAAGCCAGCACAGACATTGACTTACCTGTCCCGGCGAAACCCTGTAAAATAGTGATAGGATTTTTACAAACACTATATATCGTTTGCATTTGTTCATCTGTCAAAGAAGTGTTTTCGTTTATCTGGCGATATTTTTCTATATCTGAATGAGAAATATTCCATTTATTATTTACTTTTAAGCCATTTTTTAATATCTCGGCAATTTCGTTTTCAACACTATAAGTTTTAGTCTTTGAAACACGAGAGTGTTTAACATCACAAAAGATATCATTACTTAAATCAAAAGCAAAGGACTTTTTCATAATTTCTTTTAAGTGATGTTTTGCTTCGGGGACGTATTCACTACAAGTCTTGATAAATTCCTTGCTATCCATATATGTATTGCCACTGGTTTCATTCTCATCAAGAATATATAAGGCACAGGCTTCCATACGCTGATAAGATGATACCAGGTCAAAACCAAAATCAATAATTGGTTTCTCGCCATTTTTGATACGTTCCTTTGATACTGCATCGACTTTCAATAGCAATTCATCAGCAGTCTTGAAACCAATTCCACCTAACTTACACAAGCATTTATATGGCTGTTTATGCAGATTTTCTCTGATTTTTTCGATAGATGGATATGCTTGATAAAGTTTCTTAATAACTGAAAAACTGAATACACCAGAAAATTCTTCTACCAATTCAGCTAATTTGAAATTTTCAATTACTTTTATCTTAATTTTTGCAAATGTGGTTTCTTTAATTCCCTTTGTCTTGTTTAAATCTACATCTTGAAGCCTGTTGTTGATTATTCTATCAATGATATCTGGATAAACTGACAACAAAGTTGTAGCCTGCTGATATGTAAGAATTTCATTAAGAAAAGCACGACTGCTTTCTATTGAAGCAGGTTTTTCACTTTTGATATTTATGATTTTATAACTTATTCCATATTTATCCTGTGTTTCTTCGGCTTTAACCCAATATTCACAATCAAGATTTAATTCTTGAATATCACCTTTAATTGTGGCATTATTGAAAGAATTTATTTTAACATTGGGATATTTGAAGCTGTCAACCGTGCAACCATAAATCTTGAAATTTTCAGAATTAAACAAGCATCTCACAGGAGTAGCTATGAACTCGATTATTTTAGCTAGTTCTTTACTATTTCCCAATGGGACATCACCTTCTCTTTCTCATTTGTTTTTACCCATTTGCCATTTACAAGTTTACTCTTACATTTATCATCAAGCCAAATGTTCAATATACTATTTTCTTTGAATGGAGATATTGCATATTCATCGGCTTTATACACCTTTGATTTAATTATTTTGCCTGTTTTCAATTGATATAACGTAACATATGGCTTACATTTATCCTTGTAAATTTTCATCTCTGAAACGTAATACAAACTATCTGGGGCTTTAGGATTAATATAACTGATATAACCGAGGTATTGTTTTTGATATTGAATAGTTTTTATAAGAGAACTTTTTATGTTAGCCAAAGAATCCCAACACTCATATAATGCTGTATCATAATCAAATTCTCTATATTGCTTTTCCGTTTCCTTAGAATGATTTCTTATTATTTCAGTTATTTCAGGGGAGACACAATTTTTATCAAACTGTGTTCTTTCATATAAATTATCAGTCATTTCAATAAACTTGAGTATTTTTTCATTGTTGCCAAAATCAGAGAAATAATTGATTTTTGCCAAGATTTCAATATGACCTTTATTTATAACAGATGATTTTTTTAATGCTTTCCATATATCATAGAAATTATCAAATTTCATCTGACTTATTGTATATAGTTCATCTGCTACCTTTTGGCTTAATCCTTTAATTGATAACAATGAGGGATAGATACAATGACTGTTCTGATCTGCTTTAAATCGTCTATTGTCCTCTCCAAACTTGTATTCCCCTTCTTCGATCTTAAAGCCTTCACGCATTTCTTGTTTCAGCAACATTACTTTATCTTTATTCCCTTTATCGGAATAATGTTGCAAAAGAACTTCATAAAATTCATAAGGATAATGTGCTTTAAGATAAGCACAATAAAGAGAATCTAATGCCATACAATAAGCATGAGCTGAATTAAATCCATATCCGCAAGAATCTGAAATGATTTGCCATACTTTATTGCTCATTTCTATAGCAGTGTTTTCATCAACCTTATCATCTGCAATAATTCTTGCCTTAAATCCATCTATAAACCTGCTTTTTAAAGGTTTAACCTTTTCAGGATGCTTTTTTGCGATAGCTTTGATAATTCCATAACATTCATCAAGAGGAAATCCTGCATAGTTTAATGTATTCATTGTCTGTTCCTGATAAAGAATAAACGATTGTGGAAATTCAGGTGTCTGCAAAATATTATCAAATGCTTTAATTCCATATTCAAAATGCTCTCTTGTTTCAAATTTTGAATACATTGATTTAAAAGCTGGACGTATCGCTGCAATAAAAGCTGCTAACTCAGAAATATTCTGAGGCTTAAATTTCATTGCTTTTTTAGTAGTAGATTGTTTTTCACACTGATTTATTCCAATCGTCAAGCCCGATGAATAAATATTCCATACCTTTTCATCATTTTTTACAAGCTCGGTAAGTTCATTCACAGTATGATGTTTAATATCTATTCTTTTGTAAAGATTATTTATTAATAAAACTACATCTACTTTAAGCAGGTCATTTTTGAGAAATTTATATTTTTCAGCTATTGCACCATCAATTACAGTAGTTATATATTCTTTCTTTGTAGTATCACTTTTACATTTTATAAGTCCTACTTCAGAACGAATATCTCCTTGATATAATAAATATGCGCAAGGTGCTTTCTTTTTATCTGAAATAATTCCCCAATATTTTTTACTTTGGTCAAGATAGTTATGATAATTTTTATCTACATAATCATAAATATCAATCATATCCTTATCTTCATCGTCAGCATTTTTGTATGCTTCCTCATAATCTCCAATTTGCTTGGAAATGTTATTTGCTAATTCAGCTTCCATATTCATTGCTCTTGAATACATCTTAAAAGCAGCTTTCTTTTTCAAAGTCCCAAAAGCAATCATAGGGTATGCATGACCTTTACCGAGAATTTCTTCTTGTGCTTCCGCAAATATTTCAGGATTGCCACAATTTAGGTCAAGATCGGGGAGTGACCGCGTTTCAAGAATACGACTTTCAGAAATAAATCTTTCAGGATAAAGTTTTATGGGGGACTTAAATCTGTCTACTTTACTAAATCCACAAAGAGTATTTGTAAAATAGCCAACTCCAGAACCTCTTCCTGTATCTGTAATAAGCCCACCTTTTTCAATAGCTCTTTTTACTATCTGATAATCTATCAAAGGATAGTCCACCATTTTTGTTTTTTTATAAACATCAACTTCTTGCTGAACGCTTGTGATATACTTTTTCTTTTCTTCAACTGAAAAATCTTTTATATATTCTTTAAGTTTTGAAGCAATAAGTTTTGTATAAAGTTTGTTGCGTTCTTCCTGTGTTTTATCTGGATATATTGTAGGCAATTTTATATCATCAGTCAAAATTATATCATCAAAAGTTAGACAAATATCGGTATTATCCATAGCAGTTTGAATCTCTTCTTTTGTAAAAACACCTTGTCCAAGAAATCTCTGCATTATTGTATTGTCATCAGGATAATCCATATACCAGCCTTCTTCATCCTCATAAAAGACTTTATTAGCTTCAAGCAGATTTTGTCTATCTCCCGACTGTTCAGGATAGATATAATGGCTATCAAGTCCCACAATCATTTGAATATCATTATTATAAGCAATTTTCTTTATCTTTTTATTTAAGGCAATTTGTTGCGGTGTATTGTGATACTGGATTTCAAGCATTAAATTATTCTGAAAGTGTTCTTTTAATTTTAATACAATTTCTTCAATGTCATCATACTTCCAAAAGGCTATACAAGCTGTTGTGACAAATACATCTTTAGGCGGTAAAGACAGAAGTAAGTCTAAATCAAGGCGAGGTCTAAAATAATATCCTGTTTCGTTAGCTTCAGATAGAACTTCGTTAATTGCTCTTCTGCCATTTTCATTTTTTGCAAGAATAATTATATGGCAATTTGTCTTATCTTTTTCAGCCCTATCTTTTACCCAATAGGCTTCTGCACCAAAGACAAACTTTAAATTGTATTTTTTAGCAAGTTCAAATGTCTGATAATAATATCCCTGCCAACCGTGTTCAACACTTGATATTATTTTATGACCTACCTCTACTGCTCTTTTTGCATAATCTTCATTCATTACTGCACTATCTGCAATATAGATATTACTATAAGAAGAATGTCTATGATAGTTTTGCATTTATATCACCTTATATCAATCCCAAATCTTTTAATTCCTGTGTTAATTCATCTTCATTATCTTTATTCTGAAACATTTCTTTATTTTCAAGGTATTCGTTATATGGCTTATGCAATGCTCTTGAATATCCGGAAAGAACAGCATAATAATACTCATTCTTTTCATTGATATCGCTCCAGAATATATGATCGTCATTTGCTTCCTTGTATCCCTTTGTCTTAGAATTTATTTCATTGACAGTGTCAATAATATCAGATTTTAAATTATCAATATTTTCTTGCGCCAAAGGGAGATAGACATAGCAATCACTTATTATCATTTTATCCTTTACATCATCAGGGAGATTATCAATAGAATTAAGCATGAGCATTTCATCAAGGTAATTGTCTTTTATAAATTCTCCATCACCATATCCGAGCTTACCCAACCACATTTTTGCTGTAGTATATAACTTACTGCCTATCTGATTTCTTTCTATCTGACGTTCCTTCCAAGTGCCGTTTGCTTGTAAACACTTTATATTAACATACTTCAAGAAAAGATACCTGATTGAAATATGGTCTAATGGAAGATTAGTCCTCTGTCTTATACCTTCAGCATACAGATATAACTGTCCACTTTCTTTTTCAAGTTTTTCACCTTTATAAATTGTAGATGTCTTGTAATCGGTTATTACGATTCTTTTCTCCCCATTCTCATCTTTATACATTCCACAATTATCTATATAACCTTGAAAAATAATATCATCCTTCACTTTAATAACGCAGAACATTTCAAGCAACATTTTAAGATTATCCGGTTTGGTATGATTTCTAAAAAAATGCTTAATGCAACTTTCATACTTTTCAGCAATAGCAGAATTTTTATCTTCATCACTACGGTCGTACTTATATTCTGCTAAATTCATTGTGAAAAGGCTGTCCTCATACTCATTTATCATATCAGACTGCTGAATTTCGCCATTATAATATTTTTCAAGAATATCATGGCAATATCCACCTGATACACAATAAATAGAATCTCGTCTGTCTTCATTTTCCCCCTTAATGTACTTTAGGAAGTATGAATAAGGGTCTGTCTTAAATATGTTATATCTTGACCATGACCATAATATGTTCGTATGAAATTTTTTACATATTTCATTTATTTCTTTAGGAGTTTTTCTCATTTCGTTAATCCTCCATTTCTATTTGATAATTATACAATGCGAGATATAATTTTTTTGGTATTACGTTTTTATACAAATCTGCAACTTGTTTTATATATTCTTCTTTAAATTTTTTATATTTTTCAAAAGCTTCAATTTCTGTATTAAAATGTCCCAAATATATACTTCCATTCAATGTCATACATCTTGCTCTAAACTTTTTATTATGAAAATCTACACCAATAGAATATTTACCTCTAACTTTATCGTTTTTAATAAGCAAACTATTTATCCTTCTTGGAACAAAGACACAAGTATCTGGACTATAGATTTTATTATTTTTAACAAGTATATCTTTATCTATTTCCATTCTTTCTTGAGCAATTTCATAATAATTTTTGCAAAACCATTCAGCAAAATTTTGATAATTATGCCATTCTTCGCATACACTACATTTTTCATAAGTGCTATATTTTGTTTTATATTCTTTTGAATAGCCACGACAAATAATATTATCCCATGTTGTATAACATTTTTTATTATCTTTTTGTCTGTATTTCCCAATTCCAATATAACCAACATTATATAGAGATTTATCTAACGGAGATATTATATGTCCTTTTACTAAATTTCCCACACCAACATTTTTAAGTATTATGTTATGTGTAATGTCTAAACAATCCACATTTTGATAATTTGTGTATGAAACAATCTTGAATAAAGTTCCATATTTATTTTCATAAATCTTTCCTATATATTCTTTTTCTGTTTTTCTTCTACCCATTTTATCAACTCCTTATGTTCATTTTCATCATACTTGATTTTATATTTAAGCATGAACTCATATTGTTTATTAGGTCTGTCGGCAGGGCTTTCTTTTTCTCCGAGGATATCCCACTTATCATAAATATAATAAATATTCCTTATGCCATAGAATTTTTCACACTCTTTTCTTACTTCATTCTGACTTACATCTTTGTCAAGGGCTATAACAATATCTACATTCAGACCAATAAGAATTTTGACTTGTTCATCTGATAGAGTATGTGAGCCTATTGACACTCCCGTTCCATCTTTTCGGCTATATCGTTTTAAGGTTGATTTCTCACTCTCAAATAAGACTGCATAACCTTTTTCTTGAATTGTTTTATAATTTTCATAAAGTCCATAAACGTCCATGCCTTTTGCAAAAGGCTTAATTCCAAAATATTTTGGGATATCAAAGTCTTGATAATTTGGAACTGTAGTCCTACCGACTACACCTACATACTGATTATCACTTCCACACCAGTATCTCCATGGAATAATAATCCTTTTTTTATCGTAAGAATATCCAATATTAAACCTCTTACAGGCAAAAGGCATTATACCCTCTCTTACCCATGAAATATAGGGCAGGGGAGTGTATTCTTTTAAGATATTGTCATCATAGATTTCAACATCTTTATTTACAATACACGATGTTCTTTTAATTTTCTTAAACACATCAAGAACATCAGGAGTGTTGGTTTCTTTTTTATTTACCTTAAACGAGTAATTTAACCCAAGATATTCATGGACTAATTTATTTGTTTTACCGAAAGTTATTTTGTTTAGTTCCATTACTAAAACAAAAATATCTCCAGTAAAGTTCAAATCAGAAGAATTAACTGCTGTAAAAAGATTTTCCTTTTTTACCGTTACAGCAGTCGGATTCTTCTTTCCTGGAAGAGCTGCTCGATATTCAGATTTATATTCCTTAACACTATGACAGCCCACTTTTTCTAAGATGAGCGAAATTTTGTTATTATTGATTATGTATTCTTTTAATTCATTTGCATTCACAAAATCTCACCCCTTATCAGAAATCTTGTGTTACATAAGTAATACCGACTTCTTTCATAATGTTTCTTGACATATCATGCTCAACGACAATCTGAAATTGATTTGCTGAACCCTCACGGTTTTTTACAATAAAAATTATCTGATAATGTTTATCTGGACTTAACTGAACGGGAATTTTACTCTTGCCATGCTTCCCTTCAAGGCGAAAAACCTTTAGTGTATTTTTACCACCGGCTTTTTCATCATCAAATAAATCTCTTATCATAATATTTGTGCTTGCAACATCGGTTATATTTTTTGCTATACCTGTATTATCCTGTGTGTAATATCTCTGCTTTGCCGATCCTTTTGCAAGCTGAAACGTAATCAATATATGAACGTCTTTGTTTGCTTCCTTAACTGTATCCTGAATATCAACCATTGCCTGCGACATTGCCATTGCATTAGCCGAGCTTTCAAAGACTTTATTTCCAGCGTCAGCCTTGAATGTATCAAGCATAAAATACTTAACGCCCATTCCGGCATATTTCTTGATTATCTTGATTGCTGAATCAGTTTTGTATCTCTGGAACGGAATTATCGTAATTGTATGATTTTGGGATATTTCTTTTATCCATGCTGAACATTTTTTTAGCAATACCCATACGTCATCAGTATATTTGCCGTTTCTTAAAACAAACTTCTGCAAATCCTCCTTAAAGATATTGTTGGCACACCAGACAATCATTTCTCTCTGCCACTTGCTCAATCCGTCCTCATTGACCATAATGACGATTTTTTCTTTATTTTCAATGATACTGGGGAGAGTAGAGCTTCTTGCAAAGGTTGATTTTCCTACATTGGAAAGACCGCCTACAAGAGTGATATTCCCATGCAACTGACCGCCTGTTTCAGCAGTAAGCATTGGCATATTATAATAGGGAAGACCTATTGCCTGACCTTCATTCAGATTTTCTAACAATTCATCTATTTTATAGTCAAGAGAGTATGTGCTGATATCACCATCAATATTTACAAAAGTGTGATTAAGAAGTGTTTCAAGTTCGGAATATATCTCATCAGCAGACATATCCGAATAATCAGATAATTTATCCGCAACAGGGAAGCCATACTTAATTAGTTTTAAGACTACGTTCCACTTATTCAAATCCTTAACATACCCTGATATATTATTAGGATTGACATAAGCAGTAGCGTCAATTATTTTTTGCCAGCCACCATATTCATCATATTTTTCTTTGAGTTTGCTATGTTTTTCAAGATAAAATCCGACTGTCAATTCATCAAGTGACGGCTTTCTTTCCTTTACAACTACGTCATATGCAATTTGGAAATATACTCGCCAAGCATTCTCTGAAATATCTTCCAGTTTTAACTCATAATCAAACAATAAATCGGGCTGTTTATAAAAAATTGAGACAACATTAGCTTCGCAGGATAATTTATATTCCTTTACCTTTTTTGCTACCTTTAACTGTTCTTCCTGAAAAGGTGTCAGCTTTGTCTTATCAGATTTCCCTCTATTCACCATAACTCATCAAATTTATCCTTTACATTTGTTGTTTCTGTTTTATAATCAGCCTTGTCTTCTGTATGATTTTCAAATGACATTCTTAAAATTTCTGTATCAATCTGTTCTTTTTGCTGTATTTTTAACACGACATCATTTATTTCCTGTTCAAGGAATTTCATTATAAGATTGATTTTATGGGTCTCTCCATTTATTTTCGCAGAATTTTTTGAAAAGTAATCCTTGATCTTGGGCTTGCATACTTTACAAGTAATTAAAATCTGCTCATATGTATAAGAAGCATTTGGTTTGATATATTTATTCGCCATAAAATTTCCTTGCGCTAAACCTTTAAGCCTGAGTGCCAAAGTTTGTGGGATTTTCATTTCTGGCGAGTATTCAAGAATTTCATATTTGATATAATCACATAAATCATACCAATCATGCTTTTCTTTTTCAGTCATTTTTATCATGTATCCACCGCCTTAATATCCTTAATACCATAAAAGGGCAGAACATATTTATTCTGCCCTTATTACTACATTGATATCTTGATTATGAAAGTGACTTTGTAAGGTCAAGAAGTTCAGCGAGTATTTCCGGACTTTCTGCTGTCATATTCTTAATATTAAGACCCTTTTCCTTTATAAATGCGTTTATCTGCTTTACAGCTGAGGTGTTGCCACTAGCCGTAAGTTCCTTCATTAAAGGCTTCCACTCCTCGACAATATCTTCGGCATTATCAGCTTCTGTTGTCATAGCCTTAACGTCCTTTTCAACACTATCATTGAGGTTTGAAACTGCCTTAATACCATACTTCTTAGTATCTTCCCAATTCTTTCTCCAAATCTCAAAAGTGATATTTTCAAGAATGTCCCCACGCTTTGTTACGCCTGTTCTGTCCTTAAGTATCTTAGCCTTATAAACAGTTTCTCCATCATCAGTTTCTTCTGTAAAAGTCTGAATAACAATATCAAAGTCGTGTTCTGCCTTCTTTGCAAGGTCGGGAATTTCGCCTATCTTTATTTTATCCACATTAAGAGCCTTTTTTTCTGCTTTGGTTGCGTCCCTTGTTTCGTCCTTCTGATGAGCAGTCACAACACACCATTTGCCCATTTCAGAAAAAAGAATATAAGATGTTGCAAGCTGTTGATTCCATCTCTTGATATGCCCCCAGTCACGCTGAGAAATATTTATATCATTAAGGTCAATATCTGTATTACCCTTGTTTCTCTGCTTTCTTGCACGGCTTTCAGCTACCTCATATGCTGCACTCTGCATATTCTCATACAGTTTTGTACCAGAGTCAATAACTATCGTATCAAACGTCTTGAGCATATCCTCATCATTAAGCTCATCAAGGGTTTCCTGCACCTCCTTTTCGGAAACAGTTCTCATAACACCCTTGATATTCTTATTCTTTCCGAGATAATATGTCTGACCATCTTCCGTATCAACAAGGTTAATGTTAGGGAACGTGCCAACGAAAGTTGATTTGCCAGTACCCTGCTTACCAAACACAAGAACCTTTCCTCCAACATGAGAGAGAATTTCTTCTACCTTTTGAAATCCCATATTTAATTACCTCTCTTTCTTATTACAGGTCTTCAAGCATCTTCATAAACTCGTCTTCATCATCGCTGGAAGAATCCATTTCGTTATCTGCACTATCATCAGTATTATCACCAGGATTATCAAGGTCGAGTGCCGCAAGGTAAGCACTAAAGAACTGAAGGTCGGTGGGCTTGTACTTCTTATCATCGCGAGATACAGTAGGCTTTCTATCATCACCTTCACCAATATAGGTAATAGAAGGCTTTGTAATGACCATTCTTTTTTCTTTACTTGTGTTTCCAACTGCACACTTAGCAAGAGCCTCTTCCTCGGTATAAAGACCTAACTCAATAAGCTCTTTAATATCATTGGGGATATCATCAGCAGTAATATTAACGATTGAACCACCCTCAACAAGATTACCGTCTACAGTCATTTCAATAATCTCATTCTTCTTAGCCTTGAAGAACTTTGCCAACTGCTTAGACACAAGTTCAGGATTATCACCGATATTAAACTCCATATTTACAGGGATTGCAAAATTCTGCTTAACCTCAATCTTCTGCCCATTAATCTTAGGCTTGCCTACATAGTCAACCACATATACAGACATAGGAATTGTATTCTTCTCCTTATCAGGCTTACCGATACTGCCGTCATCGAGAAGAATAGTCTGTGTGAATGTTGCCTTAAACTTATCCGGTTCTGCCTTGGAAAGTGCAATATTAGTTATCTTCTTCTTCTTATAAACCTTTTCGCCATCAGTTTCGTATGTAATATTACCCTTAACATTGATAAGAGTATCATCTGTAAGATGTTCACTAAGGTACTCAACGGCATCATACTCTGTCAGAAAATCCTTATAGAATGTGTTACCCTTTTCGTCCTTTTCAATGCCTACGGTCACAAAACAACCCTTACCGATGGTTTCAAGAATAGCCGGGTCGTTACGGTCATCCCAATCAATAGTGAATGTATTATCCCAATCATCTACTGTCTTGTCGTTTTCATCCTGCTTTACACCGTGAACATAAATCTTATTATCCTTCTTATATTCATTAGGGAAATAGCCACCAGACATTTCGGCATAAACGACATTACCATCTCCACAGTCAACACCAATATTCATGATGTTGGAAGTCCAGCCACTGTCATACTTGTGGTCAATATCAAACGTATAATCATTGACCTTTGCCTTGCCTACGAGGTTAAAAGTTGCCTTGCCCTTCTTCAGCGGGGTTGCTTCATTCTTATCCTTTGCCATACATTAATTCCTTTCAAAAATATTTATTCTTTTTTCTGTTTTTAATCATACATTGTATTAATCCCGTAATCAGCAGCACACATCTGCTCAATTCTACAACCTCTGGCTGTGTCCCAACCGTCACAGAAATAAACAATATCTGCTGTAGCTAAAAGCTTAATGCTTTCGCCAAGATACCAAAGTGGGGAAGTGTCTGTTGGAACGTCATTAAAGAATGAATCTATAACTTCGACATCATCTCCGAGTATCTTCTTTGCTCGACTGATAGCATAATTTCTTTCATCAAGAATCTGTTCATCAGTCTTTCCTCTCATTGGCTGAGAAATAAATAATCTCATTGCCATTTTTGCACAAAAATCCTCCTTTTCTACGAAAAACATTCAACTAATGCCCTTGCAAATGGCTCTATTAAGCCATTTATTGAACTGATTTTTACAATAAAATCCAAATTTCATCGTAAATTGAATTTTTCGTTATTTTTGACCTTTATCATGTACTTTTTATGTAAATGCCAAGTGGTTATTGCAATTTATACAACAACCACTCAACAGGGAATAGGGTAAAATCTATATAAACAGCGTTTACTGCTGATTGCTTATATGTTCATTGTAATTTTACTAAAATTATATTTTTCACAACTGATTGATTACATTCTTGACTTCTTCAAGAATTTCTTCGGTTGTCCATTTCTTATCACATCGAAATATTCTGTCGGCTTTAGCAGGGTCAATATCATAAGCATGATAATCATTATAATGGTTATAATCCCAGCCAATCCAATAACCATCTCTATGATGCTTATGTTCCAAAGGGAAGAGACCGTCTTCACCTGATGAATAAGTTATGCCACCATGACACTCAATAGGGAAATCATCAAACTTATAAACATCCCTACCATAAAGCCCATGCGCTTTTGGCAATTCAACATAGGCGCAAGGATGCGTACCATAAGATACAATCATATAATGATAGCCATTATATCTGCTCTCGTCAAGTATTTGGCAAGAGTTGTATAGAGTTTCCGATTCTTTTAATGGACGATATACCATTTCTTTCATTGTAATATTCCTTTCTGCTAAATATTTAGCGAATATTAGTGCGTTTTATGTAAGTATCTGTACACCATTCTGAAAAATATCAATTATTTTTGCAATAATGTTATTTTTCCTTGCAATAGCGTAAACATTCCCGGTATAACCTTTATTTGAGTTTATGTATCGAAGCGTAAACTTTGCTCCATTCTTATTCAAGGAAGAAACTTTTAAAGTGGCAGATATATTAGGATTAAATGCTTTATGTATTTCTGTTACATACCCTTGAACTTGCCCACACAATTCTCGATTATTCATCATGTGCTTATCAGAGAAGTAGCTATCCTCGGTATCCGCTAAAGGCGGAATATTAGTCAAGCTATAATAGAGCATTGAAAGTTCTTGAGAGTTCATGTTAAACCTCCTGTGTATTGCTAACGATTTGTTTGTTCCTGAAAATATTTCTCAACTTTTCGATAAAATAAATCTGTCCCTTGCCAGTGACATAAGTTTTTAATCCTGCTTGTTCACCATAAGGAGTTGTATATGTATATTCTCTTAGTTTGAATAAACCCTGTTCTATGTACTTCTGATAGGGTTGGTTCTTATGTCCGGTTGAACTCATCAGATAATCATTATCTCTTAACCACTCAAATAAGCGTGTTCTGCCAATATTGATATTTTCTTTCTTTGCTAACTTCGCAAGCTCGCCAATATCAAGCAGATTAGTTGTATTTGACACATGGTCTGCAAACTCTACGAGAGGTTTGTCTTGTTCAATCTTTTCAGACTGCTTCTGAATTAGTTCATTCTGTTGTCTTACCGTTTCAAGAGTTAATCTGAAAAGTGACTTTGTATTTTCATCTGCAAAGGGAAGATATGTTTCTATGAAATTATTTTCATTTGCGACATAACCACCTGTCTTGCGTATTGTGGGGAGAACTTCCGATGTTATCCAATGCTTGAACTGTTTTGCTGTCGGAAGTTTACTAGAAAGGATAAGACTATAAAGACCAGATTCGTTGATAAGTGCTGTTTTTGTCTGTCCTATAGGCACATTCCCATTTTGGGAATCTGCTATATTCAGCATTTCAAAACGTTTATCTTCCTCATCAACATGAGCACAAACCGCCTTGCTTGCGTTAGAATATCCAAGTTTATCAGCCATATCTTTGCCAACAAACCATGGTTCTCCATCAATTTTTAATGTTCTGATTTCTCCGAAATCTTTATTGCTAAAGATTTGAATACTTGTATTTGCTTCTGACATTTTAACCACCTTTCACTGTGATATTTTACATTCACATTTTACCAATTTGTTTTATCTGAAAATTATTCCTTTGGCGATTTCAAGGTTTTTCTTCACAATGAAAATTCAGACCAAAGGAACACAGTATTAACAGATTTTGTTTTACAGAACCACTACCCAACTGCAAAACCGTCATACCCGATGTATGACTTCCAAGCATATGAAAGGAGCGAAACGGAGGTATATGAATGGCAAGATTCATATATTCGATATGTAGTCAGCAAATACTCTATGCTCACTTGAACATTTGCTTTTATTTGGTGATGGGTAGGGAAATCGAATCCCTGTCTTCGCCGTGAAAGGGCGATGTCTTAACCTCTTGACCAACCCACCGTACATAGCAGGGAATAGGTATTTCACCTATTCGAGATGTCCCTCTATAGCTGTACAACCATATCAGATAAACGGGATTTCTCACCCTAATTGACCATCTTTTTAATATTGTTTGACACCCTTATAGTGGGCTCAGCTTTTCCGGTCGCTTAGTCTTACAATATTCCTTTTGATTGGATACCTGCTATTTGGTGCTGATGACGAGATTTGAACTCGTATGCTTAAAGCGAAGGATTTTAAATCCTTTGTGTATACCAATTCCACCACATCAGCATTTTTGTTTCCCTTAAACCTGACTAAAATCTAAGGGAAACAAAGGAATATAAATGATAAATATTTGCCCTTTCGGACTGGTGTCACAGGTGAGATTTGAACTCACACGCATTTCTACAACAGTTTTTGAGACTGTCTCGTATACCAATTCCGACACTGTGACATATATAAAATCACCATTATACTAGCCTTGAGGTTCATTCAGTGCCACATTACATACGCACAAACCTTTTATCAAGGATTTTATACTAGATAAGCATTATTGATGATACTGAATATTCTTTGAACAAGATACTGTTTAACGATTATTCGTTATTGTTTACTGACTAAGCGTTACTATTTCCATCAAATAAAATTTAACCAATTCTAAATTCTAAGATTTCAAGTCTTAAAATTAGCATTATAATCATCTTTAACATTTGACGATAATATGTAATTTGCTTCTCAGCATCTTTTTTTATACTATTACTCTGTATAAGAGAGATGTAATTTTTAGAATTTTCAGTATAATGGCGATTTATTTTATTTTAAAAGACCTTCAAGTTTTAATACTCAATTTCGATGAGCGTATTTGCGTTTGAAACTGCAAGAACGTTATCTACTTCCGAAGTAAACGCTGAAATCATTTCTTCAAGCTCCTTGATTTTATCAGAAAGCTTAAGAGGGTCTACAATTTCAATCTTGTGGCTTTCATAATAAGACTTGCGAAGTGTCTCCATTTCCTTCATTGCTTCAGCCGTCAGAGCAGTCTTATCAGAATTAGTACCGTTCTTGGCATAATCGGTAGCAGCCATATCAGCCTTTGCATTTTCAGTTTCCATCTTGCTTACTGCGCTTGCATACTGGCTACGGAGATTTCTAAGCAAATCCTTATAATAATCCATTCCCCAATTCTTCATTTCAATAGCTTCAGCCACGACATAATCCTTACCGTTGATTTTAACTGAGGTAGAGGCGTTAGACTTGCTTACTGCTCTCTTGATAGCATTTCTGCGATTGATAAGTGTATTGACACTATCATAATCACTCTGAACATTAGTCTTAAACTCATCAGCAGTCTTTCCGAGAATCGTTTTACTGCCAGACTTCATTGTTCCACAAAAAGTGCAATTAGAAATCTTGTCTGAAATTCTATCATTGAGAATTTTCAGTTCAGACAATGCCTTATGTAGATTCATTGTTTCCTTAATCATATAACTGCCTTTCTACTATGTAATAATTATTGTGTCCTTTGTTCCAATCAGCTATCTGTGTTTTACTTCACGTCAGATATTTCCAGCAAACACCACGAGGAGGTTTGAAACTTGTTTGCCACTTCCTCGCCACTATCTCCCGACAGGAGCGAGGTTTACACCATTTACACCATAAACACTAAACAGAAAGGAGTGCGCTAACTAGAACTTATAGAATGGTTATTGGTCGGAATTGCAGGACTCGAACCTGCAGTCAATCGGTTATGAGCCGAGTGCTTTACCTTACCCTTAAGCTAAATTCCGATAGGTGCTTGTCTTTCCAAGCTGTCTCCTCTAACAATCTTTTCATTCCCGCATACACATAGACACCTCCATAACGTCTTTTTATTTTTTGACGGTTCTTTATTTAATACCGTCAAATTACCAAAAATCTTACCAGTCAAATCAATCAATTTGCCTATAAAATCACCACCTTCAATAATTATTAAATGGCTATGGGAGAGGGGTTTGAACCCTCGAATAATAGTTTCAAAGACTATCCTCTTAACCACTTGAGTACCCCATAATATATTCCCACCTAATTTCCGCAGATTTTAGGCGATTACAGTCCACGCGGGATATGTAATTCTTTAAGGGTTTGGAGCAGACTGTACGAATCGGACGTACAACATCAATCAGCGATTGTGTAACCCTTTGTCTGCATATTAGCTAGGAACTGTTTACTTCCTAGCTTTTGGTGTGCCCGGTGGAACTTGAATCCACGACACCTTGATTAAAAGTCAAGTGCTCTACCACCTGAGCTACGGGTACATATCTTGCTTTAACATTCGTTAATATTTTGATTTTGTACTGTTTTTATATTGTGTAACGAACGATAAAATCTTAAAATTCAAACGGTCGAAACCGTCCGAATTTTTTGTGTAGGCTCATTCCAAAGCTGTTTGATTGATTTCGGAATTAACCTTGTGTATATATAATACACTATTTTTTAGAATTTGTCAATAGGGTTTTTCAAATTATTTTATTTTTTTGTTTTTCTTAATTTTCTTCCACCATTGACATTGCCATTATTCAAAAAATCTTCCTGCTGTAAACAATAACGTTCCCAATCATATTTTAAGGTCAAAGCCTGCAATAAAGTTGTAACAGCATAAGAACTACCAAAATCGAAAAATAACCCTATGCTTTCGTAATTATTCCAATCCAATGCCTTAGAACCTAAAACATTAAACCTTTCCCAAGCATTATATAGTTTGCCTGACCGCCATAAATGGGCAATAGAAAAACCAGCGTTATTTATCAATCGGATAAGAGACTCTTCCTTATAAGAACCTCTCCTTTGACACAAAAACACATTGCCCTCTCGATTGTATTCTACCCATTGCAGATGGTCTGAACGTCCATTCTCCCACCAATAACCAGAGGCATCATAATATTTCTCAAAATATTCTTTGACCACTTCAGGAATTTTAGCAGTCTTATCATTAAATAAAACAATTCCTTTAGAAATATTAATATCAGACCGTTTAATCTGTATAATTTCTGATGGATTAAACCCCATCCAGATTAAATATACGCCCAATTCGACAGGAGTTAAGACATCGTATCCATAAAGAGTGAGTATGGAAGTTCCTATTTTAGATTTTCGATAATCATTAAATGCGTTTCTGACTTGCTCAACATTAAGGAAATAATTAGTCCCCCCACATTGTTTAGCGTTTTCCAGATTATGAACAACGTTTTCTGGGTAATTATTGCCTAATAAAAACTGCTTAATTCTTCTTTTAACAGGAGAGATATTATTTGTAGCAACATTCATCTTTTGGAAACAAGACTCCCAATCAGGGACTGTATATCGGCACAAAGGCAAATCAAAATCCATTAAATAATCTTCAAAGGGATATAAAAAGGATTCAAGGGATTTGTTTGCTTCAATCCATGATTTATAATTGCTTATGTCTTGCTCATGAGAATATTCACTTAATAGCACGGAGATACCTCCTTATCACAACCACCTTTGAACATATCAAGGATTTTGCCCAGTCCGATAGAAACAGCCAAGGCTATATCTACTTTATGCATTTCAGCTTCAGTAGTACTAGTAACATATTCCTTTAATCGACTTTTGTCAATCGTTGTCTGCTGTTCGCAAAGGCAAACACTTTTGGTTCTCGCTGTGATTACAGTATGAGTGGGGAGAGGCTTCTTTTCTTTTGTAGTTAAAGGAGCTACTATTACAGTAGGACTATATTTGTTCCCAATATCATTCTGGATTACAAGAACCGGACGAATGCCACCCTGAACGTGACCGTCATCATAAGGCAGGTCTGCATAATAAATGTCACCTCTCTTGATTTCACGAGTAAAAGTATCACACTTCTTAAACATATAAATTCCTCCTTGCTTGTGTGTTACCTTAGTTTGCAACGCAATATTGTATAACGAATTTCTAATTTTGATTATAACACACTACAGTTATTTTGTCAAGAGGGGAGACACTATTTTTTTTAAATTTATTTTCTATCCGGTAAAGGACACCCCTCTTCAATGTCCCATACTCCGACCTCATACTCTCCCGGATTGTCAGTCTTGCGAATAAACATAGTCTTTGTGATTTCTGAATACTTGTCCATACGCAAAGCATATCTGATTGTATCAATCAATCCCGATTTATGTTTCTTGGCTCTGAAAAAATCTATAACGAAATATTCTTTACCATCAATATTTTTTGACCATATCTCGTCTATAAATTCTTTCCGACCATATCCAAGAATATCTTTAGGAACGATATCCACAGTTTGAAAAGTTTTTGCTCTGTGTTCATTCCACAACCCTTTTATGTAGATTTCGCCATCTTCCCGGATTATCTTTACTACATCTGGTTCAGGATATTCTAGGTCTTTTAAGACATGCACCGTCCCACCTGGTATTCGGTTATGAGTTAATGACGGATATTCTGTAAAAAAGTCACGGTATATCCGCACATTATCGCCTGAATCAAGAACCTTTCCTATACACAAATCCTCGTATTCATCATCACTGTCATTGAACTTGGTCACGATATCATAGCCGTTATACTGCTTGAGAAAATTGCTTAGTTCTAACGTCATGTCATGCATATCCCACATCTTGATTTGCTCCGGAGACAAATTCGTTCCGTAAATCTTGGTAAACCTTGGGTCATTCAACCTCTCTGCGATTTTGCTTTGAAACCTTTTAACCATTGGAATCGTCCTTTCTGTTGATATAATTACCTATTGTGTCATGACCGTTATGGTATATTCCAATCCGATGACCACAATATATAGTGCTTGAAATTCCTTGTGTTCATAGTATATCACTTATTAGAACGTTTGTCAAGAGGCAAATTCATAAAAATAATATTTATGAACAAATCTATATATTGTGTATCACTTTTGGAGCAGATTTCTACCTCCGATAATGTAATGCTTCTAAAAGCTGTATCTCATCGGCGATAGAGTTATTACTTGCAACAAAGCAGTTAATTAATGTATCTTTCGGCATTCTGTTCTTAAAATTAGATAACTTCCGAATAAGCCTGACTGTAATAACTACCATAACGCATAGAGCAACGTTCAGCAAATCCATTCCGTTAATGGTATAGTCATATCCCTTGCAAGTCATAATAACTGTCCTGAATGTAATTCCAATATAGATGGCTGCCACATAAGGGAGTATTCCTGTCAGAGTAATCCATAAATCACTTATAACAGGGTGAGCAGTTGCAAAATTCACGTCCTTTCTACCAACTCTCTGGACATTACGTCTTATCTGTGTCTGTGCTGTTGTCATTTCTATTATCCTTTCTGTTTTTACATTATGAATTAGTCTTTACCACCGTAAACGGTAGCATGGTTATTCCAAGTTCCTTTGCAACCAGATAGCGTATGTATCCGTCTGTAATCTTCACAACGCCATTCTTATCAATCTTGATACCAACAGGACTGTCAATGGTGTGTCCTCCAAGGAGATTGCACTGTTTCTTAACCCATTCTATCTTTGCAGAATTAGGCTTTGTGTAATGTTCTGACGGTGGAGTAATAACGTTAAAGTCAATCACTCCAACAGGCTTCTTACTAAGATAATAATTGAACTTACTGCGAGTATATGGCACTACAATAGCTTTGATTTCTGAAATGCCCTTGTTTTTGGCTATCATGTATGTTTTCCAACCAGTTACAAGCGTATATTCTGCGCCATCTTCTCTTAGAACAGTCAAACGCTTTACCAGAATCATAGAGTTCTCATCAATTTTTCCAGTAATAGTCTTACCCTTCTCAATATCCTTGACATGGGTGTTTGATCTAAGAGCAATCTTACTCATAGGAATAGTTATAGCTGTGCTACGATTGAGATTTATGAATGTGTCAAGTTTCATTGTATGTCCTCCATATGTTATTGTGCTTCTATTCCATTGGCATAATATTCATTTAGAAGATATAATAATTTTACTTCGTCTTCATAAGATGTGAGATCAATAGAAAAACATTTAACCTTACCTGCATATCCTATTTCCTTTAAGGCTTCGTATTTAACTACTCCATCAATAACATAATAGTTATTATCTCTATGAGCAACTATTAATGGTGCGCTAAGGCAAAAATCTTTTTTGTTCTTAATAAAATCAACCATGCGCGAATCAGGCTTACGTTGATATGCATAGTTTACAATTAAATCAGGCAACGGAATTTCCTTAATGAGATTGTTATCTTGTGTAAATTTATTACAAGTCATAATATATTCCTCCATTAATTAAAAATTAAACTTATATTCCAGCGGTGTTGCACCCTTACCCTTATTATAATAGTTATTCACCATGATACGGGCAATTTTAGCTTCCGTCTTTGCTGTTGTAATACGATCAGACTTAGCCATTCTGATAAGGTCGGCGGGGTTTACCTTGGATAACTTCTTGATGAACTTATTATCATCAAGTTCTCTGCTGTACAGATTAAGAATATATCCAACTGCCTTAATCATTTCCTGCCTGAATGCTGCGTATGCGCCGTCCCATGTATCATTAAGAAGTCTGATAAGACGGTCAGTCTTTTCTTCACCGATCTTATTGTATGTAACCACAAGAGCCTTAATAGCGGTTATTCTGCTGTCGGCAGTTGCTCTCTTGTCTTCAGTAATGCCAAGTTCAACGCCATTCTTCTTGCACAGATTAGCAAGAGTTGTCATGGTTTCATCTTCTGCGTAGAAAAGCCCCTTTGCTTTGTCAGCATACTGTAACGGAATTGAGCTGTCATTCAGCTTGACAAAGTACATGGATTCTTCCTGCTGAGTAAGCCCTCTGATGACCTGACACTCCATAAGGTAATTGTCCCCAAAACGTTTCTTCGCACCGTAAAGTCTGTGCTGACCATCAATAACATACCACTTACCATCACGGTATGATACCACAATAGGCTGAAACAAGTTCTTGTCAAAATTAGAAGCTATATTCTCCGCTAACCTTCTGTTCCTTAATGTCCTCTGCGATGTGTATGTAGTGTTCAACTTATATATTGGGATAGATATAATCTCAGTCTTCTCACCACTTACATTAGCTGTCTGCCCGGTTTCTGCCATCTTCCTCTTGTTTTCAAGGTAAAGCATTGCCTGTGTTTTGTTGGTTTCCTTTGACATTGCGTTCATAGTGTTCATAATATTTTCTCCTGTCGTTGTATTTTTTGTCAAATCAAAGATGAAATGACATTATGGATTTGGTCAAGCCTTTCAAGGCAGTCAGCTATTTTATGTTTAGATTTTTCGTCCTCTTCATCAAAAGTATCAATATATTCCGGAGATAGTATGCGTTGCATAACCTCTTCAATATAATCCACACCTCTGTTAAAAAGGTCGGCTGTATTATTAAGATGTGTTTCGTGAGAAGAATTAATATCTTTTATTTCAGCGTATATTTCCTCAAAGGATTGGGGAACGTTTTGTGAGACTTCTACTCGTGATATAAACTGATTATTGCTTATTTTCCCGCCAACAAGAGCATTAATAGTTTCCACATCAGCGGTTTTGGAAACTCTGACAGTATCACGATATCGTCTGATGCTCAATGATGTATGGTTGATATACTCAACCATTTTATCAAAGACATCATTCTTCCCCATCTCCAAAAGACTGTTCAAATGATTCGAGGTCGTCACTGTCGCTTCGATATCCGCTACACTGACTATTTTCTCCACATTCAGTGACCGCAGGAGCTTCAGATAATACGCATTCGGGGTTCTCGCTTTCGCTCTCTCCGTCTGATCGGTAGCTTTCTGTGCTATCTCCAGTATCGTCTGAACTGTCAATGGTTTCAACTTCTTCATCGGTATTCACCTCAACCTTTGTGATATTATAATCTGCTATGTAATCCGTCATGGCATTAAGGATAACGCCACGGCGGGAACTTACGCTTTCATAGGAATACTGCTTTGCTCCAGAGCCGGACTTTGTGGCAGCATACTCGTTATATTCTATCCTTGCGCTTGAATGCAGGAAATGTACAAGGAAGTCTGTGAACTGCTCATCTGTTCCTTCCCATTGGTCAAGAGCATCAATGATATGAGGAATATTGCAGGCATTAAAGAACTCAATATCTTCCTCAACAAACTTTGAACTGCCCGTGATGTCGTTCAGACGGTCAAATAACTGACCAATCCTCTTAACGCTATACTCGTTTGCCTTGATATCAAATTCTTCCGCAAAATTGTTCATTTCAGTTGCGGAAAGGTCACAGTCACAACCCATCATAATCATCATGGTTCTAGTAATGCAACCGAGGATACTATCATTCTTAGCATTACAGCCGTCTATATTATCCCAAATAGCATTCTCGCAGATAGGCTGGAGATATTTCATTGTGTTTGTTCCGAATGCAAGTCTTAACTTCTGATTGGGCTTGAAAGATACTCCGTTGTTAATGTTGTAGATGATACCATCAAGTTCATCGTCAGTAAAACCTACATACTCGTAAAGGGTAATATCATAGTCGAGAATTTTTCTCTGGAGAGCAGGGGGAAGCTGTTTGAATTTCTTTCCGGCAAGTTCGACCTCATAAGCAATCGTTTCTCCGCTTTCAGAACGGCACACGCACTTTAACGGCTTTGTATTCTTGCTTAACGAATATTCATTATTTACATATCCACACATAGCTGTTGTTCTCTGTAAACCATCAAGCAATGATTTCGTCAAATACATTGCTTCGTGTATTCTTTCGCCTGTATAAAGGATAGCACCGATAGGACGGTTCTGAAGAATGGATACGATAAGTTCACTTTTCTTCTTTGTTGTCCACTGACTGTCGAGTCTCTGAACAAGAGCATCACGGCAAAACTCACCTTTTAACACCTTATCCACATACACCTCAAGGGGCATTGCCTTATGATTGACTCTGCCGTCCGACACATCAGTATCAAGAATAACATAGGTCTTACCGCATATCTCAACAAGATTATCCGGTTCTTTCTTCTTTCTAGCCATAATCGTATTCCTTTCTATGAATTATCCGTTATACTGGAACTTACCGTTATAATAGTCCTCAATGAACATTTCGAGAATTTCAAGCCCGAGGTTGAGATTGAGCCATTGAGCCTTGAGTTTCTGAGAGTCAACCGTTAAATAATATTCAACTGTTGTTCTTACATCAGAATGATTCAAAGCTTTACTAGCTACGATCGGATTTCTATTATCAACCCAATCACGAGAAATGAACTCTGCAAAAGTTTTTCTCATACAATGAGAAGAAAAATGTCCCTCAAGTCCAAATTTCTTTGCTTCTTGAATGATAATTCTGCTTAAAGAACTAACACAATAAGGGGCAATTTCACGAGCCACACCATTCTCATCATATTTTTCGCCAGTGGTAACAGTCTTTTTTACTTTGCCATCTTCGTCATACTCTATATGATGAATATATGCCGTTCTGTTACCTTCCCCGGCAAAAAGATAATTGTTGAGCGTAAGATGATTTATGTCAATTAAAAATTGGATAGCCATTTTTACAGCCTTATTGAAATAGACCTTCCTAGACTTACCTGTTTTACTTTCATTCAAGAAAATATAGTCTTTAATGTTTCCGTTGTCATCAAGGACATCCCTTACCCTTATGATAAGTCCATCTCCAGCTCTATAGCCAGTGTTAATAACAAAAAGAAAAGCTAATGCTTTTGTGAACTTCCGTTTACTTGACGATTTACAATTCATCAATAAAGAAAGCAAAATGTTATCTATATCATTTTTATTTGTAAACGCATCAGCACTATGATTTTCAGAATTTATTGAAACTCTTGCAACCAGATTACGACCTTCTCTTTTTTTCTTCAAAACAACCTTAATCTCTGACTTAGCAACAGGGAGGGGGAGTGCCTTCGGAATTTCTTCCTCTGCGAGATTTGTGGTGTTAGCTCTCGGTACAAACCTTATAGATGAACGCATGAGTTTCAGTCCTTTCTATATTCATTACTATTTGCTAATAATTATTCCAGTGATTTCATAAAATATATTACTATCAAAGTTGGGCAGTTTCATTACTTCCTGTCTCTCATTCTCAGATAGATTTTCCCACATCATTTTACAAGCTGTTTTAAAATCTACAGTTTTCAAATATCCACCTGTTGTTTCATATTTCGGATTAGACTTTTTCTCGTCATCCGACATATTGACTGAATATATCCACCACGAGTTTTCAAAATTCCAATTAAGAATCTGAATGCCCTTTAATGAATGTATTTCATCTCTTGACATTGATGTTGGTTTATTGAATAAAAAAATATTCTGTTCAACACTGTTAAAAAAACCTGTGCTATAATTGGTGCTGTTCCAGTCACCTGTGTTCCAGTCACCTGTGTTACGGCTACCTGTGTTACGGCTACCTGTGTTCCAGTCACCTGTGTTACGGCTACCTGTGTTACGGCTACCTGTGTTCCAGTCACCTGTGTTCCAGTCACCTGTGTTACCCAGTCCTGTACAATTTTTGCCGTCATTAACAATTGTAAGCAATTCTGACCATTCAATCTCACGGATAATTTTAATCTTATCCGTTACTGATTTATCTTCCTGTGTTTCCACAAGACCGAGAGCTTCAACCTCCGCAACTTTATTTTGGCTGTTAAAATTATAATAGTTAAAACAGTCGCTTGCTTTCTGACAAAAATGGAATCCCGCCCCGCACATTTCAATGTTCCCATTATGTACAAAAGTTTCTCCTACCTTATACTGAAAACCTCTGCACGTCCAATCGGGATTGAACACCTTAAAACCTTTAATACTCATAATATTTACCTTTTTATCCTTTCTATCTTGACAAATGATGTCTGATTGTGGTATAATAAGCTAATAAGATTTACCATTTCTTTTGGATTTGGTTTCTTGCTTGTTTGCTATGTTTAGATTATATCACTTGCAAGTGAACTTGTCAATAGCAAATTTCGTTTTGAAATGAACTTTTACATATTCTACAAAAATACACACCTATTTTTGTACAGAATTAATAACATAATTAAGAGGTGTAATCATGACAGAGCGTTCTAATTTTGGTGAAATTATAAAAAAGACTCTTGATGATATGAGTTTACAACAAAACGACCTTGCTGAACGTATGGGGAAAAGAAAGAACTATGTAAGTGCATTGCTTCGCACAGATAACCCCTCAACTAGCACATTGATATCTGTAGCCGATGCCCTAGACTGTTCTGTAGACTATCTGCTAGGCAGGACAGACAACCCTCAATCACACACAGACAAAGAAATTCTAAGTTCTGATGAACAAAATTTACTTGAAATATATCGCAATTTTAACGACGAGGGAAAAGTTGCCTTAAAAACGCAAGCAGATATTTTGTCTACTGTGCCATTGTACACCAAAGAAAACCAAATGAATTGACGGAGGATGTTATGAGAGACCTTTATGAAATCGGAACAATGGAATTTAAAGACCTTAAAAAATATATAGAGCTACCGTCTTTTCAACGAAGTGTTGTTTGGTCAATTGAGAAAAAGGAAGAATTTATTGATACCGTGCTAAAAGGTTTCCCTTTTGGTTCTCTTTTATTATATAAAAGTAGCCCATCCTCTTACTTATTAGTTGATGGACTACAAAGATTTACGACTTTAGATGATTTCTCGAAAAATCCATTCAAGTATATAAAAAACTATGAAGATGAATTTAAGGAATATTTCGACAAGATTATTGGTACATTAGCACCTGCTGTAACTACAAATTTTACAATTGTTAAAACAGAAATAACAGAATCTATTAAAGCTAATTTAACAAAAGAAAACAAAACTACTTGTATTGTTAATCGGGTAATATCTGATGTGTCAGTGTTGAATGTGTCAGTGTTGAAGGAGAAATATACAGAATGTTACGGTATTCTTTCTGAACTTATTGAAAGCATAAAAGATAAATATCAAATTCTTAATAAGAAAATCCCCTATGTATGTTATTCAGGGGATGAAGATTGTCTGCCCCAAATTTTTGAAAGGCTAAACGCAAACGGTACAGTATTAAGCAAATATGAAATTTATGCTGCCAAATGGAGTCATATCATTTTCAATTACAATGATCCGTCTATTCTCAAATTGGTAGATGAAAAGTATCAGAAAATGGTAGAAGATACAGGGGTAGAAATACAGAACTATCAAGACGGTCAAGTAATGAGAGAACAAAAAGTAAATCTTTTTGAATTTTGCTTTGCATTTGGTCGCCTTATTTATAAAGATAATCCTTACATAATTTTCAAAAAACAGAAATTCTCCACATCTGATGTAGCTTCAATCGGATTTTCTTTATTATCAGTAATTCTTACTAAAACTACCAGCAGCCTTAGCACAGTTGCAAACTGCTTCGCTGACATGAGTGCTGATAAAATTAAAAACTTGATTAAGCTGAAGGAACTTATTTTGACTTGCCTTGCCCATATAAGTAAGATTTTATGTAAATACATCATGTTCCCCGATAATAAAAATTCTATAACAAAATATATAGAACATCAGATTTTGTGTATTGTTGGGACATATTTTAACATGAAATATTCTGTTTCTACAAAAGACTTTAGTATCACTGAAAAAACAGGGATGAAGAAGCTTGAAACAGCGTTTGAAAAGAATATGCCCATGCGCTATTTATATGAAATCCTGTCAGGCTATTGGAGTGGAAGTGGAGACACCAAGATTGCTGACGAATTATCTAAAGATATATCCGACAATCGTTATTTAACTCCGATCCCTCTTTCTACATGGGAAAGGTTTCTTCATGATTGGATGCTTGAGCAAACTCAAAAATCAATGAAAAATACCCCAACAGAAAATAAATTATTCTTATGTTTTTTACTTAGAATGCGCAAATCTAACGACAATTATATTAATAGTAAACCACTTAATGTTGAATTAGTAATCTCTAAAAGCCGTTTTACTCAACAAATGAAAACCAGCAAGGGGATTTGTGCCATAGGGAATTTATGCGTTCTTCCACAATTTGAGGTACATAGCAAGCAGGAATATACTCTGTATGAAGCTGTAAAGAATCGGTCGTTAGTGTTTGATATTAATGATTCTGTTATTAATGATTTTCTTTATCCTGAGGAATCTGAATTATTATTTTTAGATTCTGACTTCACCGAAGAAAAATATCTGTCGTTTTTAAAGAATAGACATGATTTTTTAATCAATAGATTCAAAGAGACTTTGCGTGGTAATGTGTAAGTAAACAAAGACCCCCCCCGGGGGGCGATCTGTGGTGCTGCGGCGCGGACACATAAAAATA